CGGAGTTGGTCGTTGGGTATGGCGTCAAGATGTCAATACCAACAACCCGTCTGTTGGAACTTTCACTTATTGGGCCTCTTCTGATGCCACACCACAACAACTCGTATCGGATAATGGCACGTTGACAACTGTTCAAGTTCCAAATCCTGATGCTCTGGTGACCGTTGGTTGAACCTGAAATTGAAAATTTTATTCTTTAGGAAAAGAATAAAAGAGATGGCCGAGGTGATGACTAAGCTTTCTATAGATATCAAAAATCACAAGTTCATAGTGACAAAGCTGAAGGAGATTGCCAAGGAATATGGTGTAGCTGTTGGTAGCAAGGATAAGAAAGATGTAATCGAGGATAAGTTAATTCAATTTTTTGACGACCCATTAGCTGTGGAGGAGTATATAAACCAAGCTCCACAAGCAAAAAAGAAAAAGAGTGTTGTCAAGAAACCTGTTGTTGAAGAAGAAAATCCTTCTCCCAAGAAGAAAAAGGCAAGCACTGTTAAGAAACAACCTGTTGTTGAAGAGAACCCTCATATTACTAAAATCCGAGAACTTCTTGGTTCTAATCCAACCCCAGCCGGTCCATCAGAAGAACAAAAGACCCGTTGGGTTCAACTTCAAAATGAAGTGAGGGCTGCTAAGAAAGAAGTTACACTTCCCAATGATATCATACAGCAGGTTGAGAAATATATGAAAGACGTGAAAACTCCACGCAGACCATCTGTCAGGATCCGATTCGAAGAAGAAACAACTCCAGTAAAAAAGAAAAATCCTTCACCGAAAAAGACTCCTGTCAAAATAAAAGCGGAACCGGCCACTCCCATCAATCAACAAATCAGCTACAAAAAGGGAATTATGAAAAGGGTTCAAACTTTTCTTGATAGGGAAACTCTCTGGTTGGCCTTTTCAGGAGTGGCAACCAAAACGAAATCTGATACCTCTTCTGGGAAAGATGTTATGAGAACACTTGAAACAGAAGATGTTGCTAATTTCATACAAAACGAAGTTTATAAGAGAGTAGATTTCATCTTTGATAACAGAGAACTCATAGCTCCACTTCTCAAATACATTGAAGGAGCAGTCGAGGATGAAAACGGTTTTGTGGAACCTGAAGATATGATGTTTGACGGAGATGCCGTTTCGACAAAGTTCCGTAAAAAACTTCTCCTTCCAGGACACGAAAGTCTGAGTAGAGACGAGTACACTAATGCTCAACTCCGTATGTATGGGATGTTAAGAGGTCTGAGAAAGTAATCGAAAATTTTATTTGTTATAATAAAATTATGCCTGCTCCAGATAAGAGTAAGAAACAGGTTCTTGAGAATGGCATGTATGAGGTTCAACAGAAAGAGAAAGAAGACTCAAAGAGTAAAACTTCTAAAGGAAATAAGAGAACTTGTGCTTGTGGGAAATGAAAATTTAATAAACTTTTTATTAAATTTAAATTATGAATCTCATTGAAGAACTTTGTGTCAAAGAGACGAAAATCATCCAGAAAGAACCCACTGTAGTTTACAACACACCTTTTGGATTTTCTTTTTATTCGTTGAATCACAATATGTATTTTTTCAACTACGAAGGTGGTTCATGGATAATCTCACAAAAGGATCTTATCACTGTTCTCTCTCAGCTGAAACAAAAGCCAGAAAAATTCAGAACAAAACCAGAATCCATTCTCGTTCTTGAATCAAAGACTGGCCTAAAAGCTTTTCGACATGGTATCTTTTTCGGATGTTGGCAACTTCTAAAAGATGAACAGTGGTCTGCTATTAACAATCCTTTTGGTCTGTCCGGACCCTACACTAACAGCGAAGACAACTTCGAGGTTTGGTTTATGGATAATGAACAAGAACCACGAAGCTATCAAACTCTTCAAGAAGTTCTGAATGGACTGAAAGAGTTCAACTATATTTGAATAAATTAATTTTGTTTTAACTTAACAAAATTATGGAAGATAACAGAGTTGTTAGGATATTGATAGGATACGCTCGGAAAGCAACAGATCCAACCACTGTCATAACAAACATACTATCAGCAAACTCAAAGGAAAAGCTCTATCTTTCTGGAGTAGTCCCAATAACAAAAAAGGCTTTGGACAAACTGAAGATTAAAAACATTCTCAACGTGGGAGCTCCACAACCTCTTTCAGAAAGTGATCTAAAATCATACAACTATCTTCTTATCAAGGCTAACGATGTGCCAGAAGAGCAATTAAGTGATAAATTCGAACAGGCTTTTGAGTTCCTTCAAAATTGTAAAGGACCAACACTGGTTCATTGTTATGCGGGTAGATCGAGGTCTGTCACCGTAGTTCTGGCCTATCTTATCAAATATCACAATATGCTTTTGTCAGACGCTCTTCATCATGTAGCTTCTCTAAGACCTGGAGTCTTTCCAAATATTGGTTTCATAAATCAATTGGAAAATTTCGCTGCGAAGGAAGGCGCTAATGATCTACTGTGGTAGTGACAACCGACCAACTATTTTTGTCTTCTGGATATCCGAGAGGATTACTCATGCATGGAATTCCTCCAACGTATTTACGAGAAGCAGTATGGGTATGTCCACAAATCCACAGTTTCAGAGGAGGTTTGAATAGATATTCCATTGGAGAAGCATAACCATCGTTATAGGGCGAATTGTGATATTTAGGATCCACCATTTTAACAGTGGGTAGATGATGAGTGACCATAATATCTGTTTCAGCAGCAACAGACTCTATCCACTGTTTATGGTCTTGGTGAATTTCAACCACGTCTGAATAAGTCAGAAGGCTGTGTTTATTTCTAACGTAAGCAAATGTTGTTGGACTAATATCAGTCCAAAGAGTACAACCTGATATAACAGTTCCTGAGGGATGTCGCCATGAATGCTTTTGTAGAAAAATGGTATTTGTTTCCCATGAAAGAGACTCCAGTTTTTCTTCTACATCTGTCTCTGTTCTGTCTTGATAAAATTCGTGGTTACCCGCTATGAATAACACATACTTATATTGCTCTTTACATTTGTTTAGAAGATCCAAATAATGGTCTGAAAACGGGTTTCCTAAATCTCCAGCCAAAATGATTGTGTCCGAGTCATCGTTATCAAAACAGTTCAAAATATCTTTTTGTTGTGAAACGGTGTAATGATCCAAATGTAGATCAGAAGCCACTGCCAATTTCATTTTATTATTAAAAGTAATAATAAAACTTTCAGATTTACTCTTCGTCTTCAATATTCATCAGCTTGAAAATAAAGTCGTCAAAATTGATCTTCAGAGAATGGCAGATGTTCTCCAGATCTTCGTTGATTTCGATGATATCGTCTTCCTCTTGGTCTTCACCATTTGTGAGACTATAACCGAGGATATCCAAGAACTTCTTCCGGTCTTCTGTGGAGGCATTCTCATAATCCTCAAAAGCTTTAAGAAGGCGTGTGTTCTCTTCTGGAGTGATTTTACCGTCCTTGAGGTAAAGAGCGAAGCAAGTGGCAGACATTTTGTATTAGCTAATGATTTTATTTAAGATTTCAATTTTCTAATCCAACTAAAAATCGAATGGCTCCCCATCACTATGGAAATATCGTGAAGGTTATTAATGATTTTCATAAGACATTCCCAAGTCAGCATCTTTCACTTGCCTCGGTTCCTTCTGATAAGACCGTCACCAAACTCAAAGCAGGAAAAATAAGCGATAGTCGTCTTGTTTCCACAGACTTTAATTATATTGTCCCCAAAAGAAAGGGTCTTGGAAAGATTTACGGAAAGAAGAAACAAATCGGCGTCAAAACTCCAGACCTCATATCACAAATTAGGACCAAATACGCTTTTCTCTTGAAGGAAGAAGGCGATGGTTATATTATTGATCTAACCGATCTAAACAAGATCAAACGTCGCAAAAGATATCTTCCCATTGGTTGTACCATTCATGTGGATAAGGATTTAACCACAGCAACTGTTTCTGACGTCGATGGCTCCGTAAGCCCTGATACTTGGGAACAAGTGGCTCAAACAGCTTTAAGCGTTTTTACTGTTATTTACAACATTGTTGTTTTGATATGTAATGCCATTCTCAACCCATCTTCCATAGCCACCAAATCTCTCCCAGACGGAACAACCAAGAAAAATCTGTTCCCATTCCACATAGGTTCTTCTCAGTTCTTGGAAAAAGTAGATAAGTTTTTGATTGGAGAAGGTAATCTCCTTTATCATATTACAGGGTTTGAGACAGAATCTCTCAATGAATATCTTCGCAATTCTGCCAAATCTTTCAACCATAAACTGCCAGTGGTGGCTTCTATGCCTGATATAGAAGAAGACCAACCTTTGCCAAAAGGTTTAGCCGGTCTTCCTTTGATTATCATCGGTCAAAAATACTGGGCTGCCATACGGGCATGGGTAGTCGATTCTATTGAAAATAAGGCTGCTCTGGATACAAAAGAACTAAAAGGATTTATAGCTCAGGTTGGTCTTCCTGAAGAATGGACCCAAACAGAAGCCGTCACTTACATTCTGTGGAATATAACCTTTACTTTTGGCGTCTCCAAACAGGCTGTGGATGACCTGAAACAGTTTGGAACCTATCTAACTGATGCGGGACATTTCCTTCACGAAGGTGTTGTGGATGTTATTGATGCTCTGGCTGCTCTTTTGGCTTTCACAAGCACAAAACTCACCTCTGCTTCTGAACTAACCACTTCTCCAGCGTTGAGTCGGAAGATGATTTCTGTTAGTCAGTATATAACAAACAAATACCCTGAATACAGTTATCTGAAACCAAGCAATGTTTCGATGACGATTGTTTGAAATTTGAAAAATTTATAATAACTAATAAATTTTTCCAAATGAATCCACCGGTTGATGAATCAGCGATAAATTACGCTCCCTATACAGAAAGAAGTGATTCAATCGAAACAGTTCAAGGTGAGAATACTTCTGGTTCCTCTCTGACAGCTTCTATTATGCTTTCCGGTATAACAGACACCAAAACAGACGAAGTTCGTAAATCCAGACGTCGCTGGTCGATGTTTCAATACATAGTTTGGATCATTCCTACAGTCTGGTCTTCTATTGTCTATTTTATTCAACTAATTTATGGTGGAGTCAACATCCCTTTGAGTGAAAATTACCTCACTTATAGCGTGTCGGTATATAACTTTGTTTCTGGATTTATTGGTCTAAGTCTTATAACTTTGAAATGTATCGACAATTGGGCCTATATCAAGCCCGCTTCTTGGATTACAGAAAAAGATTTGGAAGAATCAGACAATAGTTGCTGTTATGATTGGTCAATGTTTTTTGCTGTTTCTTTACTCGATATCTTCTTATTTGTTTGGACAATTCTTGGAAGTCTGTGGACTATGACGCTTTATGGAAGCGAGCTCATTTATGATCCTGCTTTCATGGTCTTCAGTATCGTAAATATCGTCCTACAATACTCTAAATATGGAATCATAATGTTCTCATTGAAAGTTTTGTTCTCTTGGAAAAGTCTTCAGCTACTTAAATACGTTCGACTTGTTTGATTTATGTTTTATTAAAAACATAAAATGAATCTGAAACACTGGATAAAATTTATTTACCCGTTATAATTATCAAAGTGGTTGAAAATTTTCACATAAAAAACGTCGTTTTTGGCAAAAGTGGCTGTGTAGCGATCGCCGAATCTTGAATTTTTAATTTTTCTTTAAACTTTCATATCATCTATCTAAAATGCCTGTGGATTATTACAAGACTTTAGAGATTTCAAAAGATGCCTCTGTGGAGGAAATCAGAAAAAACTATAAACGTCTTTCAATGCTCCATCATCCGGATAAGCATAGTTCTTCTGACGAGAAGACAAAGAAAGCAGCCGAAGAGAAATTCAAGGAAGTTTCTGAAGCCTATCAAATCCTTTCTGAACCCGAGAAACGAAATCAATACGACCACGGAACTTTAACAAAACAAAATATTACTATGAAAGTAGAGGTTTCTGTGTTAGTTTCAGATCTTCTTAATGGAAAAGAAATGACCAAAACAATCCAAAGACCCGTTCATTGTGAAACCTGCGATGGTTTTGGAACCAAAGATAAGAACCCTCACATTTGTAAAAATTGCAATGGTCAGAGATTTGTAGTTCAGGCAATACAATTGGCTCCTGGTTTTGTTCAACAAGTTCAACAACCTTGTGGTTTTTGCCGCGGAACTGGCAGAGAAATTAATAGACCCATCTGCATGACATGTCAAGGACAAGGAAAAATTCTGAAACCTGAAGATGTTACTTTTTATTTACCTGCTGGCCTTCCGCAAGGATTTCCTCAGAATCAAAAAGTAGTTGTCAAAGATGAAATTGCTTTCATTATTAATGTGGAAGACCCAAACTATACTCTAATTTTACCAGTGGTCGATAATTGCTGCCATGTTCAATATAATACAACTATAAATCTGGTCCAAATGTGTGGGGGGGTTCATGTTCCCGTCAAATTTTTGGATGGAAATGTTGTCAATATTTCTGGAAATGTTCTACATCCAGACATAATTAGAGCTTTTGAGGGTCAAGGACTACCTTTGGAGAACTCAACTTTTAGAGGACATCTTTTAGTCAAATTCAATCTCAAACTTCCAGACTCTCTAACCGTAGATCAACAGAACAAAATGAGGTGGATATTCCCCAACGATATTCCAAAAGAAAAGGTCGCCACAACCCCATGGGAATCTCTTCCAATTGTCAGAGGCCATGAAAAACCTAAATCCAATCAATCACCTCAAACCGGAGGTTTTTTTGAGAATGTACAGTGCAACAACCAATAAAATGAAATTTTTATTTGATTCTTTTCAAATAAAAACATATGGACACTCTGCTCTCTACTTTGAAGACTACCATTATTAATTTTGGTATGCCAATACCTGAGTTGATACAATCTTTCAAGGACCACATCTACGGAAACGATGCTCATATGAAAAACTGCTCTTTTATGTATGAAATCGTTTGTGCTTCTGAAAAATCTGAAACTACCAGCAAAGAGATCCAACTCTGGTGTCACGTTTCCACCCAGAACCGCGACAAAATCTGTTTTCCAAAAGAAGATGTTGGTATTGATTTACTAAGCACGGATATGACCTACTGTGGGCAAGTGAAACACTACAAGAAAGGCTCATATGTGAAAGTGGAAGATGTCAAACAATCAACTCTATGCTTTCTTTTGATGAAGGAACACAACCCAGATAATCCTCCAGACACACTGGAATTCATAACTCCTTCTGAAGTGAAACTGTCGAAAGGTAAATTACCTCTACCAAAAGGTATAAATCATATTACTTTTGATATAGAGGTTGTAGAAAAATGGATTAAACGAGCGGAAAATTACCAACTACCTGAAACAATTAAATCTGAGAAATTTACTTTGAGACGAGGACAATCAGAAGCTCTTGAAGTTATCAAAGATAAAATGTCGAGAAAAGAGACGGTTCATATTGAAATGATTTGTGGTTCTGGCAAAACGGATATGATTTGTTATCTGCTGAAACACATAAAAACTGAGTGTAAAGTTCTCATTTTGGTTCCAAGATTAATTCTGCTCGAACAGTGGAGTGAAGTTTTGAAATCTTGGGATTTAAAACACAGCTGCTGTGGCACGGGTAGTAGGGTTGATTTAACTTCCAGAATAATCGTTTGTGTCTATAACAGTTTCGACAAAGTTAAAGAGGGTAAATACGATTATTTTGTTATTGATGAATCCCATCATATGGAGATAATCAAGAAAGTTGTTGTGGAGGAGATTGAGGACGATGATGAGATTGAAGAGGAGATTGAGGATGAAGAGGAAATTGAGGAAGAGGAAATTGAGGAAGAGGAAATTGAGGAGGATATTGAGGATGAAGAGGAGGAGCCAAAAACATTTGATATTGAAAACAGGACTTACATCGACAAGATACAAGAGGCTATGAAAACAACACCTTCTATTTGTATGAGTGCCACAATGAGAACTACTCCCAATTACAGATACACTTTGGAAGATGGGATTAAAGACAAGGTTTTGTGTGATTACCAGTTCATAGTTCTTGGATTTTCCACCAAAGAATATCAAAATGCTTTAATTTGTTACATTGAGATGCACCCAGAGTATTCTCATGTTCTGGCTTACGCAAACAGTATTGAAAGTGCTGTTTCTTTCACCAAAAAACTCAATGAAAAAGGAATCAGGGCCGTTTCTCTTTCATGTAATGAATCAAAGTCCAAAAGAAACGAAATTATGGAATCTTTCAAATCAGGAAAATCCAGAGTTCTCGTATCTGTGAATACTTTGGGTGAAGGAGTCAATATACCAATTGCCAACACTTGCCTTTTTATCGAACCACGGTCGAGTCAATTCTCCATTATACAGGCAAGTATGAGAGTTATGAGAACTTCTGTTGATAAAAGTATGTGTTATATTATTCTTCCTTGTGTAGATGAAGTTAAAGAAACCAGTAAATTCGTTGGCGCTTTCATCAACAGAGATAATCGTCTCAAAGATATAATTGTAAATAGAAAAGATTCTCACAGATTGGTTGTTGAAGAAGGTGATAAAGACTTCAAAATAAAAGATGCTGATTTCATGTGGGAGAGAATTTACAACAGTTTTGATACTTTCATGGAAAAATATTGGGTTTTGAAAGAATTTTACGAACAATTTGGAAGATTTCCAAAACAAAGAGAAAGTTTCAACGGTTATAATATCGGACAGTGGTTGGCTAGTCTAAAACATAGGAAAAATGAATTGAAAGCAGAACAAGTCCAATTGTTGGATGGTGTCGATCCCAGTTGGAAAGATGCGAAGATGAAGATTTTATCTTTTGAAGAAAATTTTGCTTTGTTGAAAGAATTTCATGAAAAAGAATCTCGGCTTCCAACATATAGAGAAAGTTTCAACGGTTATAATATCGGACTGTGGTTGTCTAATCTAAAACAGAGGAAAAATGAATTGAAAGTAGAACGAGTCAAATTATTAGATGATATAGATCCCAGTTGGAAAGATGCGAAGATGAAGACTTTATCTTTTGAAGAAAATTTTGCTTTGTTGAAAGAATTTCATGAAAAAGAATCTCGCCTTCCAACATATAGAGAAAGTTTCAACGGTTATAATATCGGACAGTGGTCGGCTAGTCTAAAAAAGAAGAAAAATGAATTGAAAGCAGAACAAGTCCAATTGTTGGATGGTGTCGATCCCAGTTGGAAAGATGCTAAGATTTTATCTTTTGAAGAAAATTTTGCTTTGTTGAAAGAATTTCATGAAAAAGAATCTCGCCTTCCAAAACAAAAAGAAAGTTTCAACGGTTATAATATCGGACAGTGGTTGGCTAGACTAAAACAGAGGAAAAATGAATTGAAAGCAGAACAAGTCCAATTGTTAGATGGTGTCGATCCCAGTTGGAAAGATATGAAGACAAGAAGAGGTATAGAACTATTGGTCACACAAAAGCAACAAAAAGTAAACTAAAACAACTGAAAATTTTATTTGATTCTTTTCAAATAAAAAACATGGAAATAGAACTCACATACGTGTCCAATGCACAAGAAATTATGGGTATTAAAGTTCTATCTCAAGAGAAACTTGTTGACACGATGCCTTGGACTATAAAAGAAGATTTGAACCTTTTTCGGTCTATCACTACTTATTCACCTTACCCCGATAAGAAGAACGCTGTTATCATGGGTCGTAGCACGTGGGAATCCATGTCTTCACCTTTGAAAGACCGAATTAATGTGGTGATCTCCTCCAAATCTACAACAGCCGATTATACAGCTAAAACTTATCATGAGGCTCTCACTTGGTGTCAATATCAAAACCTTTACAAAATTTTTGTTATAGGAGGAGCTCGACTTTGGAAAGAGGCCATGGAATACGGGACTGTAACCAGAATTTATCAAACTGATACGAGCACACCCATTTCTGAAAATGCGGTGGAGGTTTCTTTCCTTCCAGAAGGAATTTGTCCTGACAATCTTTCGAAAAAGTATAATCTCATTAACACTGTCACCAAAAATAATTGCACTTTCAACACTTGGGAGATAAAAACTTTGCCTTTTGAGAATCAATTCCTCTCTCTTCTCAAAAAAATCTATACTCAAGGAGAAAATGTGGAAGGAAGAAATGGGGGCGTTAGAAGTGTTAAGGGTTCCTTCCTTAAATTTGATCTTCAAGAAGGTTTCCCAATCCTCACAGTTAAGAAGACTTTTTTCCGCGGAATAGTCGAGGAACTTCTGTGGATGATAAGAGGTGATACCAATGTCAAAAATCTGCAAGCCAAGAATATCCATATCTGGGATGGAAATTCTTCTCGGGCTTATCTGGATAGTCGCGGGCTAACAGATTACGAAGAGGGAGAAACCGGACCTATTTATGGCTTCCAAATGAGATTTTTTGGAGCTGAATATAAAGGTCCAAACGATGATTACACTGGATTAGGAATAGACCAACTCAAAAATTGCATTCATCTTCTGAAAACAGAACCAACCAGTCGAAGAATTATCATAAATCTTTGGAATGTAGAGGATTTGGATCGCATGGCTTTAGTGCCGTGTCATTTCTGCTATCAATTTACTGTTAGTAATGGAAGACTAAACTGTCATCTGTCTCAAAGAAGCTGGGATATTCTACTTGGTTGGAATCCATCAACAGCCGCTCTATTAACTCATATTCTGGCTAAAGAATGTGGGTTTGAAGTGGGAGAAGTTTCTATTCATATTGGAGATGTTCATATATATCATACCCATCTTCACTCTATTAATGAAATACTATCCAGAGTGCCTTACAAACTTCCAAAACTGGTTATCAAAGATTTCACTTCTTGGGAAGAATTAGATGCGAACCAGTTTTCTCTTGAAAACTATGTTTACCACGAAAGTATCAAACTTCCTATGTCAGCCTAAACAAACAAATATTTCAATTTAAGATTTCTTATCTCTTCTGGGATATTTGTCAGATGGTTTGACATTAAATAAAGTTCTTTCAACCCAGTTAAATGACTTATTTCAACAGGAATTTCTGTTAACCTGTTATAGGCCAAGTTTAGTTTTCTCAACTTTTTCAATTTTCCAATTTCAGGTGGGATGGAAATCAACCTGTTTCCTGATAAATCTAACTCTTCTAAATCAGTAAGGTCTCCAATTTCTGTTGGAAGGGTTTCAAGCCTATTGGAAAAAACTATCAACTTTTTCAGCCGGCTCAAAACCCCAATGTCAGCTGGGAGAGTTGTTAGCTGATTATCACCCAACAAAAGTTGTTCAAAATCAAACAATTTTCTCATTTCAAGACTCGCTAAACCTTTCGATGATAAATCCAATATAGACATTTTTATTTAAATTAAAATAAATAAAAATCACTTAAAAACGATATAATACAAATGGTCTCCATTCAAAGATTTCACCATTTTTATTCCATTAGCATGTTGTTGATATTTGTTGGAAACGAACTTACCGTTGTGGAAGGTTCCAGAATGAATATCTTTCAAAACAACAGGTTCTTGGTCTGGTTGGGTTAGAACAGCTGTTCTAGTGTTTCTGTTGATTTGGATAAAAGAACTCACGTCATCACCATATATACGGATTTCCTCGGGATTCACTGGACTATTCTGTATGACATCCAAAGATTCATCATACAAAATCCCACGACCTTCATTGTTTTGAATCCAAAGATTCTCGCCGTCATTTGTTGAGTTCATATAAATAACATTTGGTGGGATATCTGTCACTCTCTCCCAATCGTAATTATCTTCATTGAAGAAGACGAATTTGTAAATTTGACCTTCGCTGTTAAGTCCATAGACCTCGTCTTGGTAAGTTGTCAAAGAGGAAATATTAACGGTTCCAGGAAGCTGATATTCCACCAACTTGTCTTCTTCATCAGGAGATATATAGACCAAATCCCCCTGATCCAGAAGAACCAACATGCCTTCCTTAAACCGTGCCAAATCCAACACTCCCTGAGGTATGGTAGTCAAAAGCTCTTTCATAGAACCGTCAGGATTGAAAGAAAAAAGACGTCCCTTCACAGAATCAGATCTTGGTATTTTCATAACCGAACCGATTTTTTTAGGGGTCCTGACTTCTTTAACTAAATTTCCAACCTTTTGAACACCCGCCAATTTGTTGAATCCAGAATCCAGACCAGTATTTATAGCAGCTCTATTATTGGCTACTCCAGGAGCAACTTTCGGGGGACGTGGTCGCTGAGCCCGAGCAAATTTCAGAGGTTCTTTCGGTTTAACAGGTGGATTGAAAGATTTGTAATTTGTTCCAGTGGCTGGTCCTGTTAGAGAAGGTGGATTCACTTCAGGAGATACTTCAAAAACGCCTCCCAATGATAAACCAATGATAACAGCTGCTGCTATGATAGCCAATAACATAACAACAAGAAGACCAATGACTCTCCCTTTTCCCTGCTGGGTTTCGTCCATATCTTTTATTACAAATATTTTTTTCTAAAATTGAAAATCTAATAAAACAAATCTATTAAAACAGAATGGAAGAACCAGATTGGTCTACGCTTTACAAAGTCAAATTGAACCAGATTAAGATGATGAAGGATCGTGGCTATTCTATCCCTAAAAAAGAAGCCAACCTCCTCAATTATTCGTTGGATGAATTTATAGATTTTTTCTATGACAAGTTGGAAGACTATAAGCTGACCCAACTTTTGTCAATCATTTATACGAAACCAGACTCTGTTCTAATTTGGTATGCCCCGCCCTATGGAAAAGATGTATCGATAGAGGAAGCTCGTGAGTTTATAACACAATTGGGAGAACAAGAAAAATCAGAGACCCAAGGACTTCTTCATGGTATTTTAATAACTGATAAGAATCTCGGCTCTTCTGCGGCTTCTTTCATTAACAACACCAAGTTGTATGATATTGAACATTTTACGTATCCAGATTTACGTATCAATGTTACCCAACATTTTTTAGTGCCGGTACATGAAAAAATGAGTTCAGAAGAATCAGCACGATTTTTGAAAGATAACAAACTCAAACCAAGCCAACTCCCTATCATCTGGGTGAAAGATCCTCAATCCAGATATTACCATTTTCGTGTGGGAGATATCATCCGTATATACCGCAAAAGTTTGATAGACCCTTTGTCCTCCAAAACGGTTGGTTATCGTGTAGTTGTTCAAGACCAATAGAACAATAAATTATTTTAGTTTCTAACTAAAATAATGTTTCTGGATCCTGATAAATTTCAAGACAAATATCCCAGAGGGAAAATGATAGGTGAAGGCGCCTATGGTTCGGTTTATGAATCGGGTGATTTTGTTGTCAAATCTCAATCAGGTTTTGAAAAAGATTATAGATTGAGGGGTGCCATCAAAGAAGTAAATATCTTTTCAATGATATCTCATCCATGTATTATTCAGTTAGAAGATTGGACTTTCGAAAATACGAAAAACGAACTATACATCAGTCTTCCTAAAGGAGAGAGTATTATAAAAGCTATTTATTATGGTAGAATAACTATGGAAAAAGTTCAGAAAGATTTATTTTCTGCCATGAATTTTCTCAATAAAAATGGAATAGCTCACTGTGATCTAAAACCTCCAAATATGGTTTTTTTCAAGGGTAAAGCCTGTTTGATAGATTTTGGATTAGTTCAGTTAGCGAACCTTTACGACGAAGGGTATTTTATAAATGGTATAGCCTACACCGAAACATTCAGGGATCCAGAATATTGGGATGAAGATTATAATTCCATCAGAGCGGAACTTTATTCTGTCGCACAGACTCTTTATATGTGTGCAGGACAAGGAAAGGATCCAAGATGGAATCCTTTTGATCCTTCCAATTATAAAACTTACGATATGAGGACTGGTATTGATTGGTTGGATGTTATCATAGAGGAATGTAGCCATTTTCCACTTTCGGAAAGAAGGACTTATATCGAAATAGATCCTGATACAAGAGAAGAAGGTCATTTACTTGATACTCCGGTGGTAGCCTTAGATCCAAAATGTAACCAAATTCTTGGTACGATTTTTACTTGGGTTATGAATGTACTAACAAAATTACAATTTCAAGCAAAAACGGCTTTTCTAACTTTACATCTGATTCATAGAACTCTTCAGTTAGTTTTTCCAAATTACACAACAGAAACAGTTCCTCTCGAAATTTACGTTTTGGCATGTGTATGTTTATCTGGAATTATCTACAACGAAAAATATTTGGATTACAGTGATTTGTTAGCGTTTGTTAAACATAAATATATTGTGAAAGATTTGATTAGAATGATATTTTATGTTTTGAGAAAAGCTCAGGGAATTATATACACTCCTACATACTGGGACCATGCCAACTTTGCAGAAGATTTAATACCTCTAATCAAATACACGTTTATATGTAAATATGACCCAAATAGACTTCCTGTAAAATTGGCTTCTTCAGGAACAAACAAAGATATAGATTTTGCAGTCATTTTCAACGAGTTAAACAAAGAGCGATATTCTATAACAGAAAATATGAAAATCACACCAAAAACTTATTACGAACCAACAGAAGCTAAATTAACAAACAGAGTTCCAAAATTCGACAGCCAGTCAGCTTTGTTCTATTTAAAGGATCAATCAGAATATTTCAACAATCCTTATATTGTTGGTCATTTCCATGAATTTTTAAAAGATATGAAAATGTTGGACGCCATCAGACTTTATAATAAAATGAGAGATGTATCGTCTGGAGATTTAGATAACGTTATAGCTTATCAAGTTTTAGAGAAAATAGTCGGCTACAAACCAGAATATATCGAATTTGAATCTCTGGGATTACATCCTTTCAGAGCTACTTGGGAGGAAATAGAAAAAGCCAGAGAGGATTCTATCAATAAACCTTTGGAAGCTGGTTTAAATCCTTTGAGACGGACCAAGAAGAAATGGGAAATTGATGAAGAAAAAGTGGATTACCAAGTCATTGACGGAGTTCTTGATTTATCTCAAAAAAAATCTGAAAGAAATACCCGAAGAAATTTTTGATTTGGTTGAAATAACAAAGTTGGACCTTTCTGACAATCGACTGACTTCTCTTCCTTCTGAAATTGGAAAATTGGTTAATTTGAAAGAACTTGATGTTTCTTCCAATCAATTGACTTCTCTTCCTTCTGACATTGGGAAGTTGGTTAATTTGGAAAAACTTGTTGTTTCTAACAATCGATTGACTTCTCTTCCTTCCGAAATTGGAAAGTTGGTTAATTTGGAAAGCCTTTATGTTTCTAAAAATCGATTGACTTCTCTTCCTTCTGAAATTGGGAAGTTGGTTAATTTGAAAGAACTTTATGTTTATAACAATCAATTGACTTCTCTTCCTTCTGAAATGGGTCAGTTGATCAATTTGAAACAATTTGCGTTGGATGATAACCCACTGAAATATATCCCACCTGAAGTCAGAGAACTGTTTAATCAAATGAGGATTGATGTTCCATTCTAATCTGAATGACAAGTGAATTTTTTAAATAAAGTTTCCTTTATTTAAAATGTCAAAGTTCAAAACTTATTTGGTAGTAAGTGTTGTTACAGGCGCTTTATACGGTTATAGAGCTTTTTGGGAAACCGCTACTAATCCTAACACGCTTTACGAACCGAACCCAGCGAACTTGGCAATAACAACTGGTCTAACAGTATTTGGTCTCGCAACGGTTTTCGCACCGATATTCATATTGGATGAAATCCTAATCACAATTGAAAGTTTATTTTAAAAAAGTTCGTGGGTTATTCAAAAGAAGATGACCTCTACTGTGAATATTATATCTTCAGAGGATATGGAATGTCCAATAGGATTTTGCACTTATGAAAATCCAGTGGTCGCTGAGGATGGAAACATTTACGAAATGTCTTGTATTCAAGAATGGTTCAAAAAGTGTGGCAAAAAGATTACAAGCCCTGTATCACAAGAACCAATGGGGACAGTTCTCATCAGTTGTAGATTTTTCAACAATTTACACAAAGTGTATTGTGATGCTAATAAAATCCCTTATAAACCAAAGAAACCAGGACTTGTTTCTGGAGGTGTCAAAAAACCAGTGATCCCCGTGGTTAAAGAAGTTGACCAACTAATTGATTTAGATAATGGTTGGCAAGAAGTGATACAGAGAATCATAAACCCAATACCAATCAACCATCAACCATTGCCTCAACCCGTTCCTGTTCCAGATATCGGAATAACACCAGATTGGAAAATCTCTTTCGGAGATAAGACCTTCATAACCCAGAACTTATCCGCTTCTAAAATCAAATTCGTTCAAGAGAGACGTTTTGATAAACTAACCATCTCAGAAATAGAAAAGTTTTGTATGTTAAATGGTATCAGATTGCCAAGAAAAAACTCTCTAAAGGACGATTACGTGAAAATCATGATAAAAACCTTTTCACAAAATAATTGAAATCTTTTTATAACAAACGTCTTTTGTTATAAAAATGGCTGGGTTGAAGGCCGAGGAATATTCTAAATTTGATACAATGCGTGAACACGTTCTTGCTATTCCAGCTACCTATATAGGCTCTGATAAACCCATGGTTCGCGACGAATACGTGTTTAATTTTGAAATCAACAGAGTTAAGAAGGTATCTCTCGACATACCAGAAGGAGTTTGTCGAGTTCTCATTGAAATACTTTCTAATGCTGGTGATAATATTACTCGAAGTCGCGAACATAAAATAGACCCCGGAATGATTGAAATGACCATGGATAGTAAAACTATAACCATTATTAATCAAGGAGCTCCCATTCCCGTAGAAAAGCATTCCAAATGGAAAGAGTGGGTCCCAACTGTTATATTTGGACAACTTTTGAGTGGTTCCAACTACGACAAATCAAAGATTAGAAGTGGGGCTGGAGTTAATGGAATCGGAGCCAAGGCTACCAACATTTTCTCAACAGAATTCATAGTTGATATTAAAGATGGGGTTCGTGGAAAATCATTCTACCAAGTCTTTTCCAAGAATATGTCTGTCAAATCAGAACCTGTTATAGATGTCTATCCCAAGGGAAAGACTAATTCTTCTGTATCCATCACTTACACTTTAGATTTTGAACGATTTGGTTTGAATTCCGAAACGGGTTATCCCCAAGAAATCAAAGAACTTTTCGCTCGTTACCTGATGGATTATTCTATGAACGCACAAGTTCCAGTCTCTTTCAATGGAGTGAAATACGATTATAGAGATATCAAAGAGTATTCAACGATGTATTTCGAAGAAGAAACTATGAATAACTCTGTCACTATCAAAGGAGATTGTACTTGTGAAGTAGAAAAAGATTCTGACGAAACTGGAAAGAAGAAGAAAAAAGTCACAGTAACTACACCTTACGAACTTTGTCTCATCGATACACCCGACCAAGCCATCCAAGTCTCATTCGTTAATGCCATGATGACGTCGGAAGGAGGTGTGCATGTTGATAAAGTTTATAAGCTTCTATTCCCAATAATATCTGATATGATTAAGAAGGAGGATAACACCATCAAACTAAATTCTAAAGATCTCACACAACATCTTTCGTTGGTTCTAAATATAAGACTTCCTGACCCAGGGTTCCGTTCTCAATCAAAGACTTGTTTGGCTTCACCAGAGCCAAATTTCACCATTTCTCCTGAATCAGTTGCCGAAATCAGAACATGGGATCTCATTGAGCGTCTTCAGGCAGCTCTTCAAGCCAAACAGTTCAAAACTCTTTCGAAAACAGATGGTTCCAAAAGAGGTCATATAGACGTTCCAAAATTAGACGATGCCAATCGGGCTGGAAGGAGAGAATCGGCAAAATGCACTCTTGCCCTTTGTGAGGGAGATTCTGCCAAGGGTTATCTCGTTACGGCTCTGAAACATATTCCAGATGGCAGAGATTACTTCGGCATTTTCCCACTTCGAGGAAAACTGATTAACGCCCGAACAGCTACAACGAAAAAGATGTCAGACAGTAGAGAGATCACAAATGTTAAAATCATTCTTGGCCTTCAAGAAGGTGTGGATTATTCTCTGGATGATAATTTCAAAAAGCTCCGATATGGTCATCTTCTGATTGTAACAGATGCTGACCCCGATGGTGCTCATATTTTCGGACTTATTATCAATTACTTCTCGGTGAAGTTTGCTTCTCTACTTAAGAGAGGTTTCATTAGTTTCCTCAGAACTCCTATTGTTCGTGTCACAAAGGGTAAAAAAGTAGAAAAGTTTTACACCCACGCTTCTTACGAAGAATGGAAGACAAAAAATCGCGATTGGGCTTCTTGGAAATCCAAGTATTACAAGGGACTTGGAACTTCAACAAAAGAGGATATCGCTAACGATTTCAAAGAACCTCGATATATTGAAACGTTGTACGACGATAAGGCTGAAGAAAATCTTAAAGTTGTTTTTGACGGAAAGTACGCTAACCAAAGAAAAGAATGGTTGACGACTTGGTCTGAAGCTCTGGATGTCGCTGGTGAGATTAAACTTACTATCAGTGATTTCTTAAACAAAGAGATGATTCATTATTCTTTTGGAAATCTTCTGAGAGCCATTCCCTCTTTTGCTGATGGTCTGAAGAAATCTCAAAGACAAATCCTTTGGGCTGCTTTCAAGAAATGGCCCAATCCAAAGAAGTTGGAAGAGATGAAAGTCGGTCAGTTTGCCAATTTTGTTGCCGAGTATATAAACTACCATCACGGTGAAAATTCATTGGCCATGGCTGTAGTAGGGATGGCCCAAGATTTTGTTGGAAGCAATAATCTCCAGTTTTTTGAACCAAGAGGTAATTTCGGTACCAGAAATCAAGGCGGTAAAGACGCTGCGAGCCCACGTTATATTTTTACTGTTCCAGAGCAGTGGATTTATTCTGTATTTAAAGAAGAAGATATTCCTCTTCTTACTTTAACCATGGATGACGGTAAAGAACAAGAACCTTATTTCTTCCTTCCCGTTATTCCTTCGTGGGCTTTCAATGGCTCTCTTGGAATCGCTACAGGTTGGTCTACCTTCATCCCCAATTACGCTCCTATGGATATAGTTAAATGGTTTTTGGAGAGACTAAAGGGAACAAATCCAGACGCCATATCGAAACTGACACCTTGGTATCGAGGCTTCCATGGTAAGATATCCATCAAATATAACAAAAAAGCCTTGAACAACAAGGCTCCAGCTCTTCCTTTACGCGAAATCACACCACCTACCACTCCAGTGAATCAAGAAGAACAAGAAGAGATAGAACCTGAAATAAATCTTGGTGATTTAGATGATGAAGCCGGTGATAATGAACCGGTTTCTATGGTCACTGAAGGAGAATATTCAGCAGAACTTCACAAAGGAGTTAGAATAACAGAGCTTCCTATTGGTAAATGGACTGAAACTTATAAAGATTGGCTTGAATCTTTGAGATATGATAGGAAGAGAGACGACAAGAAGAAGGAAGACGATAAGGAAACCAAGAAAATGAAAGTAACAGATATTGAATGTAAAAGCGATGATGTTAGTATCAATTTCTTTGTCAAGGGCATCCAAGATCCATCCATCAAGAAACTTCGTCTGAGGAAATCAATTGGTCTGAATAATATGGTTCTTCTTAACGAGCAAAGTCTTCCTGTTAAATATGAAACTTTTGCTTCTCTGTTAGAGGCTTTCTATCAATTCCGGCTTCCGTTCTATGAGAAGAGACGACTGCTTCTAATCCAACAATGCGAAGAAAAGATTCCCGAACTCAAGGCCAAACAGGCTTTCATTGAAGCTTACATAATGAAAAAATTCACCGTTGACGCCAAGAGAAAGGAAATTGTGAAGGCTGAGATTGAACAACTGGGTCTTAATCCAAAATACATGACTTCCAATCTTTGGGCTCTGACTATGGATGAAGTGGAAGAACTCAATCTAAATGTTGCCGAACTTATGGCTAAGATTGAAGACTTGAAAAAGAAAACAGCTAAAGATTTATGGAAGGCTGACTTGGAAGAGTTTGCCGCTATCTACAAGAAATCATTTGGTTCCAAGTAATTTTATTATTTTGTTAATAATAAAAGATAATGTCATTCGATAATTGTTTCCAACCAATCATACAGCCATTTTTTGCTCCCTTTCCTGTTCCTGGTCCTACAGGTTCTGCAGGACCTGCAGGGATTGGATATACTGGACCAACAGGACCCGCAGGAATTGCATACACTGGACCAACAGGACCCGCGGGTCAAGCTTCTAATACAGGCCCCACTGGACCAACAGGATTATCCATTACTGGTCCAACAGGTCCGGCTTCAATTGTGACTGGTCCAACAGGTCCAACAGGTAATAGTATAACAGGTCCAACAGGTTCAGCGATCACCGGTCACACGGGTCCAACCGGTCCAACGGGATTAAATTCAATAGTGACTGGACCAACAGGATATACAGGCTCTACTGGACCCACAGGAACAGCTTCAACTATAACAGGCTCTACTGGACCCACAGGTCTGACTTCAACTACTACTGGTCCAACTGGTCCAACAGGAAATCCTTCAACTGTCACAGGTCCTACTGGTCCAACCGGCCCAGCTTCAACTGTTACGGGACCTACTGGACCGACTGGAACATCAACTGTTACAGGACCCACGGGTCCCACAGGACCAGCTTCAGCTGTCACAGGACCTACAGGTCCAACAGGCCCAGCCTCAACTGTCACAGGACCTACTGGTCCAACTTCCACTATCACAGGACCTACTGGTCCAACAGGCGTATCTTCTGGTATTACCGGTTTTACTGGTCCAACAGGACCAGCTTCAACTGTCACAGGACCTACAGGACCAGCTTCAACTGTCACAGGACCTACGGGTCCAACAGGACCAGCTTCAACTGTCACAGGACCTACGGGTCCAACAGGACCAGCTTCAACTGTCACAGGACCAACAGGTCCAGCTTCAACTATCACAGGACCTACGGGTCCAACAGGTCCAGCTTCAACTGTCACAGGACCTACAGGTCCAACAGGTCCAGCTTCAACTGTCACAGGTCCAACAGGTCCGGCTGTATCAGGTCCCACCGGGCCTACTGGACCAACCGGACCTACTGGACCAACAGGTCGATCTGAAACAGGACCTACAGGCCCAGCCGGAACGGCTACAAACACAGGACCAACGGGGTCAACAGGGCAATCGATAACAGGACCAACAGGAGCACCAGGTTCAGCTTCCAATACAGGACCAACGGGACCAACTGGAAACAATTCTTTTGATATTGGTTCTGTGACAGGGTATCAATTGGTTCAGCAGCAGCAGATGACAGCAGTCCAATCTATAAACGCTGTAATTCTTGGACAATTTACTCCGAATTCTCCACCTAATTACAATACTTCAGTTGCTGCTATACCAAATTACACAGCGTCTGTCACAGCTGATACTTATAATAATGTTTATGATGTAGCTCTGTTTGACTATAATCTCAATTTATTGGCCCGTTGTGTTCAACTACCATATTCTTCTTTCTCTCCAAGTACGGGAACAATAGATAGTGGTTCTTTGGTTATTGGGCAGTTTAGTTCTTTATCTATAGCTTTGGGATCAACGGGAGGCAATATTTCTATAATTGTAGGAGATCCAAATTCATCATATTATATTTCAGGTGTATCCACTCAAGGATTAGTTTTGGGATATTCTTACGTTTCAACTCCATTGAATGCCAGTGAAGCTGGATTGTCTTTCCAAAGTTATTATTCAAACCCAGACCCATCCATATCATCGTTTGGCGCTTCTGTTGGTATGGATAGACATGGAAAAACAATAGATTTCTCTGCTTACAACTCTTCGTCAAATGATTTACTGTATATAACTTCTATTCATTCTGGAGTTATAACTGTACCTGCTGCTTTTATAAAAACAAGTACACAGTCGGATTCGAATAATGGTACATTTACTACTGTGGCTGTCAGCACGTCCGCTTCGAGAGCTTATTTGGAATATCCTATTTCCAGCTCACAATCCTATTTTGAAGTTTACAGTGTAACTTCAGGAACGCTTTTGGGGTCTTCAATAGTATCTGGTGTGAACATGAGTATTAATGAAAACGATCCTGCCACATTTTTAGCTACTTCAGACAATACACAAATAAATACAACCTCAAACGTTTATATATTTCCTATTGTTTCTGATGTGGTTTCAACAGCTTATTCTTTCCCAATTCCATCACCTGTTCCTTCTCTTTCAACGTTTCAAATTCCATCAAATACAGGTTCTCCTCAGGCTTCCAATGTCATCATAGGGACCACTCTTATCGATACACCTTCAACAGGCCTTCATCAGGCTGTCATTCAATACTATTCTGCTTCCGGTTCTACTTATTCTCTAACACAAACTATTCCACTAAGTTATTATAGTGATTTCAAACAGTTTTTACCAAACGGACTATCTGCAGTAAACAATTTAAATACTGTTATTGCCAGTCATATAGATGGTAATAATCAGTTTGGTGGTGTTGGCTACATAGATTATTTGCAATATATGAGTTATGAACAAAGTGGTTTGTTAACAACCAATTATATCAATTTTACGGGTCAAGAGGGTGATAACGGTGTGGGATTCAGAGATGTAAACGGAGTCATTCAGTTTAGAGATGCCGGATATCCGTGGAGACCAATTAGTGAGCCAGGAGTCGGACCTTTAGGACCAACAGGACCAACAGGTCAGCCGGGATTTATGGGTCCTACAGGCCCTTCAGGTTTATCTTCCACAATAACAGGTCCAACGGGTATCACTGGTCCGACAGGACCTATATCGGTCGTTACTGGACCGGTTGGACCGACATCTACTACCACTGGCCCAACTGGTCCACCTGGTTCGAATTCTTTTTTACCAGGCCCTACAGGACCAACGGGTAGTATTTCCACTATTACAGGCCCCACAGGCCCCACAGGCCCTACGTCATTAATGACAGGACCCACAGGACCAGCTGTGAGCGTCACAGGACCCACAGGAAATACGGGGCCAGCTTCTATGATAACCGGACCAACGGGGGCTTCAACTGTAACTGGTCCAACCGGACCAACTGGTTCAAATTCAATTCTTACAGGACCAACAGGACCAACAGGACCAACTTCATCTGTTACAGGTTCTACAGGTCCTTTAGGTCCAATATCTAACATAACAGGAGCAACTGGATTCACCGGCTTGACGGGCCCCACTGGACCTCCTTCTACTGCCGGTTATACTGGACCCACTGGACCGAGTCTTTCGGGGTTGATAACAAACAGAATAATTAAAGCCACTTCACCGACATCTATTGGAAATTCTACTGGTCTTTCTGAAACAGGAGGAGTTTTCAATGTTAATGAAAATATAGTAATTCGTCCAGTAACAGACGGCCAAGCTTTCATTTTTCAAAATGCTACTGGTACCAATGAAGTAGTTTTTAATACCGCTCATATATCGTTCTCTTTACAGAATACAGGAACTATCAGTAATTTTACCAATGTGCTCACCAGTAACGTTATCTGGAATGAAAATACTCGTTTAGGAATAGTCGTAGCAAGCACATCAACTTATACAGATATAACCCCTTTCTCAATAAATCAAGATAATTCTATCACATTGGGAACATTAATATCGAGTGGTACTTATTCGAATATTGATATTCCTTTGAGTCAATATAGAGAAGTATTTTATATGATGAGTATAAATCCATCTTCACCAAATACATCAGCGGTTTTATCATATATTACATTCACTTCTGCTACAACAATAACATACTCAAACATATCAATAACGGGTACAATACCCAGTGGATCTTTCGTTAGTTATTTCGTTGATGTGTTGGCTTTACCCGATGGAAGAGCGGTTGTTGCTGCGGGTAGCAACGTGATTCAATTCTTGAATGTATCTTATCCATATTCTACATTAAGTACCATCAATTTGGGTACATCCGCTCAGGTTGTTTGTCTTGAATACTCAGGCAATATACTATATGTGGGAGTACAAAACCTCTCAAGCACAACATTCATATACATTTATGATATATCAAGTATAACTCTTCCAGTATTACAACGTACAGTGACTCTTTTTACATCATTTGATAATACTTATATGAGAATGAGATGGATAAACGGGTGGTTATATTACACCATTAGTACGTCTGGTAGTTATTATCTATATGCTATCAATACTTTACTACAAAATCCACCTGGAACCCTTCTTTATTCTGACAATAGTGATATTTTAATAGAAAAAAGAGGTAATTATTTATATTATAGAACATCTAATGTATCAGGGAACGTTTCTTTGACACCAAATTATTACAATAATGTTCTCAATGGGTTAAATAATGCTACTTATCCTGGCTTCATACAAACAATATCGTATACGATTCCCAATATCACTTTATATCTGGGTCAGTATATATCCGACGAATATTTTATGGTAGTTGGAATTCAAAATGCTAATAATGGACTTTTAACAAATTATCTAATAACAAGACCCTCTGTTTATATGAACGACCTTGAAATTAACGGTACACTTAACGTAAATGGAGAAGCATATAAAGTCACCAGTCCTGCTTGGATAGTTCCAAGTGATAAAAGATTAAAAAAGAATATCACAGAATTGGATGGAAAAAATTCTCTGAATAAAATTTGCGCTCTGAAATTATCTGAATGGGAATGGAATCACAAGAAAGATATAAGACACAGGGGTCCTACAGCTCAAGATTTACAAGAAGTTTATCCCGAATATGTCAAAGAAGTGTCTTCCAAAGTTTTTGGTGAAAATTTGGGATTAGACAAGGTCCTGACTATTGATACGGGAGAACTTTTGTTCGAAGCTATTGCTTCCATTCAAGAATTATATAAAAGGGTAGTATTTTTGGAAAAATCAAAAAAGTGATTTATTATCGATTAATAATAAATTATTCTTCCTCCATATCTTCAACCACTTCCGTAATCTTCATATAGTCTCCAACTCGATGATGTAACCAATCGTTGCGGCTGTTTTTAGAGCTTATACCGGCAAACTTTTGTAGTTCTTCCAATTTCCCTTGAGGATAAACAAGGTAACAGGACATTTTTGGTCTTGAAATCATCGTATAAATAAGTTCCTTACTGATGAAAGGATTTCGTGTGACTTTGGCCGGTAAATGACTTATATAAACAATAACAAGATTCCATTCAGACCCTTGACTTTTGTGAGCTGTCAAACAATAAGCCTGCTGGAGACACCGGACTGTTAGATTTTCTTCATTTGTCTCAGATTCTTCATTTGTCTCAGATTCTTCAAAATTATCTCCTTCAAAGTCTGCTTGGCCTTTTACCAATTTGAAGGGATGGGTCTGCTTATCAAACTTTACATAAATCATGGTCTTGTCGATTTGTTGAACTGTTCCTATCTCACCATTCATCACATTGATATCATAACAATTTTCAGTCATCATTGCTAAATCACCCACACACCATTTAACATCTGAAACTTGTTCTGAAACTCTGATGGCATCAGGATGAAACAATTCACTAAGTTTTGGATTTAAAAGTTTTACATCCGCATTATAGGGGCAAAGACACTCTACTTCTTCTTGTTTATAACCACACTCAATAAACTGTTGAGTTATTTCTAAAACTGTATCCATATCTCCCTCTACTAATGTGAAAGTATCTGATGGTATAAACTCACATGGAGGGGCTTCTAAAACCATTTGACAGTTTATATGAACTCCGTGCTCGTTTATCTTTTCCTTGCCATCCAAAACTATACGATGATTAGTCAACAGTTTAACACGGGGTATTTGTTGTATCATAAGGAGGGATTTGAAAAAATAACCCCAGGATAAAGGTGGAAGTTGATTATCGTCTCCGATACAAACTATCCTGAACGGATTTCTATGGAAAACTTCTATAAATTGGTGAATGAGGCCTGTAGTGACCATAGAAGCCTCATCCAATATAACCACTTTAAATTTAGAAGTCCTCAGCTTAGCCATAAATTGATTCATTGTCGCTGCCGTCTCTACTTTATTGAGTTGTTTGAGTCTGGCGACGGCTTTTCCAGTGAAGGAAGTCAAAGCATAATCAACGCGATTCATGACTAAATTGTTGATGATTTCTGAACAGATGAGACTTTTACCTCTTCCAGGACCTCCTGTTATGATACTGATGTTGTTATTCAGTGCCATATGAATAGCTTCCTTCTGTTCTGTAGAAATTGTCTTCAACTTATAAACGGGATTGATAGGGAATGGAGGGGGACGATCAATCAACTCTGCCAAAAATTCAGCCACTATTTTCTCTGTCTCAAGAACAGGTTTATAGTAAACTCTTTTTGTACCTTCCTCTGGGTCAAAAGCCATATCATACTCGATTTCAAGAAGCTCTCTGAGTTTTGGTATCATGGGGTATTGTTTGACAAAACCTTCATATTTAAGAAAACAGTCTGTCCCATTTACAGTATGTTTGAAAAGATGGCGGAGTATCACTCCACAAGTTCTTTGTTCATCTGTGGGAGTTCTATCCAACTTTGAAAATATGGTTTCACATTTTTCCATCGGAACGGGAGCCAAGGCAAAAGGATTTTTCATACATAGTTCATAAATTAGATTCGGATGTATCTTACAAGCGTTGATTTCTTTCTTGCTTAGACCCATAAGATACAACGATCTCATAGACCAAGAACTATACCAACGACTTAGAAGAGTTCCCCATTGAGTTTCATTGAGCATAACATAGATGTTGGAAGGTATTTGTTCCAAATCTTTAGTTTTCTTGTAATTGAAAGCCCATAAATCAATCATTTGAACGATTTTGTTTTTGTTTTGATACTTCTCCCATATCTTTCTGTAAATATCTTTCCATTTATCCGGATATACCCCTTTGATGTAAAGAGAGGCCATAAAGTGGATCACGTTGTTCTCAGAAACTGATATCTTAACAAATGGAGGTGAAACGAAGGTGTATGTATTTGGGTCAATCATTCCAAACACAACATCTCCCTCTCTAACAGGTAAGAAGAATGGACATGTACATAGATAAGGAACTGGTTTTTGACCTTCTTCATCTTCTACAAGTAGTTTGAACTTTCCGGGAGTTCTATTAACGACAACGGTTTGGACTACTCCCATTATTTCTTGGGCTTCTATACCGTCGTCCGCCATTTTATTGAAAGAAAGTTTCAATAAAGTTTTCAATTCACAGTTCTGGGAACATGGGGTGGAAAGTGTATAGGAAAGGGAAACCAGCGAGGAAAAGATGGTTTCGGGATGGGAGGTATCGGGTGAGAAATCGAACCCGTTTTGGTGGGAAATAAACCGGTGGAGGTCTCCAGTAAGGAAGACGAGGAAGTTTTCTTATAACAGCCATTATTTATTTTGGTGAAAGAATAAAATTTTCAATTCAATTACTCTATCAAATATCCAGTTGTTGTCTGATTAGTCAGATTCGGTTGTGGAAGTTGAGATAATAACCAAGTCTTTGGTCTAATCATCGTGGAAGGATCGGCAGAAACAGAAGGATGTACAACTCCAATTATTTGGACATATGCCCTCTCAATCAATAAAACATCGAAAACATCTTGTGGCAGATTGTAATATTTTGGAACAGCCGGAGCCAACTGCCAAGAGTGACCTTTCAAAGCCGACAGAACTTGTTGGTTCTTACTTATTATAACAGCATAATATAAGGTTCCAGCGAAATAATCTATAGAATCTATACCAAGGTCTCTACTTCCATCATAGATTGAAACGTTTGTATAAACACTTTTACCGAGAGTGGCATGATTAACCCCAAAAGTAACGATAACCTCATCATAAACTACCTCTCCTGGAATTTGAGAGGATGTATAATTGGTTCCACGAGAATCACCATTACAAAGTGTACAAGCGTTAATACAATCATAACCATCATCGTAATTTATATTTTCCAAAAACCCTTCTACAGGAACATCAGTAACGTATGTATAAGATGTAAGAACAGATTGAACCTGTTTGAGGAAATCGGCTGCCGCGACATTGAAAACATCTGTTGTTGGAATTTCTGTCCTTTCGTTTAAGTAAGTGGGTCTTGGGATAAAGGTCGGTGTCGTTACATTGGCTTCTGAAGGAATAGCTCTTTGATAAGTTAATAGGAAACAACGTTGTCCTGTGTTTTCATAAAAACGTTTTTCGCTGATTGGAGATTCAAATATGGCTGTTCGCTCCAGCATAACCATATTGGCCTCTGGTCCTTGAACTGGATAAGGATATTCTACCGAATGAAGATTTGGAAGCAAAGACATTTTGAGCTCGTTTAGAACGAAAGTATTCACACCCGTCAACAACGCCCACCTTTCGTTAAATCCGATGTTGGTTGTATAGTTGGAAACACTGTCTGCCACACTTGCAAAAAGGGGTTCTCCATTACATAAATCTGGATCATTGAATAGATACATTGTGAATGACCAATAGGCACAGGGTGGTGGAGAATAACCTGTTATTAGTAAAGCTTGGTTTGGTTGGAGACGGAAAGCACCCAGTTGAATCAAGGGGTTCGTATTTGTTGGGTCAACTCCATAGAAGTTCGTGATGGCGTAAGGAGAAGAAGGGTTGTTTCCATAACATCCAACATCCTCATTTTCAAAACATTGAGTTAAATCTATAACAGCCATCATACCAGAACGTTCGGTTACCCAAAGATCTGCTTTACTTGGTAAAATGGGTGGGGTAGAATGTTTTTTAGATTCTTCATAAGCTTTTCTTTTTAATCCTTGTATTATAGCCCATACTATAAGTATTAAAATCGTAAAAGCTATGAAGGTGTAACATACGATTATAGGTGTCTGCGGATCATCCATTTTTATTTAATTTGAAAATTAAATAAACTAAAACTCCATTCAAAATGAACACTTTACTCTCTACTTTGAAGTCTACAATTGTTAATTTTGGTATGCCGATTTCAGAGTTGATACAATCTTTTAAAGACCACATCTACAAAAACGATGCTCATATGAAAATCTGTGCTTTTGCTTACGAAAATGTCTGTGCTTTGGAAAAATCTGAAACTACTGGTAATGAGATCCAACTCTGGAACTGAAATTTTAATAAATTAACCCATCTATAAAATGTCTTTCTTCTCTTCCTTCTTCTCTTTTTTCTCAACCACACCATCCACTTCAACTTCTATTGAAGAGGAACCCGTCATTGTTCCTTCTGAGGCAATAGAACCAGTATTCACTCCATCAGTTGATGAACTTCTTAAAGAAGCCCTGAAAAACAACGATTTAACCACTTTCAAGACCCTTGTTCGGGAAAATCCTGAAGTAGGTCGCAACGGGTTCTTCATTGATACGACTGTTGAGGAAGGTAAGAACGGTTTCGCAGAGGCCCTTCTCAACGTAGGTTCTAAACCTTCACTTTATGCTATCGAAATGGCTCACATTAATGGGTTCCATGACCTCGCTTGTCTTGCTGCTCGTAACGGTCTCCGAACAGATACTTTTGGAGTCTATGAGGTCCAAAATCGTTCTCGGGTCATTTAACTTTAATTGTTTTTTACTTTTAAACAATTAAAAACATCTAATCAAATGAATATACCAACTCTACCCTATTCAAATACACCATTAGAAACCCTACTATCACCAAAATATAAAATAGTAAAATTGATAGGAGAAGGGGGGTATGGAAATGTATATAAATGCAAATCAGTGGATGGGGAAGAAGTAGCTGTGAAAGTTATAGACCACAGAAGATCTTCTTCAACCATGGAGGAAAATTCGGGGTTGAAATGTCTTTTAGAACCTCTTTTGATGAAAAGTATCAAACATCCTTGTCTAATGTCTGCCAGAGAAATTCTTTCTTTTCCGAGTTGTACTTGTATAGTTATGGATGTCGCGTCTTCAGACATCTGTAGTTATATTTACAACAACAGAAAAACGATTGAGTGGTCCCAACTACTCCATTGGATCTTTCAACTTTGTCAAGGATTGGCCTGTCTTCATGTTAATAATATCGTTCATGGGGACGTAAAATCACCCAATATTTTATTGGTAAAGGATCAGATACGTCTCTCTGATTTTACTCTATCTTTACTTTTACCACCTTCAAAAAATCCAAAACACACCGTTTGTACATTTACACACCGAGCTCCAGAAATTTTTCTACAAAAAGAGTGGTCTTTGGAAGTCGATTTATGGGCTTTGGGGTGTACAATCTATGAAATGATCTATGGGTCTGTTTTATTCCCTTATCAAGCGCAAACCAAAACCACAAAAAAGATAGTAGAAAATGATCTAACACCAAAGGCTCTCAATTGTCTAAAGCAGTGGGCTACGATGACAGAGCAATCCTTCCCATCAACCGTTTCAAAAAGGACCAATTTCATTCCACCAACATGTTTATTTGTGAATGATTCCAAACACGCGTTGATTAACGATCTTATATTGAGTTTGACCAGAGTCCATCCTCAAGAACGAATAACTATGCCTTCAGTTTTGAGACACCAAGTTTTCAGAGAATTACACAACTATTTTATATACCCTTATATCAAACCTAAATTAAAAACTTTTGAAAGAGAAGCCCATTGTGAGGATGTAGAACCCCATGTATTGGATTATGCCAAAAAAGTATATTCTTGTTTACCAGAAGTTGCTCAAAATAAAGATTTATTTTCAGCTTGTTTGTTGATCAGCGCCAAATGCCACAGGGAGTCTATCCAAAAGTTGGGGCTAAATTTACAGAAAATCATTCCCGTTGAACAGACAGTTTGTAAAATGTTAAATTATCAGATACCGATTTAAGCTTTCAGCTCTCGAAGAAGTTTGTCCATTTCAGTCAAAAAACTTTTTATTAATTTTTCAATTTTGGAACAAATGAAAATTTTAAACATTCATCCCCTTCTAAAATAATGTGATGAATGTTCTCAACTACTATAAAACGGCACCCATCGATGATAGTCATATGAGTGCATTCCTTAAACCTGTTCTTCCAGATTTGAATGGTCTTAGGGCTAAATTAAAAGCTCAATTGCCTGTTACGAAGAATCTGAAGGATGTTCTGCTGAACAGAGCAGCTACTTTTCTTTACTCCAAAGACGATGTCGGAATCCCTTTTTTGGATTTTTCTCTATTTCCAGAAGAATTGTTGTTTCTGTTTGCTCAAAAACTTTCTGTTAAATCCGCCGCTTGGCCTATTGTCGGATTTGCCTATTGGCAAAATTTCATCAAAACCAACAAAATGGATGTTCAACTAAAGCCTTACACGGCGGGAGGACTTATAACTGTAGAAAAAAGTTATATTGGACATCAATCAGAATCCGTTAAAGTAGGCCCTCCAACAGAAGACACTTGGTTGTTGGCTTTCAGTCAAATAGAAAATCCTGAAGGCTGGTATGAATATGTTTTGGAAAAACTGACCAAATGCACTTCTGAAGAATTGGACGTTATTATGATTGTCAACGGTTATGGATATAGACCTGCTTGGAAAGACATGGAGAAGATCGGATTCCTCTTATTTTCCATTTCCTGTTCAAGAGGCGCTGGTTATGAATTCGCTAAAAGTCTATATATGTGCACCTACACTTCCAAATTCACAAGAAATCTCAATCGTAAAGACACTTCTAACGTTAAGATTCTTTATCAAACTTATAAAGTCGTTCCAGAATCTGAAACATGGGCAGCTTTTTGGTTCGGGAAACTTATAAGACCAGGGGTGGTTATCCCTGAAGTTCTATCAACCTCCAATCTGTTGTTATTTTCAAAAGTGTTTGGTTATCACCAACAACTATCTAAAAACTCATTTTATGAAACTCTGATTGCTTTTTTATCATCCTCAATACCTAAGTTTCCTGAATTGGTAAATCTTCTTGCTACAACAACAGACCCAGACGTTATTACTACTTATTTGGGTATAAAATCCAAGAAAAATCTTTTCTACAGATTAATGAATTATTCAGCCATAATGAGAAGACCAGAGTTGGATTTCCCTCATGAAATCCCTTATTCTGATTATGGAACTCTGGCTTGGATGACCGATAGAGAGTTGAAAAAATATTTGGATCCTTATAAGTTGGTTAAAATTGATTGGTCTTCTTTCAATAGATTAGAAACTATCAAAAAATTGGCAGATGCCGCACATAAACCACAGTGGTATCTAAGACCAAGAACTGATAAAGCCGCCAATAAAGATGAAATAGATCTTTTCACGCTGGAACCCAGAGTTTTCACTGAAGAAGATTATGCTCTTGGTTATGGAACGAGTTTAAGTTATAATTGTTACACTCTGTCCGAAATAACGGACAGCTTCCGCGAAGATACGGCCACAGGTGTCGTTATATTCTCAAAACCCGGAACATCCAAAGAGTTCTTTCCTTACAAGAGTTTGAAACAACTTTTGACTTTGTTAGACCCATCCACTCCATTGGCACAGAAAATTTCCAGAGGTCTGGAAAAGTTGAAATCTGGAGATTTGATTTGGAAGAACAGTTATTCCCAACTACAAGAGTCTGATAAACTACAAATTCAAGAATTCGTTTTATGGCTTCTTCAGTTTGGGATGGTTTTACGTTTTTGGAAAGGGATTGGCTATAACTGGATTTACAAATGGAAGGAAATAGAGGAAAGAACCAAACAACCAGAACTGTATATGTCTCAACAAGCCCACGATATGAAAGTAGCTGAAAATCTTGGCGTTTATGCCGGAATGACTTCTTTGTGGTCTTATCAAACTAAACAATGGATTGAAGATTTAACGGGAGTTGTCTATAATATGGATTCCAAAATGTCTTCTCCAACAGAATACAACATCTGTTTGACCATTCAGAGAATCTCTCAAACAGAATTTTGCACTGCTCACGCTTCCGACTTTTTTATTCATACAAGTATTTACTGCATAGTGAGTCTGTTCGGATGGGACAACACCAAGGTGACATCTAAACTCAAAAATCCTTTTTTACTTGATATGAAAGCTGCGCTGGGAGAATCAAGCCGACACACCGATCCTAAATTTAAAGGAACAGAAACAGAAAATCAGAAAATGATAGATTTGAGACAAAAATTAGTGTACAATAATATCATCCTCAACGAGGGTAAAACTCCCGCTCAACTACAAAAGCAATATAATGAGTTGTTGTCGGGACATTTATAAGTTTTTTTATTAATTCTCTAATAAAAAATGATATGGTGGTTCAACTACTTGATAATAGCTTTATTGGTTGTTATTTTAGCCTTAGTAGTTTATTTACTAATAGTTTGGACCCAACCAAGTGAATATTACGCTGATTTGACCATACCTTCTGAGGATGAAGAGGTGTGGACAGAACCAGCATCTATTATTTTACCAAAGGGTTGGCCCGAACCAGTTCACACTTTTGACCCAACGAGAAGACGAGGAGAACATACCACTTGTGCTGCTTTAGAGGAAATTTATAACAAACCATTCAAAAAAGGTTATGTTTTTGATAATCCTCTGACGGGACGTAAATTGGAGTTGGACTGCTATAATCCAGAACTCAAGATAGCAGCAGAGTATAATGGAGTTCAACACTACAAATATCCCAACCCTTTTCATGAGTCGGAAGAAGAGTTCATCAAACAAGTTCAAAAAGATGACTATAAGGTGAGAAGATGCGACCAATTGGGTATTTATCTCATCAGAGTTCCTTATAAAGTTCCTTACGAAATAATACCAAACTATGTGGAATATTATACTCCTGAAGCCGTTAAGAAGAGAAAAATGATTGAAGAGCTAAACAGTTAGTTCGGAGAACATGGGATTGGTTCGAATATAGTAGTTCCTTCCGTGATAAATGGCGTAGGAAAGAAGAGATACAGAGATAATACCCAATGTTGTTATGAGACCTATGATATAGCTGTTGTCCACAAAAAGAAATTGGACAACAATGGGTGATGGATCCCTTTCTGGGAAGACGAACGTCGATACTGGTAAGGAGATATCTGGAGAATGGAGATTCATCCCAAGAATCACAATCCATGTTATACAGATGGCGATTCCAGCAAAACAAGCTGCCGCAGGTGGTGTTAATTTGAACATGTGTAAAAGTTGAAGCAAAGAAAAAATGTTTCATTTATTGAAATAAAGGATTTCAATAATCAAACAACATAAGCAACGAATCCAACAAAGCAACCAAACAAAGCAAGAAACATAGAAGGAGAAATGATAGTTCCTGATGAATGAGAAGTGATAGTATTTGTAGCAGACGGGCTTGGAGTTGGAGTTGGAGATGGGACGGGAGTGTTAATTGGGATAACGCTATTTCCATTCCCACAGAAAATCGATACATAATCGACGTAATTTTGATAGCAGGTATTTTGAGGGAAGGGATTTGGCGTCTGAGGATCTCCAAAAGCGTGAGAAGTAATTTCGCATGAGTGACAATCTTGAGGGTTATTGTTACTAAAAGAACAGTTGTAATAAGTGATGAGTCCGACAGAACTACAAGAGTAGGAGCAGCCTACAGGGAATAGCTCAAGATAATATGGAAATGGAGCAGAACATGTTGGATAAGTTGGATCAAGATAAATACTTACAAAAACATAAGTTGTTTCAGGATCAAGACCAACAGGATTCGGGTTGTCTGTGCAAAGGATTTGAGTGGAATTGTATCCAGTTTCCTCATTGAAAAAACAGGCTTCAATAACAGTTGTGTTGCATGCAACTTCGGGTGACTCATCGTAGATAATCACGTTTTGTGGATATCCAGAACAGTCACTCGTGAAAAACTGCTGTGTCTGACCGTAATAAGCATTCGCAAACGAAGCACTTACAATCAGGAGACCAAAAAGTCGCTTGAAAAATGTGATCATAGAGTCAAGGTAAATTAAACAAAGTAGTTTATTTAATTTTCAATTTTTTGTCATTCTTCCAAATATCCAACCCATTCTTTTATTTCGACTTCAGTAAAATCTCTTTCCGTCATAGCTTCCGTTAATGCTTTCTTTCGCTCTTCAGAATCTACATATTGTTTCTTAATCAAAACTATCAAGTTATTGAGTTGTTCATTTTTGGAAATCTGTATAACTACATCTGGGTCGAAACCATTCAAACAGTTTACAAGTCGGGTCATTCTTCCTGTGAAACAAAGATTTTTAGAATCTTTCAGTTCTTGATCTAAAACTTTCAGAATCTCTTTTTTATCCGGATGGACTCTTATTCTGTCCCAAACAAGAATCAAAAGCTCTCCATAACTTACACCCAGAGCACCATAAATTTCTTCAGAAGCAGAATAAGTTTTCAGAAGAGTTTTGGATTCGTTTTTGAGTTCTGATTTCAGAATTTCCTCCAAAGTTTCGTCTGGTGTTAGGATTGGTTTTTTGTTGCTCAGTTTGACAACTGTGTTCCGAAAAGACTTTTGAATCTCGGCATTATGAACTGATTCTGGGTCTTGGTAAATTTTTTCTTCAATCCGAGCCAAGAGTCTTATCACTTGAGGGGGTAAATACTCTATGGGATTCTCGTCGAGACAAAAATGCTTCAAGTGAGGAAGCATACCAATCTCAGCAGGAATAGTTTTCAACTTATTTCTTTGAGCGTGAATCTCTTCTAATGAACTCATTTCTCCTATCCAAGAGGGTAGAGATTCTAAAGAACAGTTTGTGAGTCCCAGTTGGTTTAGCTTTTTCAGATTTACCATTTCGGAAGGAAGGGTGATAAGATGGTTATCGGCCAATTCTAAAACCGCAAGATTTTCAAGACCCCCAATTTCAGAAGGGAGAGACTCAATATTATTTTCTGAAGCATTTAGAACAAGAAGATGTTTCAAATTTCCAATCTCTTTTGGTATACTTTCAAGTAAGTTTTCCGAAACATCCAGTCTTTCTAAATTACTCAGGGAACCTATCTCTGAAGGAAGCGATACCAAGAAATTACCTTCCGAGGAAAGAGTTTTCAAATATTTTAATTTTCCAATCCAAGAAGGTATTTCTCCAGTTTGAATGCCACCTATATTCAAATTTATAAGATACCGCAACTTTTCTATACAAGGCGGCACTTCATCAAAGTTATTACTAAAAAGATTTAGACTTGTTAGATAAGTGAGTTTTTCAATCTCTTTGGTTAGATTGTGTAGATGATTATCAGACAAGTCCAACTCTCTTAAATTTGAAAGTTTTCCAATTTCTTTGGTTATACTACTCAGTTTATTATCAGAAACATCCAACTGTTTCAGTTGTGTCAAACCTCCAATTTCCGGTGGTAGAACAGACAGACAATTATCACTGAGTCCTAAATATTTGAGTTGTTTTAGATTTTCGATTTCCTTTGGCAACTCTTGTATCCGGTTGGTAGAAAAAATTAAATTGGTTAGATAGGGCAGTTTGCAAATACCAGTTGGGAATTTTTTGAGACTTATGTTATTCGCATGGAAGACCCGTAGGTTTGTCATTCTCTCAATTTCTTCTGGTATAAACGAAATTGGATTATTGGAAAGATCTAATATTGATATATTGGTCATTTTGAGGAGAATATCAGGAAAAGAAGAGAGACGATTATCTCGCAGAGCAAGTCTTTCAAGTAGTTTCAGATTTTCAAATTGGACAGGAAGCTTTTTCAATTTGTTAGTCTGAAGCATCAAAGCCTCAAGACAGATAAGTTTTCCGATAGAAACTGGTAGAGATGTGAGCTCATTATCATCAAGATTAAGAAGTTCAAGAACAGCCAGATTTCCAATAGAGGATGGTAAAGTTTTGAGTCGGTTTTTATCTAAATGTAGATGACGCAGATTGGAAAGTTCTCCAAATTCTTTGGGTAAAGAGTTGATTTGATTGTCGGATAAATCAAGCATAACAAGATCTTTGAGTTGAGAGATTTTTGGAGGGATGGAAGTTATTTGATTTTGAGATAGGTCAAGAGTGACGATGACCTCTTTCAGAGAGAAAACCTCCTCTGGTATTGATGTAAGATTTTGGTTGCTCAGGTCCAGAATTCCATCTTCCACTTTCATTTTGATGAAGAGGGTAAAGAATAAAATTTTCAAAAATTTGAAAAGTATTTGATCAGAAAAATTGTTTAAAATGGCCTTGGCGAATGCTTCTGGTAAAAAGTTTGAGGATGAGGTGATGTCTCATATCCACAAACTCGATGTGAAAATAGTCAAATACACCAAAGAAAAGGATTATAAATTATTTTTACAAAAAAGCCTTAGAAAATAAATTTGGGTTTATTCAAAGCATAGATCAACTGACATGAAAACTTTGATAGAACCATCTTCTGTTGTTATCAAACCAACCATCAAATCTTCTGATATTTCCACAATCATTAAATGGGCCGGTAGTAAAAAAAGTATAGTAGATACACTTTTTGAAAATTTTCCATCAGAGTTCACCGATTACTACGAGCCTTTTTTAGGAACAGCTGTTGTGTTTATGGAAGCAAAAAATAGAGGAATCTTTTCAAACACTACCAATTATTACCTCAACGATTCTTTATTTCCTCTCATCAATACTTATGAAAGTGTAAGAGACCACTATGAGTTAGTGATCAAAGAATTTTCTTCTAAAAAATATGTTTACGACAAAGAAGTTTTCATGACTAAAAAAGTTAGATTCAATCAGTTGAAAAAGGCCGTCTTAACTCCAGAAGAAAAAATAGAACTGGCTTGTCTTTTCATTTACTTGAATAAGACTGGTTTTAACGGTATGTATCGTGAGAATTCCTCTGGGGAATACAACATTCCATTTGGTAGATACACCAATCCTTGTATCTACAAGGAGGAGGACATCAAAAAATTAGCAGGTTGTCTTCAAAACGAATCCTTAAAAATAACCTGCTTTCCTTATCAAGATGTTGTTAAACATGCTAAAAAGGGTGATTTTGTGTACATGGATCCACCTTATGCAGAGACTTTCTCAAGCTACAGCAAAGATTCTTTCAAAAAGGAAGATCAAATCAAACTGAAAGAATCGTTTGATGACCTAACAAAGAGGGGAGTGAAAGTTATGGAAAGCAACTCTTCTTGTCCTTTTATTTTGGATCTTTACAAAGATTACAAAATTATCAAAGTAGCTGTAAAGAGACCGATAAACAGCAAATCCACAAAAAGAAAGGATGAAGTTCAAGAAGTTTTAATTGTTAACTACTGATTGTCGTTGAAGATTAAAATAAAAAATCTTATTTTTATTCATAAATTTTTTATGTTATAATTAAAAAATCATGTCACGACGCCGGTCATCCATGTCCGTCGAAGAATGTGAAAAGCCCACATCTATGGGTTGGTGGGGTCCTCTGTCTGGCCAATACGCCGGTGCGGTTCTGGCAACTCTGGGTGTCATTCTGATTCCATCAGTCATCACTTCCTATGCCGTCATTGGTCAGGCTAACCCACAAACGTACACCAACGTTGGTGCGACTATTTTCTTTTCAGTGCTGTTCTATCTGTTCTTGGCGATCATACCCCTCGCTGCTAAAGAACTAACCCATGGTGGTCTTATAAATTCAGTTCACTGGTATTTACTGATTGTTATGTACCTCTACTGGACAATTCTGTTCTTCAGTAACCAGAATTACCTCGGTGCCTTCATCGTAGCCCTCCTAACATGGGTGTTCTTCCTGTTCACTTTCCGCGGTCTGAGCCTTGCCGGTCGTCCTGGAATAACTGCCATCGTGGTAGTCGCATTTTTGTGGGTTACGTATGCAGTTATCGTTTCAGGTCTTGCCAATTGGCGCTCAAGCCCAGTTGCTGCGTAACTATAAAAAATTTGTTAGTAAAGATTTAACAAATTTTACCTTAAATGTGAAAGGTTTCTTCAATAAAAGATGGTCGATGCTGATGAACTAAAGTTGGAGAAGGAAATTTTTCTGATAAAATCTTCTAATTAACATATATTCATATTTTCTAAATAGAAAATATAAAATTTACTTAGGCGTAGTAAGGATCCTGGGCGATATTAACGTCGCGGCCACAGGGGGATTCCCAGTAGCGTTGGTTAGTTGGTGTGCGGGTAAGAATTAGTGGTGTATAGTAACCATTATTTGGAGCACCTGAAACGTCGCGAGTTGAACCATAACCAATTGTTCCAAGTGATGTTGGGAGAGCATTAATTGGCAGAGAAGTGCCATAACCAGCAAGAGCTGGTGGGGCGACACCAGGAATACCTTCAATAGTGAAATCCCGTGGATCAAGCCCACAACCATCATCACAGTCCTCCCCATATATATCACTATCATATCCTCCTTCATCATTGCAATAGCCGGGCTTATCATTGCACGCTTGAGGCTTACGGCACTTAATGCGCCAGATGGAGTAGTCGTTGTGACCAACGCGTTGGACAACAGTCAGGCTCTTGAGACGGAGGATAGCGCCTTGACCGAAGAGAATGTTGGCTGAATCGTTGGAAGCGACGGCGAAACCTTCAGCAACATTAACTGGCAGAAGGCCACCATACTTGTTGTGGTAGATGGAGTAGTAAGGAACTGACTGGAGAGGGACCAGAGCGGTCATATCAACAGTGTCATCCTTCGCACGGTAGCGAGAGTAGTTGTTGGGGAGAGAAGCATCCAGAAGAGAGCCTGTGCCGAAGTTAACCAGAACACGACCAACCTGAACATCCTCAGCATAACCACCATTCTCACGAACGCGGAATTCCTCAGACATGCGACGACCGATACCTACATGCTTGAGAACCTCAGTGTTATTGATGTACCAACGGATGATAGATTTGCAGCTGTCGATACCAACGGCGAGCTTGTGGAAGTCACATAGAGGATCACACGCCTCAGTTCGTTGGACTTCGACGAGGTCGATGAAATTGGCCGCACAAGTTTCGCAGCAGCAACGTTGAACTCCGAATTGATATGAATAACTCTCTGGTGTCTTCTTAACCTTGTTTGTTTGGGCGTAGCAGTTTACGTCGCAAACAAAAGCGTGGCAGCACTTCTCTGGGAGTTTGCGTTTGCATGAACCACAGCCAGTCGTGCAACCACCACAAGGGCCACAGGGACCCTTCTTACAGCGACCCCAGTTCTTCTCGAGGGTCTCCCACTGTAGCCAGCGGAGGAATTGGCAATACTCGTTCCAGTCGTTCCATGACTTCCACGCTACGAAATTGTCTTCACCAAGGTCACAGGCGTTGCCTACAGACCAGTCGAGGTAGACGTCTTGGTTGAAGAGATCGATGTTGACACCGCCACAATAATCGGCCCACTTCAGGAATCGGATGAAACGGAGGTATTCACGGAAAGATGAGTTTTGCTTGAAAGCAATATACCGACAGTCTTCCCAGAAGTTGGAGCAAGTGTATTTCTTGTCGCAGGCATCTCGGCAAGGCTTGCACTCGTTGTTGGTTTCTGCAGCCCAGTTACACCAATCGTTCCATTGGCTGAGAGGAAGGCGACCGTAAAGAGCATAGATAGCGTGGTCAGTGAGGGCGAAACCGGCTATAATACCATTGTCTGGGTCTATTAATGAAAATTGACTATGGGCGAGACGCGCATCAGCGAAAATATCCCTGACTCTCTTGGAATATGTGTCGGGAATGGGCTTGGAAGCGTTGAAGTATTGCTTACCCGCAATTACGGCTTCGGCAATAAGTTCAGTTCCACGGCGAGTATACAGGGGTTGTTGGTAGTAGGCGTTCCACGCGAAAGATTGGAAGAGGCCAGTTGGGGCTACGGCTGTGAAAGTGCTGCTGTTGACAATAAGTCCCTCAGCATCCGTCTTCACGACACCGTCTTGTTGAGAAAGGTCCGTGCGCCAATACTTGTCGCACCAGTCTTGACCGTTGAACTCCAGTAAAGTTGCGCTTTTGGCACCGAGCTGACCATTAAAGTTGCCACAACACGCCATAAGTGCTTTTTCTTTAAGCAGGAAAAAAGAAAAAGTTTTTTTTAATGGGAACATTTTTAAATTTTCATATAATCCGCGCGGTAACAGATGTAACAAAAATTGAGGTTAAAAAGAAAAGTTTTTTTAATGGAAATATTTGAACGGTTTCGATCAGACATAAAATGATTTTTTAATAAAAAAATCATTCTAATTAAATGAAGACTCCTATAAGTACTTTCGTGGAATTTTCCGAGTATCTACAAAAAACCAAATCTACTTTCAAAGAGATTATCAAACAGCGTTGGGATGGCAAGGACATTCAAGAAACGTTATTTCGTAATTTCGTTTTTTAAAGTTAATACCTGTATTTGATAAATATACCATTTGTGATGGTAATTTCAGCTCAGGAACAATCCAACCAAACACTGATCTTTCCATTTTTATGAAGCGAAATATAAAAGATAAAGGTGATGTTTCTGATCTGACTTTGCTTAATGACAAAACTATTGTGGCTTCCTCCTTCTTTTTGGAAAACTTCTAAAAGAGTATTCGATCCTTGTGTCGGTAAAGGGAGATTTATAGTTGATGTTCTAGCAAAGTTTATGGAGGGGTTGAAACAAGTTTATCCTGATGAAAGATTAAGATATAAAAATATTGTAGAAAATTGTTTGTTTTGGTCTGATATAAACCCTTTTAATATATGGATTGGTAGATTACTATTGGATCCACTTAACGAATATAATCTGAAATATTTTCAAGGAAGTACTTTAGATTTGGATATTAATAGACAATGGAAGCTGAAGGGATTTGATTTGATTATTGGTAACCCTCCATATCAAAAACCAAGAGGAGATAAAGGAAACAAAGGAGGAAAATCTCTTTGGCCTTTATTTGTAGATTTTTCTCTTGATAGATTAAACAGAAACGGATATTTGATTTTTGTTCATCCGGCTTTATGGAGAGAACCCAAAAATGACATTGGGGTTAAAATGTTTGGAAATAAATTTCATATTATAAGTATTCATGGGATAAGAGACGGAATGAAAACTTTTAGAGCTGGAACGCGTTATGATTGGTACGTTCTTCAAAAAACTGATAAACCTATTGAGACCACTATTATAGAAGAAGATGGTAACGTTTATAAAACAGTTATTGATGAGACTTCTTTTATACCCAATTTTGGAAAAGATATTTTTGACAAACTTCAACCCGAGATAGAAAAAGTGGGATTTTTGGAAGCTAAACAAAGTTCCGTTCTTTCAACTTCCACGAAAAATGTCCAAACATCTAAAGATAAAAACCACCCTTATATTCTTATCAATACCATCAACAGTAAGGAAACAACCTTTCGATATTCTTCTAAAGAACATCCGCTTCAAAAACTCCAAAAGGTCATATTCTCTGAGGGAGGAATGTACCCTTTTTATGATAAAGGAGAATATGGTATAACTCAATCTGGTATTTACATTCTAGTCAGTAGTAAAGAAGAAGGAGATAGACTTGTTGAATTTCTGAAATGTGATTTGGTGAAGTATTTGGTGAATTCTGCTAAATGGGGAAATTTTAGAACTTCTAAACATGTTTTCACAAAAATACCTAAACCTACCAATATACAAGAAATCACAAATGAGAAGGTGTTCGACTACTTTAAATTCACCCCAGAACAGATTTCCAAAGTGCGCAGTTAATTTATTTGTCTAATAAATTAAAGTATCCAATGGCCATTTTTGATCATCTTCTCCCTCTTGACATCCCCAACCAGATAGTTGTAATGTAATATCAGATATTCAGGAGGAATGAAATTGATGAAAACTCCGTTTGGAAACAAACATCTTTCTAAAACCAAAACTTTCATCCCGTATTTAGCCATATAATGGTTGATATACCATTGGTCCCCTGTTATATCTGTAACATTTTCGTGACCGAAAACGTTGAAAAAATGCTCTCTGTAGCACAACATATTTCTGATAGCTTCATTGTTTTTCAGAACCATAAATCCGGAACAAAAATTAGAACATTCATTAATTTTATTTCTATCCGGATCGTCATTTTGTATAAAAAGATCCACTTCTGGATTTTGTTGTATCAGATTTTCCAAATGTGGAAGGGGATCTTTGTTAATCCAAATGTCTGTATCTAAATATAAGATATAGGGGTGTTCTGGTCGACTTTCCAAAACGTGAGAAAGAACATCCAACTTACTAACTGTTATCAATTTATAATCCTTCTCAGTCCATTTGTGAAAATTCTTAGACAATTTCAAGTCAAAAAGTTCAGAAGAAGTTGTTTCTGAGAAAAACTTGAACGACTCCTCATCAATACAAACCAAATGAAAATCCCAAGGAAGTTCAAGTTGCTTTATACGAAGAATGAAGTTCTGGACGAAATGCCTATATCCATAATTAGTGTAAGTCACCACTAACATTTTTTACAGACACTTCACAAATTCTTAAAGGTGTAAAAAGACTTATAAAAATGGAGTGCCTTGTTCCTGTTTCTTTGGGTGAAGTAGTAGACAAATATACTATCCTCGATATCAAAGAAAAGAGAATTTCCGATCCAGATAAACTTGCCCTCATTCACCAAGAAAAAGAACTTCTGGAACCTCACATTCAAAACTTTCCACATAAACATTATCAACGCTTCCTCACGGAAATCAATGAAAGAATTTGGGAATTATCTGATGAAACACGCGAATCTCCTGAACTTTCAAAATGTGTTGAACTTTTTAAACATAACGACCGTCGTTTTCGAGTGAAGAACAAGATTAATCGATTGTCTCTTCTCAAAGAGCAAAAAAGTTATTCCTCCAAAAAAGTGATGTTTTGTGGTCATACTGAAACCGGAGACACGTTGATTAACATCGGAATAGTTAGATATCTTTCAACACTTTATGCTGAAGTTATAGTTCCTGTGAAAGATGGGAATCTTCAACTGGCGAAAACTCTTTACGAGGATGATCCCTCAATTAAACCTGTGTCTGTAAATGATGTCTCAATTGATGGAAGATATCTCCAATACAGTGAGTTTGAGAACAATCGGAATTTTATAGAAAAAACCAAAAAATCTGGAATAGATGTTATCTCTGTATTATACTTGAAAGGTCATCCATCTGCTCCCAACGCCCATGTTCGTTTTTACGACCAATTCTATATAGATTCCGGTATAGACCCCAAACTTCGATTTTTATACACCTACATCCCACGCAACCTTCAAGTCGAAGAAGAGGTCAAACAAGAGTTTGTTGGAAACAAAAAATACGTCTTTCAACATAATAGAATCGGAGATCCCAAACGAATGATTCAATCTGATCACTATATTTTCAATGTGAATGAATGTGGGGGTAATAACACATCCCTTCTACACTTTTGTAAAATGATTGAGGATGCTGAAGAGATTTATGTGGACAATAGCTCTTTCTTTTGTCTGGCAATACATCTGGATTTGTCGAGAGTGAAACGGGCTGTAGTGTATGCTCGAGATTATAATTGCGATATGATGAGTTTTGTGAATCCTTCCCAAAAATGGGAAGTGATATACCCGTAAAATTTCCTAAATGAAATGAAAGTCCTTGATAAAATGGAATCCTTTCGACCCACTATAATGGTCAACTATCCTCCATGGGCCGACGAACTTCTCGAACCGTATTTTTATAAATGGGTGAATTCTGAACCCCGTGAATTGTCAGGTTGGACCTATATTGATGTATTCTGGACCAACTTATATGTCAATGCTGACCAGTTTGGTAAGCCTTATGATTCTGTCGCTTTACAGAAGTGGTTAGATCAACTACCCGATGGTAAATATTTTACAATTGTTCAACATGACGATGGTATACGCGAGAAACTTCCTTTTGGAACTGTAGTTTTTGCTCTGGGAGGATCGAAGGGTCAAGGTTCTTTGATAGAACCACTACCTCTGATTTATTTGGACAATCTCAACCGTCTGGAAAAATACGGAACAAAGTCAAAAGATATTTTTTGTTCTTTCGTTGGTTCTGTGACTCATCCGGTCAGACAAAAAACTATTTCAACTTTTGTGAACCACCCTGATTTCAGATACCATGTTACTGGTTGGACTAATCAAGTTTCTGAGAATAATCAACAAGTGTTTTTGGATTTAACTTCTCATTCTGTATTCTCTCTCTGTCCGAGAGGTTACGGTGAAACATCTTTCCGTTTATATGAGGTTCTCAAACTTGGAGCAATACCAGTCTATATCTGGGAAGACCACGAGTGGCTCCCATTCAAAAACAAGATCGATCACTCTAAACTATGTGTTTCCATCCCCAGCTCAGAACTTCCAACTTTGTATGAAAAACTGAAACAAATCCCTTCTGAAAAAATTCAAGAAATGAGGGATTATTATGAAACTGTGAAACACTTTTTCACGTTGGAGGGTTCGAGTTGTGAAATATGTCATAGATTGAAAGAATTATCTGAACCATACAATTTGATTGCTCACCGCCTCAAGTCAGCTTCTTCCACTCTTTATTTCGAAATAGAAGAAGCTGGATTTGGAGCTATGTTAGACCGAGTCAGATTTGGGTTAGGGTTAGCTCTGGCTTTCAACATGAAACCGTCGTTTAAAATGAATGGTTGTCGTTATATTTTCCCTTTTGATATTGACTGGAAACTTCCTGATGGTGATATGATTCCATTCAATTTGGAGAGAGTCCCATCTGGGACTATAGCCAAATTGGATTTTTTCCGCTATTACAATTCTAAAATTTGGTTAGATATTGCTTGTCCTGAACCCCCAGCTTTTTTCTCACATAACGAAAGTATGGCTCGTCATTATTGGATGGCTTGTTTAGCAGAATACATAACAAAACATGCAAATCAGCGTCTTCTCCAGTTGGTAATTGACACTAAAAACAAAATCATTTGGCCATCAAACGAAACTATAATAGGAATACATATTCGTAGGGGAGACAAGATTCAAGATAATCCACATGTGCCTGTTCAGGTATATATGGATTATCTTAATCGATTGATTTCAGCTAAAAATATATCGCATTTTGTTGTTTTTTTGACCAGTGATGACCCTGAGGTTTATAAAGAATTTAGAATTTTATTGAACGAAAATATCCGTATTTTATGGGATGAAAACGAAAAAAGATACAACAATGCTAATTGGAAATACATTCATACGAGTGAAGAAATAGCAGAACAAGAAAGTTATACAGCGGCGAAGAATATTTTATTATTAGGAGATTGTGATTATGTTATAGGAACACATAACACCCAATTCACGTGGCTTGGTGGTTTGCTGTGTACAGCAAAACACAGAGGAGACGATGTCGATCGTCACATTATGATTCAATCCAATCCCGTTGACGGAAAATATATACTATCCTACTATTTGGTTAATTTTCCAGGTGTCGGTTCCCCTATTTTTACACCTGCAACAATTTAAATGACTTTTTTCATTTAAAGATTTACGACTTATGTATTAAAAATGTCTTGGGTTCTCGTTCTTGTCTGTGACGAGAACTATTTTGGTAAATATCAAAAAACAGCGAGGCAAATCCGAGAACAAGGAAAATGGGAAGATGATATTGTATGTCTCCCGTCAACTTCTTTGGAAGAAAATCAAGATTTTAAAAATCTGAATCTTCAACTAAAGATAGAAACTAAAGTTTGGCCCTTAGTCCCGATTAATGAGGACAAGAAGCTTAATGATAAGTTATTCCAATATCATAAATTTCATGTATTCCAAACTTATTTTAAGAAATGGGACTATGTTTTTTATATTGATGTAGGAATGGAAATCATAGGAGATCTTAATAGGTTCAAGAAACTTTTTTATCAGAAGGAAAGAATCTACGCTCATTCTGATAGTTATCCCACTTATCAGTGGAATCTTGCAAGACAATTTTCAAATATGATTGATAACGGTGACTGTAATTATTTCCAAACCACCATGTTCATATTTCATACAAGTTTATTGGAAAATAACACAGTTAGCGATTTAGTAGACCTTACAAACAAACTTCCCTTAAATATAAGAAACGATCAAGGTGTTATAGCCTACTATTACTGTTTAGAGAAACCAAGATGGACTCAAATTCAGATATGTGACGAGAAAGGATTTCTTTACGATTACTTGCCTCGTCCTGGATTTCAAGCTGAGAATTATGTAATGGTGAAACTACGATAGAGAAAGTATTTTATTTGATATCAAATAAAACATTTAACAGGACCTATACCAAGAAACGGTTTCTTTGATGGCCTCTGATAATGGTGTGAACTTAAAATCGGGACAAAGTTGAGAAAATCTTGTTGTGTCTGCAGTTCTCTTTGATGGACCCTCTACTGATTTTTTATCAAATTCAACATCACCAGTAAAACCAGCAGCTTCACACACTAATTCAACCACGTGTTTGATAGACACTTCTTCTCCAGCCACGATGAGAGGAATTGTGTCTTCATAATGGTCTAAAACCCAAAGTGTAGCCCGTGCTAAATCAGCTGCATACATAATTTGTCTTTCTTGTTTTCCGTTACCCAACACATGAAGGGATGTCCCATCCTTTATGGCTATCTCGGTTTTGGCGATGAGAGCGTTGACTAATGGTGCAGTTTTTGGATTGAAATCACCATAAGAACCGAAGAAATTACTTGGTAATATTGTAACAAAAGACGACCCGTGCTGTTTGTGATACCAATTAGACAATTGAGCCAATGCACGTTTTGCGAGAGCATAAGATTCAGCTGCCTCATGTAATCTTCCACCAAATAATTCATCTTCAGTGCTACCAACAGGAAAAGAGGCGTCTTTTGGAAACATAACAGTTGAAAGGACTGACACTACTTTGATGGGTCCTACCCATCTTTGAAACTTGTGAGCTGTTTGTAAAACGTTATTGTTAACAGACACATTATCCAGCCAAAAATCCACAGGTTTTGCGGTCATTTCTTGTATTGAGGCGAGTTTTGCTGCTAAGTGTAGAACATGTGTGGGTTGGTGTTTTTTGAAAAGATGCTCTACATTTTTTTGGTCACGGAGATCTCCATCTTTACGCGTTACCCATATCCACTCTGTATCTCCTCTTTTATCAATTTGATTCTGAACGTGCCGTCCGAGCATACCACTGCTACCTGTTACCAACACCACACGTCGAGATTCAAATGGAAATCCTAACATAATATCAACAAGTTTGGCAACCTTCTCATCAGAGATATGCACTTGATGGACACCAATAAAGAATCCACGCATGTGAAGAGCATCAGCACCCGGATAATCAGTGGGTTCCTCAGAACAATAGGTGGCTATACACGGTTGACGCGTGAAATTACCACTGATAATGGGTCTATTTTCTATACCATTTTTACTCAAAAAGAGTAGATAATCTCGAAGTTGATGAGCGTAAGCTCTATGTAACAACGCACCGATACCGAACCAAGCTGGGTCGGTGTCCTTTGAAGCTTCCATCAATGACATATATTTTGAAAATCGAGAATCGCTGTGTAAAGCTTTTTGAATACGTGAAAAGTTATCGCGGCGGCAAGCATTGTATTCGTTCAATTTTTTCAATTGAACACTCAGCATAGCTCCTTGAACTTCCATGGGTCTTAGATTGAATCCCATATTTACGAAGAGGAATCTGGGGTCGATATCCGGATAGGAGGACTCCACCTCTTCTCTGTTGGTTAGGTGACGAGTCCAACCGTGAGCACGCAGACAACGAATTAGATTATAATCATCTTCCGTTTTACATACAACCATACCACCTTCACCACTTGTGATATGATGGGAGAAATAGAATGAATAGGTTCCGAAATCACCGGAGGTTCCCAACATTCTTTTTCCTTCAGAAAACGTTCCCAAAGCTTCGCAAGTGTCTTCAATAAGGATAAGGTTATATTTTGAAGTAAAGTTCATCAAGTCTCTTACACATGTAGAATTACCGAGTACATGAACTGCCATAACTGCTTTGACACGGGATGATATCTTTTTCTCGAGTTCATTAATATCGACATTGAAAGTCTGCGGATTCACATCTACAAACACTGGTTTGAGTCCACATTGTAGAAGTGGAAAAACGCTGGTAGACCAGCACACCGCTGGAACCAATACTTCATCGCCTACTTCGCAATGAATTTTTCGTAATTTATTGGTTATAGCAGCTACAGCAAGTAAATTTGCCGAACTTCCACTATTGACCATCACTGCAAATGGAGAACCAACCATTTTGGCAAATTCACGTTCTGCTACATCCACTTTTTCACCAAGCGTAAGACGGCCAGACAATAACACATCTGTCATAGCCAAAATCTCTTCTTCACCAAATGGATTCATGACCAGTGGAAATAATGCAGAAGGCTTATCGTCCTCTCCTCGACGGCGAAGCCATTCAGTTTTGACAGCCTCCTTCCAAGACATTTTACTAACCACAGTGATTTACTTTAATAATTTTTTTAATAAATTACTTTTTGAAACGATATATATTGTGTGAAGTGCCTTCTTTTTGTAAAAGGTCGTATGGTATTTTGTGAAGTAATGAAAATTCGTTCACTGCTCGAAGAACTGAATCCAGCCAAATATCATCACCTAATAGCTGCCCTCCTTTTCTTAGCTTAGACCACCAAAAATTAAGATCTGCTATTACACCTTCGTAGCTATGGTCTCCGTCAATAAAAATAGCGTCTAAACTTTCAGAAGGAATTTCTTCTTCTGTTATACAAACGCTTGGTTTACGAAACCACACCCAACGTTCAGACCAAGGAGAAAGTTCTTGACAAATACGTTCATGAAGAACGTCGAAATTGTCTTTCCCTTCCGTTTGAACACAGGAGGAAATGATTTTAGCAAAATCATCATTTGGATACCATTTCATCGGATCTATAAGATAAAGTTTTTCGGCAGAAGTATTCTTTAAAATATCTTTAGCGTGAAGTCCAAATCCAACCCCAACCTCCGCACATTTTAAATATTCATTATCTTTTATGATTTTTGAGAAAACACCATAATACAACGAAGCCCAACCTCCTCCATTTTCGTTTGTGTGTTTGGCTGATTCGTAATATTGATTGATGTTCATTTTAAATAATCGTAAACATTTTCTTAAAGGTAAAACGAGATCGACGTCCTTTTCACTTTAAATAGTGTTGCCTTGATAATAAAAACATGCTACAGCGTAAAAAAATAATCGCGCTTAAACGTGCTCTCGAAGATGCAAATAATGGAATTAGCAGTCTTCCGTCCGATATTTTGACTATGGATGGACTGTCGGGTATTAAGACTCGCCATTTCTATAATAATGCTTTGAAGTATATTCAACCAGAAAAATACTTGGAAGTTGGAATGTGGAAAGGATCCAGTTTCATATCAGCTATGTACAAAAATAATTGTCTTGGAATCGGCATTGATAATTGGTCTGGATTTGGCGGACCTTCAGAAGAATTTCACCAGAATGTTAAAAAATTTTTAGTTAATAACGAACAGGTTGATATTCGGAACGGTGATTGTTTTTCTCTTTCAACTTTGGAAGGCATTTCAGGTGTAGATTATTATATGTATGATGGAGATCATACTTTTGAAGATCAAAGAAAAGCCCTAACAATCTTTTTACCTCTATTGGCTGATGAATTTGTTTTTGTCGTTGATGATTGGAATTGGGAGCCTGTCAGAGAAGGCACTTTCGCTGGTTTAAGAGAGATAAATGTTGAAATTGTTTGGTCCCACGAAATCAGAACTACTTCTGATAATTCTCACCCTCCTGCCGAAACAGCAAAATTAGAGTATTGGAATGGAATGGCAATTTTTCTACTTGTTAAACGTCCCTGAATCTTTTTATTTTATTACCAAATAAAAAGATATGATATACAGATCAATCTACCCATCTTTTAATGATATAGTTTTTTGGGAGACTATTTTGGTAGTTTTTGCAATAGGATATATTTCGTCAAGTTTTATTGCTTATGGATTACCCTACTATCAAAACCTTCAACCAAGTTGGGCGCCTCCAGACTACGTTATTCCGATGGTTTGGGTTTCTCTATACTTTTTAATAGCAATAACTGTGTATGATTTATCACTGTCAGATCCCAAAAAGTACATTTTTATGTGTTTTGGTGTTTTATCTATCATTCTTCAGTTGGTTTGGTCTTATTTTTTCTATGTTCTTCACAACCTTGTTGTAAGCCTTGCCTTACTGACAGTTCTCGTTTGTACCATCATAACTGAAATTGCTTATGGTTGGTTTTACAATCATCTTAGCAGTGGTCTTCTCATCATTTATTTATTCTGGGTGAGTTATTTACTTTTCGTGAATGCTTATTTGATTTCTCAAGAGAACAAAAAACTTCTTAAACCCTCAACCTCTTCCAACTAAAAGATGACTTCTGTTTCGGATATACCTTCATATAAAGAAGCAGTTATGTTCGCTGTGGAAAGTGATTTCGGATTCGCTATGTTTAAAAACGACCCGAGATATAACGCTGTATTAGAGCATGTTACCAAAGAACAAGGAATCGAATATATTAAGGAAATAAACCGCGTTTGTCCTGTTCTTTGGGAGCACATCGACACTTTCAAAACGAATGATTATATTGGTTCGCCTAATATAGTCAATTATGGTTCTGGAAGTGGAAGTTCTTCAGAACATCCTGAAAAAGAGCGGATGGGCGTTGGGTCTATTTCTCCGACCACACTACGTTATATCAAAAATCTGGCGGACATCCTTGCTTATTTTGGATCTATTGATGGGTTTGATGTAGTTGAAATAGGAGGCGGTTATGGAGGACTTTGTAAAATCATGACGGATGTGGTAAAGGTCAACTCTTACACCATTTATGATTTAGAACCTGTTACTTGTTTGGCGAGAAAATATCTTTCTAATTTCCCAAATGCTAATTCTGTTATTAAAACCGTGGCTTATGACCCCACTATGGAGTCTCCAGAAAAGATAGATTTACTAATCAGTCATTACGCTTTTTCTGCCTGTTTTTCTGAAGTTAGAGAGGTTTATTTGAACAAAATTATCTCCAAATCTCCTCGAGGAATTATGACTATCAATTTTTTAAACCAAGAAGAGGTTTGGTATGTTCTCAACAAAATTAGAGCCTTGACTGGAAAACACGTTCAACTCGTTAATGAAGTTCCAAAAACTGGAGATAATAACGTGGTTATTGTTTGGAAGTGATTTTAGTTACTCTTTTCATTAAAGCAAATTTCCAGATAATATTTTTCTGTTATTTCAACTCTTCAGAACTTCTCTCATAACCTCTCAGCCAAGGGACCATTTATTTTTGGGGAGAAGAACAAGAATTGGAAATTCCAAGACAGGTGATCAACATTGAAAGGGAATCTTCTGATTCGGACGATGAACTTCCTATCCTTAACATAAGACCGATGCACTAAACCTCTTCTGATTCAGACTCCGGTCCAGACTCAGACTCCGATTAAATCATTTGGATGATTTAATCTTCCAACTCCTTCATATGTTGGTTCCAACGCTCTTTTCCAGAGCCTATCAATAAGACATCTTTGACAGAATCCAATTTTTCTCTCAGAAACCACTGCCACGGATAACTTTCATTCCATATATCTGGTTGATAAAGCCTAACGACTTTAAAGCCTCTGTTTAAGGCCAACCTCATCTTTTCTACATCACTTTTTCTTACTTCATCGTTTGATGTCCAATTCGAAACCTGAGAGAAATGTTGTTCCCCGTCTAATTCAATAAGAACATTGAATTTTCTAATATAGAAATCATATCTGTATTTTTTACTCCAATGAAAGGTGGCTTGGGTTATTATCTCTGTATCTTTTCCAAGCCAAGAAACAAGAAAAGCATAAACTTTCTTCTCAGTTTTATTTTTACAAAACGGACAAGAGGATTTTCTTCTGGACTTGACCGAGGCTATCCAAGTGTGGTTCATAGGACATTTCCATCGGAGTTTAACATTTGAACCATAAGATATCATACTCAAATTGGCGGTCTCATCAGGATGGATTTCATCTGACAATTTAGGGTTTATGTGTTCTGCCGACCGGTGATAGCAGAACTTTTTATGTGAGCAGAAAGGACAGTTTTCAAGACTTTTTGAAACCCATATATGAGGGCAATTCTCTGAACAATTTGTAGAAGAGCAGATCAAAGTGTTTTTGAAAACTTGATGATGGACGGGAAAGGATATAGTGGATTCCAAATTTTTTATAGCTCTTTTCAGCATTATCTTTGATAAAGAAGATGAAATTGATTTAAGAAAGAACAAAAGTTAAGAACTTCTTTAAACATTTCACAACCACTTTAAAAATACAACCGATGACAAAACTTTTTGATCCAGTTTCCAAAAAATTAGTAGCTCCCAGAGGGGTTAGAGGTAAAGAACTTTTGACACAATTTAACAGAGTTTTTCCAAAAGGAACCTGTTTAGAAGGTCAATATTATAATCCAGAAACAGATGTTATTGCTTCCCTGACAAAAGGGAATAAATTACCGAAACCAAAAACCACTACAGGGTCAAATGATATGACAGTTCTTTCGTCCCCTGATCCATCCCTTTGGAAAGAGGATTATAGACAAGTGGTATCCATAGACCCAGCTTTAGTTAATCTGGCTATTCGTATCGAAAGAAGACCTTTAGATAAAACTCAACCCATAACGATGGTCCACTTCGATAAAGTCGCTGTAGCCAACGTGATAGAACTTCAAACTTGGTTAATGTCTTTGGATTCTTTCTTCTCTTCCAGTCATATATTTCTGATTGAGAGACAACTTATCCGACATAATCCAAACGCTGGACGAATTTTCAGTCATCTTTGTGCTTTTTTCATGACAAGGTATGCGCCATCTGGACCTCTAATCGCCGAAGTAGACCCAAAACTGAAATCAAAAATCCTGAAAGCTCCAAAGGGTGTGGATCTGAAAAAATGGTCTGTTGAAGAAGCTGTAAAAATTTTAAAGGGTAGAGATGATGATAACAGTATTAAAATCATTGAGAAGACAAAAAAGAAAGATGATTTGGCTGATACAGTTTGTCAAAGTCAAGCTTGGTGGCAAAGATTCGTTGAGAGTAATGAAGTAAGTGTAATTTAAGTTAAAACGATAACTTAAACTGTATCATTCATAGTGGCTATAACCTGTTCTATCTTTGGTAAGAAAGGTTCTCTGAGAGTTTCTTCTGGAAATACTGGTCTCGTTTTCTGATAGATCTTCACTGCTAAAGCGAATAAGACGGGTGAGATGCCTGCAATTATCAAAACAGTCGATATAACAGCATCACATAATACACACGAATACGAAGTATAAACGTATCTGTAATAAGAATCAAATAGATAGTTGAAAGTTTGATTCACATCGGGACACTTTGGCGGTTTTTCATTTATGACGCTGAAAACGTTTGAAAGAGCTACCGAGTATTCAACCACTGTATCATCGTTGATATAACCGAAGCCTGTCATAATGTTAAAGTCGGGGCTTGTTGACGAAATGGTACAACTGGTATAAGTGAAATTCACAGGAATAAGGAAAGAGTTGTATTTGGACTTATCAATAGCTGAAACAGAAAAGTAAACCCCAAAACCGAAGATAGTCGCAAAAGCAAGACCAAAAATTAGAACTGAAAGACCAGCCTTCCAATCTGGCGGTAACATTTCAGGGTAAAATAGAACTTTTTCGTTTTCAGTTTTGTTTTACTCAATAAAAGATATATGGTGGCAAAGTCAAAGAATGCCAAGGACATCACCAATAGCGTTTATATAGGTCCGGGTTATTGGATCTACGGGCATAAAAAGGCCAGAGGAGCGAATACTTATCAAAAGAAGGTAGAATTTGTTAATTTTCTTAATGAACTATCCATTAATTTTCCATGTCACGTTTGCAGAGCACATATAAAAGAGTATCTTAAGGCTCATCCGATTGAACCATATTGGAACATCAAAGACGCCAAAACGAAAATGGATATTGGTTTCACAAAATTTTTCTGGGAATTCCATAATGTGGTGAATAAGAGACTCGGAAAACCTATTATGGATTGGGACACGATGATCGCTATGTATGATGATGAAGATGAAAATGCTGTTTGTGAGTCCGATTGTGGACAGTGACTTAATTTAATTGTTTGATAAACAATTAAATTAACCTTCAACATAATTTTTGATGGCATCTATTTGAGCCGATAAAGAATCAACGCCATGACCATTACTCAACGTCACTTCAGTTCCATCGCTTGCCAAACCAATGAGAGTGCTTGTGGTCTTGTTCTTTTCTGTAGCTGTTCGACTTGATTGGAAGTATAAATCTATATATCCTTGTTTCTTGAGTTTCGCTTTGGCTGCTGGGAGATACTCCACAACACCGGGCTGATTGAGGTCCTTCACTCTCTTAATCTTTTGAGTCCATTCTTTGGTGAAACCCATATTCTCCAAAACGTTTCCAGCTTCTTCGTAGGCTTTATCTCTGGCTTCCTTTTGAACAGGAGCAGTATAAACTCCTAAAACTATTGGTAGATTCATACCGTATCCTTTGATAGCTTTTCGAGCTTGGTCTGTTACAGAAATGGTGAATTTAACAAAGTCATTTTCGGTTGGTTCACTCGTTTCAATCAAAGCCAGACCAGCCTTTTTGGTGAATCCAAGCTGTTCGAAAAGTTGAGGAACGGTCATAGTCTTTTTGCCTTTTGTTGCTGATAGATCTATATCAACGTCATTGTACACAAATCTGACGAAATTGAAACTGTTGATTGCTGACAGACCAAACAGAATAGTATCAGAAACCAACTCTAAAGCTCCCAAGAAACTTTCAAAAATATCTTCACGGACATGCTGATTCAGACCCACAGCGGCTCTGACAAATTTGGTGAAACCGTATTTGGGAGAAAGGCTTTTCAGAAAAGTCTTATCCACATATCTGGATTTCAAACTTGTAATCTGATGTTTGTCGAGCTGTTTGAATCGAAAATACATGAAATATTTGGTCAAGTTCAATTCCAAACTTCTGTCTCCTAAAAGTTCAAGTTCTTCATAATTGAAACTGGGGTCAAAACTGTCGTGAGTCCAGCAACTCTCCCAAATGTGCATATACTCCTCACTGAGATACCTATCAATTGGGAAAGGTTTGTTCTCTATGAAATTCGGGAGAAATTCCCTTAGAAATTGTTTGATATCTTCTTTCCATTTTTCTTCTTCTTTGTTGTAATAAGTCAAGAAGAAATCAACCTCTTCCGAGCCTTTAATCTGTGTCTTCTCAATCAGAAAAGGGGCCTCTGGGAGTATGGTATTCACATCACCTCTCAAAACTATAAGAGGAGAGTAATGCCAAGTCCTCAAAAATACAGGTAAAGTAACCAAATTTCCTTTATCTAACTTCAAAACGACTATACTGTTGTTTCTGATATTTTTTATATCCAAATCTTTTGGTTGAGTCACCAACTGAACAACTTCTTCCAACTCCCAAATACTCAAGTTGGCTTTGTAGAAATTATTGGTTTTTTCATCAGCAGAAACAGAATAAACGGCATCTACCCTATCATCTTGTAGAAAAGCCCAAGTCAGAGTTCCAAGATTGGGAGAAAATTCAACTATAGAAACATTCTCTCTTCCAACTTTCTTCAGGGCGATTTTGACCAATGTCTGAGCCTGTTCAGACGTTAGGGTAGAGGCTGCTAATGATTCTTTGTCATAATTTATTCCTGCTTTGGGTTTCGGGATATCCGGTAGAAAGTCTTTCGCCTTGGACATATGTGTTTTGTTGTAAATGTAATAAAAAATATTCAATTTTATGTGAATGGAGTCCATCATCAATTTGTTTTGTCGAAAACAAGTCGACCAGATTATCTCAGCTATAGAATTAGCTGATGACATAGAGATTTGGGACTTGTATGAAGATGAACTATACGTTTCTCTGGATTTTCATCTTCCTTGGGAAGAGAAAGACGACGATAACGCGCGCTGTTACAGACTTCCTGAAGGACATCATCCAAAGAGTTTTACTTCAGAAATGGGAGATGAGGTGAGAAATTTTATCGAAAATTATCTGAAAGAAAAAGGTATTGAAGAATACGTACTTTTCAAAGATTTTCACATTGAAAACCATCTCAAATACACCGGACCGAAGGTGGAAATAAAAAGTGTAGATTTCTATCTACCCAAAAAATTTACCACTTTGGTTCAGGTTGCTTATGAGAGGAAAAGGGAACTGGGAAAGATGCTGCTGTTTGTTTAAGTTTAACAAATTATATCGTTATTAAAAATCCATGGACGGCACAGTGATTTTGCTATTGTATTTGATATCCCTGTTTCTGATATTGGCCGGTTGGGTCTTTATCATTATCAGCTATATCAATCTGAAGAAAATCCAAGGCCGTAATGTCTCCACCCAAATACTTTACACCATCATAGCCTTAGCCTTCACAACAACCATAGCAGTTTTCACAATCATCAACAGCGGCATTCTCTACAATGCTGCTCGAGTGAACAACATGGCGTCTGTCAAAGCTGGTATAGCCCTGACAACACTGAGTATTCTACTCGGTATTCCCGCTGGAGTTCTAATGATTGTGACTGCTGTCAATGTGAATGTAAGAACTCTCAAGTCCCAATATACTACATCTCTGGCTGGTGGAATTTTCGTTCTTCTTGGAACAGTCCTTCTCATTGGTTCTCTCGTTTATATATCTTTAGTTAAAGCGAGAGCCGATTCTCAATCTCCTCTTAGGGTTGTTGGAAATGTCGGAAGAACCACCAGACGTCAAATCCCTGTCAGAAGCAGTCCCAACTGGGATGAATTTGTCGACGCCTCTTCCATCAGTTCCGGATACATTTCCCCTTCCAATCCTCCTTCCACCCGCGATTCTGGATTCTCTGAGGCTTCTGGGACTTATGAGACCCCCAGAACTTCTATGAATGGCTATTCCGGACTGGCTAATATGCCCAGAACTTCCTTGAACACTCTCCAACAAGTCTATGTTGACAGAGGTCAAATCCGCCCCATCAATCAAATCCCCGCCGGATGTCCTTCCTCCGATTATTTCATCCCTCCCTTCAGGGAAGACAGATCTACCGACAGACGTCCCCAATCCGAACCCAACCGGAGAGAGTCTCGTCGTACCTTTGACAATATCCCCATGTCCGAAGGCCGGAGAAATCCCCGAATGGTCCCCAGAAATACTCCAGTCAATGACACTTTCACTACCCCCAATGAATTCTGAGCTACAGACCGGTGTAAAATGTGCCACATTGATTGGAGTTTGAGGAGTTACAGTTAGATAAATGATAACAAATAAACTATAAAATAAAACTCCCAACCCCAACAAAAATAAAGCCAATGAAACATTAACTGTTAGCAAAATACCGAACAGGACCAGATAGGCCGTTAGCAATAAAGCAAAAGCGACCCATATTCCTGCTTGAGCCATTATCTTTTAAATCAGTTTCAATTTGCTAAAATTGAAAATTTTATTCTTTGGTTTTCATAATGAAATTCTATGACCTCCACTGCTGTCGAAGTAATTTCCAAAGCCGTTGCTACTGCTTTCACAAATCAAGTAGTTCCAGCTCTGAGTGAGTGGCTTAAGGGTAAAGGTGCCGAGGTAACCACTGAGGACCTTCTTACTTTTATGACTACGAATTCTGTTGGTGGTGCTACTACGGTTCCTGCTTCTCAACCCAAAGTTCCCAAGATTATGGCTGGTGTGAAGACGTGTATTGCCACTCGGCGCAAGCCAATTGCTGGCAAATGCACCAATCCAGCTATTGAAGGAAGCAATTACTGTCGTGAATGCCGTAAGACAAAGAAGGCTGTGGATGAGGAAGGTCCTGTTGCTCCAGTTCCAAAGAAGCGAGCGACCAAAGACGCTGTTAAGGAGGCTGATGATAAGGAAGAGGGAGGTGAGATTGAAACTCCAGAACCCGCTCCGACAAAGGCCAAGAAGCTTCCAAAGGTTTCTGATGAAGAGGATGTAGAACCTCCTCATTGGGAAGTAGTGGAAGCTGAACAACGTCTTTACAAGGACCTCATCACCGGTATTGCAGCCGTTCAAGATGAGAAGGACCCAACTGTGTACCGTTATTGTGGATGGTTCGACGGAGATGACCTTCGCGGAACTCTTACAAAAGACGAGGAAAAGGAGGTTGCCCTTCGTAAACTTGAAAAATTTGTTGGAGATGAAGAAGAGCCCAACACTAAGGAAGAAGAGGAGGATGACGAGGCGACTGAAGATGAGGCCCCAAAGCCAAAAACCAAAGTCGCTCCGAAACCAGTTTCCAAGGCTCCCGTGAAGAAGGAATCCGAGGAAAAGGAAGAAGTGGAGGTTCCAAAGCCAAAGGCGAAAGCTCCTACAAAGAAGGAATCTGAAGGAAAGGAAGAAATTCCAAAGCCTAAGACCAAGGTTCCATCTAAGAAAGAACCCGAGGAAGAAGAGGAAGCACCCAAGCCGAAACCAAAGGCTCCAGTTAAGAAAGAGGTGAAGGTGCCCGTCAAAGTTCCTGTTAAGAAGGAAGAAGAGGATGAGGAGGAGCCAGAGGAAGTTGAAGAAGAAAAGCCACAGCCTATCAAGAAGGCTTCTACGGTCAAGCCTCCCCCAATGGGAGGCCAAAAGAAAGATTCCAAAGTAGAGGTTCCAAAGAATCTACCGAAGCTTGTTCCTGCTGGACTTGGAAAGGGTGTTCCCAAGAAGGCCCCTGTTGTAGAGGAGGATGAAGAATCTGAGACAGAAGAGTAAAACAAATTTTATTATTTCATGAATAATAAAACATATGAATATATACGCGATACCAATATCAGGCGGAGATTTTCCTCATCAATTGGGATATCTATCTTTGTTAAGTTCCTCGTCAAGCAACCCTGATTTAGTTTTAGGAACGTCTGGAGGAAACATAGTTTCTTATATTGGGCTGGCCGCCTCATGGAACAAATTTTCCATTTTACGTGTGACAAACAAATTATCTTCTTCAAGTCTGATAAAGTCTTGGTGGGGACTTGGCTATTTGCCGTCTTATGTTATTGGATTTTTCAAAGGTTCTCTTTACGATATAAATCCTGAATTTGTTACTATCTTTCAAAGTTTTTTTACTTCTCAAACAATAAAATCAACAGAAGTATGGACCGGAACTTACAACAAAACAAAAGGTCAAACTCATTTATTTTGTAATTTGTCTAAAGAGGAATCCAAGTTGGCAAAATATCATACGAAAAATGAACTTCTCAACTGTGAGGACCCCACTTACTGTGATGGGGATACTGCTTTATTAGCACAAGCAACTATTGCTTCTGCTTCTATACCCACAGTTTTCCCTCCACAGATGATAAACGGTCAGGCTCATGTGGATGGTGGAGATAGTTTCAGTAGTCCATTAACTCCCCTACAAGACCCACTTAAACAAATTATAAAAAATAAACCAGTTCATATCACCTATTTCTCTTCTTCTAACGTAAAAACAGCAAAAGAAGCAACAGGAACCAATATTTTAAGCAATGGTAAATTGGCAGTTCAAGGGTTAATAAGGAGTCTAAATTTACAAGACAGAAAAACGGGGTTGGAACTCTTGAGAGATGGAAATAGACCCATCTTATTCAAAGAAGGAACTGTCACAGAAGACCAATTTAGTTCTTTTCAGAAAAAAAGAAGTTCTTATTTCAGAACCTTCGTTGAATTTTATCCTCTGATAAATGAACAAATAGATATAGCCAATTTCACCTCACAACAGGTTATTGAGTTGATGAATAAAAGTATGAAAAATATTGGATTCCGTTTGTGGTATATTGAAGCGACCAGTGAGTTGGAAATCAAATTTGCTAATAAGACGTATAAGAAAAACTGGTTCGATAAACTTTAAAGCCAGAAGGAAACTATTTAAAAGATGGCGGACAGTGATTACGTTTTTGTTGATGAAGCTGATTTGGACGAGTTTTTTGACTATATGGCTGAACCTCCTTTCGATTACAAAAAACAAATGGAAGCTTATGAGAGAGAAGTTGCTGATAATTATGAAAATGGCATCTTGACTTTAGCGGAGCCTCCCGTTTATATTCCTGAAATTTTTATCTAAAACTTTTAGATAAATCATTGACAGTAGTTGACCGTCAATTGAACGGTTCCTACGGTTACAGTAGAAGGTTGAGAAGAGACTATTTGTTGAGATAGGAAAGCATTGTTGTAAAATCCATTACCATTATTAACTGGGAATGTTAAGAAAACATTCCCATTTCCATCAGAGGCAACACTGGAACAAGCACATCCTGTGAAACTTGAAGAACTGTCGAGAGTATTATCAAAAAACGAATTAACAGGATAGTTTATTCCATTCATAGTCATAAATGTAGCCAAAGGATAAGGGCTTATATTGGTTCCTGTTATACTGGCATTATAAACATTGGTGAAAAAGCCTCCAGTATAAGAGGATAAAGAAGCGGTTAACCCACTTATACCCGTCGAAAATATTTGTATAGTTGTTCCGGCAGGTCCAGTGGGGCCTGGGGGAGGAGGTGGTGGACCATATCCTAAAGCAGAGACGGCTGGACCCAGATTCAGTATTCCGGATAGATAAAGATTGTAACCATGAGTATCAATACTTCCACCCTGTTCTACCGTTATATTATCGTAATAACCATCCCCCTTCAAAGTGAATAAAGTTGTTAAATATAAAGAACCTCCTGTTGCAGAGTTTGGACTGCATGGATAAACGTTTTGGACCAAAGAACTGGGATTCAACGAATTATATATTAATATCGATAGAACTCCTCCTGGGGGAGGTGATGGAGGAGCTCCCGGGCAATTATCTCCTGTACCTCCAGATGGTGGAGGACCCCAACCTGTTGGACCAGATGGTGGAGGCCAACTCATTTTAATTAATAAATTAAAACTGCTGTGAAAGAAGCATAACTGTAGTATACATATGAAGTAGTTGGAAGATAACCATTTACTATATACTGAGACTGTAATTTATTACCAGCAGATAAAGTGAAATATTGAACATTGGTGGTTCCATTGCCATTTCCTGTTGTGTCGTTCCATACCATATAAGTATTATTACCTGTTGAAGAAGTTGATAACATTGGACCAAATCCAAAATAAACTCCAGCAGCGTAGTTTCCACTCGTTGTGGGATAGGCAGAACCGTTTCCTGGATCAAAAGTTACGGTAACTTCATACGTCCCAGAAGATGGTGCTGTATAAAGACCTGATGCTACACTAAAATTTCCATTGACATCAGAAAGAACACTGTTATAAACAAGTTTATTGTAACCAGTGGGTCCCGTGTGAGGACCCGTCAGGCTCCAATAAACAGAAGAAAAAGAATTGGCTATTCTCGAAGTTTGGATAGCTCCTGTGGGTCCATAAACAACTGAAAGAGCACCTGAACTTGTTACAGATAAACCAGTGGATACACTAACAGACCCCAAACCTGTCGTGCTTGCTATAGCATTTGGACCAGAAGGTCCAGTCGGACCAGCTATTCCAGTCGAACCAGTCGGGCCTGTATTTCCTATTTGATATGGAGGGCTATCTACAGTGTACCATAAACCATTGTATAGTATCAAACCATATCTATCGTTAGGATAGAAATTTATGGAAGCATTTCCATCTATAGTTTCTGTAGAGGGATTCACAGACGAAACGGATACAGTGTTTGAAGTAGTATCAATCCGTTTTAATTTAAAATAAACGCCACTTCCAACATTTGAAAAAGCTGGAAGCTTTGCTGTTATATTTCCTCCTGTAGCATTATAAATAATAGTATTGTAATCTGTGTCTAACAACTGAGCTGTTCCTGTGCTCACTAAAATTTCAGCAGCTCTTGACATCTTTTTTATGTTATGTTAATAACATAAAATTACCACAATAAAACAGCAGTAAAATAAGCAAAATAATAAGTGGCCACTGCCAGAGTTGGTAGAGCTGTGTTTATTATAGCCTGAGTCTGTATTTGCTGTCCTGCTGTTAAGATGAAATACTGAACGTTAACTGTTCCATTGCCATTACCCGTAGTATTATTCCACACCATATTAACATTATTTCCGAGAGCTGTGGTGGATAGTAAAGGACCAAATCCATAAATGACTCCAGCAGCATAATTACCGCTTGTCGTTGGATAAGCAGCACCGTTACCTGGTTCTATATAAACTGTTATTTTATAAGTTCCAGCGTAAGGGGCTGTGTAAAGGCCTGTTGTTAAATTAAAATTGCTATTAACATCTGAAACAACTGTGTTATATGTCATTTTTGTATAGGTCGATACTGTTAGAGTTGAGTAAGCCACTGACGTTGTGTAATTAACTTCTGTAAAAGAGTTGGATATTCTTGAAGTTTGAATAGCTCCTGTAGCTCCATAAACTACTGACAAAGCTCCAGAGCTCGATATGGCTAAACCTGTTGAAACTATGATGGAGCCCAAGGTGGTGATAGTCGCTGGAATATTTGGACCTGTAGGACCAGTGGCGGTTGAAGCAGGGCCTGTGGGTCCAGTATTACCAGTAAATACGGAATTATAAGGAGGGCTGTCTACAGTGTACCAAGAGCTGTTGTATGAAATAACTCCATATCTGTCGTTGGGGTAGAAATTAATAGAAGTGTTTCCGTCTATTTTTTCAGTCGAAGAATTCACGGAAGAAATAGTAACTGTATTAGAGGTAGTATCTATACGCTTAAATTTAAAATAAACGCCACTTCCAACATTTGAAAAAGCAGGGAGGTTTGCTGTTATGTTTCCTCCTGTAGCATTGTAAATAATAGTATTGTAATCTGGATCCAACAATTGAGGAGACCCTGAAGTTGTCAAAACCACAGCAGCTCTCGACATAATTATTCTATTTTAATAGAATAATAATTTAATACGCTTCCAATGTAACGATAACATTTGCTAAAGTGCTGGTTGAAGAAGAATCTGTAAGTTGTAAACTCATCAATTGTCCCGTAGTGAAAGTAACGGAATGTGTAAAATCTGAAAAAGTTCCAGCGCCTGTTGCTGTCACTGTCAGAGAAGTATTGACACCGTTATTTCTAATAGTGAATACATCAGTTGTGTTAGTAGTCCCCACATAAACTACAAGACTTTTAACGACCACATTTCTTGGCATTCTTATTTGAACGTAAGCCTCTGTGGTTGTAGTGGCGAAAGTTGATTGTTGACCATACAACATATAAGCTGTTCTGTTTGGAGAAATGAGTGTTCCCAGACAACCCCAAATATAATTTATACTGGAGGTAGAAGTGGTAAAAAACAATCCATTGGCGTTGGCATTGAATAAACACCCGTAATCTATGGACATACCACCGGTGGTTTGTGAAATATCTGCTATAGTAACGTTTGTGAGAGATCCACCTATTCCGGGAAGGATATACCCTTTATATAAACCTTTTCTTCCGGAATAAATGGATGTACCTGAAATGGAAGTCTCCACAGCGTAATAAGTGGCACCTCCTGCAGGGGCTTGTCCTCCAGCTCCCACCTGAACTGTGGTGAAATGTTCTACCAACTGACCGGCCTGAACAACAACACCTCTTTTTGTTCCACCACCTATAGAATTTACTGAAATACTGCACTTGTCTAAATTTGTAAATCCATTTAGCGGAGTTGTAGCAGCACAATTAGCGTAAACACCATACACATTAGATGTTCCTCCGGTGCTTGCTAAACTATTATCTATATCCATCAATACATTAAACATTTGTGCGTCGAAGAAAGTTGTTCCTGTGAACGACACTCCTGTTATATTGAAATGTGTGCTTATTCCTGTACAATTAATGACTAAGTTGTGTAAGCTTGACTTGTTGTTCATTGTGAATAAAGTTATAGCTGTTGTTGGTGTGAAGTTTATAATTGAATTAATTGAATCTTGCCCCATGATAGCCACACCCGTTGGTATAATTACTCCTGTTGTAAGTGTATAACTTCCTGGACGCAGATAAACTGTATCTCCAGACTGAGAAGCTGCTATAGCAGCGGGTATAGATAAGAAAGGCAAATCTTCTCTGCCTCTGGTTCCTGTAGTATCACTGCCAGTAACTAAATCAACAAATTCCGTGTTGGCCCAATAATTGGGTCCTGTAGGTCCAGTTCCACCTGTATAACCTGTGGATCCAGCTGGGCCAGTTGGGCCAGTTGGACCGGTGTTTCCTGTTGGGCCTGTGTTTCCTGTAGGTCCTGTGTTCCCTGTGGGTCCAGTGGTTATTGATGCTGCTCCCGTTGGTCCAGTATTACCTGTAGGTCCTGTAGGTCCTGTGGTTATTGATGCTGCTCCTGTCGGTCCAGTATTACCGGTATAGCCGGTAGGACCAGTTGGGCCAGTATTTCCAGTATTACCGGTATTACCAGTGTAACCTGTTGGCCCTGTGGTTATTGATGCTGCTCCTGTCGGTCCAGTATTGCCGGTGTAACCTGTTGGTCCGGTCGGGCCTGTATTTCCAGTGTTTCCTGTATTACCAGTGTAGCCAGTGGGTCCTGTGGTTATTGATGCTGCTCCTGTCGGTCCAGTATTACCGGTATAACCTGTTGGTCCGGTAGGGCCTGTATTTCCAGTGTTCCCTGTATTACCAGTGTAGCCAGTGGGTCCTGTGGTTATTGATGCTGCTCCTGTGGGTCCAGTGTTACCGGTATAACCGGTAGGGCCAGTTGGGCCTGTATTTCCAGTGTTTCCTGTATTACCAGTGTAGCCAGTGGGTCCAGTGGTTATTGATGCTGCTCCCGTGGGTCCAGTATTACCGGTGTAACCAGTGGGGCCAGTCGGGCCTGTATTTCCAGTATTACCGGTATTACCAGTGTAGCCGGTGGGGCCAGTGGTTATTGATGCTGCTCCCGTTGGTCCAGTGTTACCGGTATAACCGGTAGGACCAGTTGGACCTGTGTTTCCAGTGTTTCCTGTATTACCAGTGTATCCGGTAGGACCTGTGACTATAGAATTAGCTCCAGTCGGTCCAGTATTACCGGTATAGCCGGTAGGACCAGTTGGGCCAGTATTTCCAGTATTACCGGTATTACCAGTGTAGCCAGTGGGTCCAGTGGTTATTGATGCTGCTCCAGTCGGTCCAGTGTTACCGGTATAGCCGGTAGGACCAGTCGGGCCTGTATTTCCAGTGTTTCCTGTATTACCAGTATAACCGGTGGGTCCAGTGGTTATTGATGCTGCTCCAGTCGGTCCAGTATTACCGGTATAACCTGTAGGGCCGGTAGGGCCTGTATTTCCGGTGTTTCCTGTATTACCAGTGTAGCCAGTGGGTCCAGTGGTTATTGACGCTGCTCCAGTCGGTCCAGTATTACCGGTATAGCCGGTAGGACCAGTTGGGCCAGTATTTCCAGTATTACCGGTATTACCAGTGTAGCCAGTGGGTCCAGTGGTTATTGATGCTGCTCCAGTCGGTCCAGTATTACCGGTATAACCTGTTGGTCCGGTAGGGCCTGTATTTCCGGTGTTTCCTGTATTACCAGTGTAGCCAGTGGGTCCAGTGGTTATTGATGCTGCTCCAGTCGGTCCAGTGTTACCGGTATAACCTGTTGGTCCGGTAGGGCCTGTATTTCCAGTGTTTCCTGTATTACCAGTGTAGCCAGTTGGACCAGTAGTTGTTGATGCTGCTCCTGTAGGTCCAGTATTACCGGTATAGCCGGTGGTACCAGTCGGACCTGTATTTCCAGTGTTTCCTGTATTACCAGTGTAGCCAGTGGGTCCAGTGGTTATTGATGCTGCTCCAGTCGGTCCAGTATTACCGGTATAACCTGTTGGTCCGGTAGGGCCTGTATTACCAGTGTTTCCTGTATTACCAGTGTAACCGGTAGGGCCAGTGGTTATTGATGCTGCTCCTGTTGGACCAGTGTTACCGGTGTAACCTGTTGGTCCGGTAGGGCCTGTATTTCCAGTGTTTCCAGTATTACCAGTGTAGCCAGTGGGTCCAGTGGTTATTGATGCTGCTCCAGTCGGTCCAGTATTACCGGTATAACCTGTTGGTCCGGTAGGGCCTGTATTTCCGGTGTTTCCTGTATTACCAGTATAGCCAGTGGGTCCAGTGGTTATTGATGCTGCTCCTGTTGGTCCAGTGTTACCGGTATAACCTGTTGGTCCGGTAGGGCCTGTATTTCCAGTGTTTCCAGTATTACCAGTGTAGCCAGTGGGTCCAGTGGTTATTGATGCTGCTCCTGTTGGTCCAGTGTTACCGGTATAACCTGTAGGGCCAGTTGGGCCTGTATTTCCGGTATTTCCTGTATTACCAGTGTAGCCAGTGGGTCCAGTGGTTATTGATGCTGCTCCAGTCGGTCCAGTGTTACCGGTGTAACCTGTAGGTCCGGTAGGGCCTGTATTTCCAGTATTTCCTGTATTACCAGTGTAGCCAGTTGGACCAGTAGTTGTTGATGCTGCTCCTGTAGGTCCAGTATTACCGGTATAGCCGGTGGTACCAGTCGGACCTGTATTTCCAGTGTTTCCTGTATTACCAGTGTAGCCAGTGGGTCCAGTGGTTATTGATGCTGCTCCAGTCGGTCCAGTATTACCGGTATAACCTGTTGGTCCGGTAGGGCCTGTATTACCAGTGTTTCCTGTATTACCAGTGTAACCGGTAGGGCCAGTGGTTATTGATGCTGCTCCTGTTGGACCAGTGTTACCGGTGTAACCTGTTGGTCCGGTAGGGCCTGTATTTCCAGTGTTTCCTGTATTACCAGTGTAGCCAGTGGGTCCAGTGGTTATTGACGCTGCTCCAGTCGGTCCAGTATTACCGGTATAACCTGTTGGTCCGGTAGGGCCTGTATTTCCAGTGTTTCCTGTATTACCAGTGTAGCCAGTTGGACCAGTAGTTGTTGATGCTGCTCCTGTAGGTCCAGTATTACCGGTATAACCTGTTGGTCCGGTAGGTCCTGTATTTCCAGTGTTTCCTGTATTACCAGTGTAGCCAGTGGGTCCAGTGGTTATTGATGCTGCTCCAGTCGGTCCAGTGTTACCGGTATAACCTGTTGGTCCGGTAGGGCCTGTATTTCCAGTGTTTCCAGTATTACCAGTGTAGCCAGTGGGTCCAGTGGTTATTGATGCTGCTCCTGTTGGTCCAGTGTTACCGGTATAACCTGTAGGGCCAGTTGGGCCTGTATATCCAGTGTTTCCTGTATTACCAGTATATCCGGTAGGGCCTGTAACTACAGAGTCAGCTCCTGTTGACCCAGTATTACCAGTATAACCGGTAGGGCCTGTAACGACGGAATCAGCTCCTGTAGGTCCAGTATTACCGGTATAGCCGGTAGGACCAGTTGGGCCTGTATTTCCGGTGTTTCCTGTATTACCAGTATAACCGGTAGGACCTGTAACGATAGAATCAGCTCCTGTAGGTCCAGTATTACCGGTATAGCCGGTAGGACCAGTTGGGCCTGTATTTCCAGTATTTCCCGTATTACCGGTATAACCTGTAGGACCTGTAACAACAGAATCAGCTCCTGTAGGTCCAGTATCACCGGTCGGACCAGTATTTCCAGTAAAACCTGTATTACCTGTATAGCCAGTAGGACCCGTAATTACAGAATCAGCTCCTGTAGGTCCAGTGGGGCCTGTTGGTCCAGTAAAATTTTGACCCGTATGACCTGTTGGACCTGTTGGGCCTGTCACGGTAGATACGGGTCCAGTAGGGCCTGTTGGTCCAGTGACCATGGAGTCAGCTCCTGTTGGTCCAGTATTTCCTGTATAGCCTGTAAAGCCAGTGTAACCAGTATAACCAGTGGGGCCAGTAATTAGCGAGTCGGCTCCAGTTGATCCTGTAGGTCCTGTATTACCAGTGTTTCCTGTATAACCAGTGTATCCGGTAGGGCCTGTAACGACAGAATCAGCTCCAGTAGGTCCAGTATTACCGGTATAGCCTGTAGGTCCAGTATAACCAGTATAACCAGTGTTCCCAGTGTAACCCGTTGGTCCGGTCGGACCTGTATTTCCAGTGTTTCCTGTATTACCAGTGTAGCCTGTGGGACCCGTGACAATAGAATCTGCTCCAGTCGGTCCAGTATTACCTGTGGAACCTGTGGAACCAGTCGGACCTGTATTACCAGTATTACCAGTATTGCCTGTATTACCAGTATAGCCAGTGGGTCCAGTGGTTATTGATGCTGCTCCTGTTGGTCCAGTGTTCCCAGTATAACCGGTAGGACCAGTCGGACCTGTATTTCCAGTATTGCCTGTATTACCAGTATAGCCAGTGGGTCCAGTGGTTATTGATGCTGCTCCTGTTGATCCAGTATTACCGGTGTAACCTGTAGGGCCGGTCGGGCCTATATTTCCAGTATTTCCTGTATTACCAGTATAACCTGTAGGACCCGTAACGACAGAATCAGCTCCTGTTGGTCCAGTGTTCCCAGTATAACCTGTAGGTCCAGTCGGTCCTGTAAAATTTTGACCTGTATGTCCTGTAGGTCCTGTAGGACCCGTCATAGTAGACACCGGTCCAGTGGGACCTGTAGGTCCAGTGACCATAGAATCAGCTCCACTTGGGCCAGTCGGACCTGTATTTCCAGTGTTACCAGTATTACCAGTATAACCTGTAGGACCTGTAACAACAGAATCAGCTCCTGTCGGTCCAGTATTTCCGGTATAACCCGTAGGGCCAGTAGGACCGGTAGAGCCAGTATTTCCAGTATTACCAGTATAGCCTGTAGGGCCTGTAACGACAGAATCGGCTCCTGTTGGTCCAGTATTACCGGTATAACCTGTAGGTCCAGTCGGGCCTATATTACCAGTGTTCCCTGTATTACCAGTGTAGCCTGTGGGACCAGTAGTTATTGATGCAGCTCCTGTAGGTCCAGTATTACCGGTATAACCGGTGGGACCAGTTGGGCCTGTATTTCCAGTATAGCCGGTGGGGCCAGTAGGGCCTGTATTGCCGGTATTTCCTGTATTACCAGTATAACCTGTAGGACCTGTAACAACAGAATCAGCTCCTGTCGGTCCAGTATTTCCGGTATAACCGGTGGGACCAGTCGGACCTGTATTACCAGTGTAGCCTGTGGGACCCGTGACAATAGAATCTGCTCCAGTCGGACCAGTATTACCGGTGTAACCTGTGTAACCAGTCGGACCAGTATTACCAGTATTACCAGTATTACCAGTATTACCAGTATTACCGGTAGGGCCTGTCGAACCTGTATTACCCGTGTTTCCTGTATTCCCAGTGTAACCCGTCGGACCTGTAAACCCAGTATTACCAGTATAACCAGTAGGGCCTGTAACGACAGAATCAGCTCCTGTAGGTCCGGTATTTCCGGTATAACCGGTGGGTCCTGTATATCCAGTATTTCCGGTATAACCGGTAGGACCAGTGACTATTGAAGCCGATCCTGTTGGTCCAGTATTTCCAGTGTAACCTGTGGGACCTGTAACTACAGAATCAGCTCCTGTTGGTCCAGTATTACCTGTATTTCCAGTGTAGCCAGTATTACCAGTGTTTCCTGTATTTCCAGTGTAACCTGTCGGTCCAGTGGGACCTGTGTTGCCAGTATTACCAGTGTAACCTGTCGGTCCAGTGGGACCCGTGATAAAAGAATCAGCACCTGTAGAACCAGTGTTTCCAGTGTAGCCGGTAGGTCCAGTATTCCCCGTATAACCTGTAGGTCCGGTGATGATTGAATCTGCTCCTGTTGGTCCTGTATTTCCGGTCGGTCCTGTAAAATTTTGACCAGTATGACCAGTTGGGCCGGTGGGACCTGTTACCATTGACATGGGACCAGTTGGACCGGTGGGACCTGTAACTAATGAATCAGCTCCTGTGGGTCCGGTAAAACCTGTATATCCGGTGTTTCCTGTATTTCCAGTGTAGCCAGTAGGACCTGTAACGGCGGAATCAGCTCCTGTAGGGCCAGTATTTCCGGTATAACCAGTATAACCAGTCGGACCAGTATTTCCAGTGTTTCCAGTAGGTCCTGTGATTGTTGAATCGGATCCTGTCGGTCCAGTGCTGCCAGTATTTCCAGTGCTACCCGTGTATCCGGTAGGTCCAGTTACTATTGAAGCTGATCCTGTCGGTCCTGTATTTCCAGTATAACCTGTTGGTCCGGTCGGTCCTGTATTTCCAGTATTTCCGGTGGGTCCAGTAGTTCCTGTTGCACCAGTATTTGTAGTGCTTCCGGCAGGTCCCGTTGACCCAGTGTAACCTGCTGGGCCAGTATAACCAGTATAACCTATGCTTCCTGTGTATCCAGTGGGACCTGTGACGGTGGAATCCATACCTGAGGGTCCAGTATAACCAGTGCTACCAGAATCTCCTGTATAACCAGTAGGTCCAGTAACAGTGGAATTTAGACCTGAGGGTCCTGTATAACCTGTGGGACCAGTATTACCTGTATTTCCAGTGTATCCAGTTGGTCCTGTAACATTAGAATCATTGCCTGTTGGACCTGTTGGTCCAGTAAAATTTTGACCCGTGTGTCCCGTAGGACCTGTGGGACCCGTCACAGTAGACACAGGGCCTGTAGGGCCTGTGGGTCCAGTGACAGTAGAATCATTACCTGTTGGACCAGTATTGCCCGTGCTACCAGAAGGTCCTGTATTTCCTGTATTTCCTGTATTACCAGTGTATCCTGTCGGACCAGTAACAGTTGAATTATTTCCAGTGGGTCCAGTATTACCTGTGCTTCCTGTATTTCCAGTATATCCAGTAGGACCTGTAACAGTAGAATCATTACCGGTCGGACCAGTATTTCCAGTGAACCCAGTATATCCAGTTGGACCAGTAATCACAGAGGAGGCTCCTGTTGGACCGGTATTTCCAGTATTTCCAGTATTTCCTGTGTTCCCAGTGTAACCTGTTGGGCCTGTAGACCCAGTATTTCCTGTGTTTCCAGTGTAACCTGTTGGGCCTGTAGACCCTGTATTTCCAGTTGGCCCTGTATTTCCAGTTGGCCCCGTATTTCCAGTGTTTCCAGTGAATCCTGTCGGACCCGTTACAACCGAAGGGGCTCCTGTAGGGCCTGTATTTCCAGTATTACCAGTTGGACCGGTATACCCTGTTGAACCCGTATTTCCAGTAGATCCGGTATTTCCAGTATAACCTGTAGGGCCTGTGTTACCTGTAGCTCCAGTATTCACAGCTGAGCCAGGAACACCAGTTGGACCAGTATTACCAGTGGGTCCCGTTCTTCCTGTCGGGCCTGTGTATCCAGTAGGACCAGTCTCTGAATCTGCTCCTGTAGGACCAGTATATCCGGTGGGACCCGTGGCTCCAGTATTCACAGCTGAACCAGGAATACCAGTTGGTCCTGTATTTCCAGTCGAACCTGTATTTCCAGTTGGCCCTGTATTTCCAGTTGGCCCTGTATTTCCAATATATCCTGTGGGACCAGTGTTACCTGTAGCTCCAGTATTGACAGCAGAACCAGGGATACCTGTCGGACCAGTATTACCAGTGGGTCCTGTGTTTCCAGTAGCTCCAGTGTTGACAGCAGAACCAGGAACACCTGTCGGTCCTGTGGGACCAGTATTACCAGTGGGTCCTGTGTTACCTGTCGCTCCTGTATTAGTGGCTGTTCCCGGAAGACCAGTTGGGCCGGTTGGGCCAATCCCTCCTCTGTTAGGAAAAGGATTTGGTATTGGAGGACATTTTGAATATAAAATCCTTTGAGACATTATCTTTTTTAATTCAAAACGATAAATTTAATCGTAAATATCAATAAGTTATTTCTTAAAACAAATAACTTATTTACTTGTTTAAATTTGGCTCAACAGTGACGACATAATCATTAGGGTCATTTTCCGATTGGGTGAAAACAATCTTCTTTGTAACCAATAAAATGACAGATAAAAGGTAGTTGCGTTTACTATCTTCACTTTCTTTTTTCATTTTCGCAGCAAAAACGGCATTTTTACCATTAAAAACTACACCAGAACAAGCAGATATAAAATGGGGAGCATTGTCAAAACAAATCACTCCCATACCCTCTGTCAAAAAATTAGAACGGATGATTTGAAGACTTTCGGCCTGACACTGAGCAGGTGTTGTTTCGGAAAGGCGTAGGACATCAGCACCATATTTCAATGTGAATGACTCAATAGGAGTTTCTCCAAAACATGGGTTTTCTGGATTGGTTGTGAAGTTGGCGTAGTTATTGTAATCTGAGTAGTTTGTGTCGGTTGCGTAATACGCCATCAATTTACAAGGACACTCGCTTGTTAAATTGATAGAGGCTTTAGTTCCATGAAGAGCACCAGATTCAGCATTAATAACGATAAAATCATCGTAAAATCGGCGGATAACTTCATCGCATTTATTTGAATGTAATTCGTCTTTCTCACAAGTGCTAATTCTTCCGAATAGTTCTGGAGTTGGTAAAGCGGTGTAATCTAAGAAACTTCCGTCGAAGGGTATTAGTTTCCAAACTTCATCTACTTTTTGACGCATACGAATTAGCTTATCTATAGTTTGCATGGTAAAACGATGGACCAACTTTGTCTTATCTTTATGTAAAAAGAATGGATACGCCAAAGAGAAATGCCAAGTGTAATAAAAAGGCACCAACACATTGATTTCTTTTTCAGCGATGTGAGTTCCCCAAACAGTCATATCTGGAATACTATCTAAAGAGTTTAAAAAATCTATCAGGTTAGGAGCTTGACTAAGAATCTGTGCAACAATTCCCGAAAAAGGACCATACCCCATTAATTTCAATATTTCGGGAAGATTATCTTTCCTTACGATATACTTCAAAAACATATAAAAAGACTCAGGTTGAATTGTGTTGATAACGGTAGAATCATGTCTCAAACAGGCCGATGAAAAAAGTTGAATCCCGAGAAAGTTTGGAACAGCTATCTGTATTTCTTCTTTATATTGTTCTTTGACAGAGCAAGAAGGAAATTTAGCAGCAAGCCAACAATGAACTATATAATCAATATCATCTTCGATAGTGTAATCTACTTTATCACCACCAGAGTTGTTTCGTTTAAACATAATTCTATTGGAAGAGTTTAAACATGAAGGTTGGAAAACGTCGGCGAAAGTCGAGTTGATTAGTTCTCCCTCTTCAACTCTGTGAAGCTCTTCTTGAAATTTGGTAAGAGTGGAAAGGTCGAATCTGGCCTTGTTTGTCATGGTCTTTTCAAGATAGGTTTTTGAAAAGTTTAAAGAGTAAATGAAAAATAATTAAAAAAGTAGTTAAGAAAAATGAAGAAACAAACATCTGGTTTACGAAGAAATACCGTTGATAAGTTTTACACAAAACCTGAAGTTGTAAAAATTTGTATTGAATTTTTAAAATCTTATTTGATTGTAAATAAAGAAGATTTGATAATAGAGCCCAGCGCCGGAAATGGATCCTTTATTCCAGAGATCAAAAAGTTATCTGACCGTTGGATTTTTTATGATATAGAACCGGAAAACTTTGAAATAAAAAAGAAAGATTTCTTAACCTTGGAGACTGATTTCACACAAAAAGTTCATATAGTAGGAAATCCTCCATTCGGTAGACAATCTTCTACAGCGATAAAATTTATCAAAAAATCTTGTTCTTTTGCTTCTTCTGTATCTTTCATTCTTCCAAAAAGTTTCAAGAAAGAAAGTTTGAGAAAAACTTTTCCTCTAAACTTTCATTTGATAAAAGAATTGGATTTACCAGAAAAATCTTTCTTAATGAACGGTAAGGAAATCGATGTTCCGTGTGTGTTTCAGATTTGGGAAAAGAAAGATATCTTCAGAGAAGATATCAAGAAGATACTTCCTGTCGGATTCACTTTTGTTGAAAAAGAAAACAAACCTCACGTTTCTGTTCGTAGAGTGGGTGTGAATGCTGGAATTGTTTGTGAAGATACAGAAGATAAAAGTCCTCAATCTCATTATTTTCTGAAATTCACAAATGAGAAACTCATCAATCAAATAATCGAAAAATTGACTGAAGTCAAATTCGATTTTGATAATACGGTTGGCCCTAAATCTATTTCCAAACAAGAACTGTTGTTGAAATATAATCCAATATTAATTGAAATATATGTTGATGACATTAGGTAAATTTTTCAAATAACACAAAGTATTATTGGTGAATCCAATTTCAAATAATTTGGTAAGAGAGGATAAGTCAAATCTGGCCTCCAAAAATTACTTTTTAATAAAAGACCTTCAAGAGCTCAAAAAAAAGTTAAACAAAACGATATTATATGGGGTACGGTAAATCCACTCTCAAAAACATATGCTTATTTGGAAAATAATGTAAAAAATACTACGATAGTATCAACTGGTTTTGTAGTTATAAGAAATAAAAATGAAGGTGTCACAATCCCGAAATATTTGTATCATTTATTAACAACAGAAGAGTGCGTATCGTATCTAAATAATTATAGTGTTGGAATTTTCAAAGCTTTTAAATCCGATGATATAATGAAATACGAACTAAACGTACCACCATTAGAAGTTCAACAAAAAGTTCTTGATAAAATCTCTACATTGACCAATTCAATAGAATCATTATCTTTATTGAAAAAAGAGGCAGAAGATACTATTGAATTCACAATCGATTGCCTTCTAAATCAATCCTAATCCTTCTATTTGATAAAATTATTATCAAATGTTTACAGCAATTTAACTGTGGCTTCATAATAAAGTTCTGAAGAATGATTTGCTGTCGTTGCAGCTCTGACATTATGACAACTTGAAACTTTGTTGACTGTGAAAACTTTGGTTCCTTTTACATTGCTGTAAATCAAAGGACCCTTGGCAAGAGGTTGAAAAACTAAAGGAAGCCAAGCCAAAGTATCTTCGGTATTCACGATTCTGTAAGAACATGGAACTATGGAATCATATACATCACAAAACTCTTTATTTCCTATTCTTGGAGTTCCAAAAGTATAACACGAACAACGCTTCTTATTCAATGAAAGATAAAAAGCCGTTAAATGAGCCAGAGCTCCTCCTAAACTATGACCACCTATTATTACATCATCAGGAAGACGGGATACAAAGTCTTCGATTCCTGAAAAAAGTTTCCAAAAACCTTGATGGACTTTTACATCTCTATCTTTCACAAATAAATCTGTTTGATGATGTCTGAAACTGTGGAAATATTCATAAGCACTTAAACTTCCTCTAAAAATACAATAATTTTTCCCTTTCCATTTCCATAAGGCTCCAGATATGACGCCTTTAATCGAACAACTATCCACCAATTCCGCTTTGCTTATTGGAGACTTCAAAGCTTTTTTCGTTGTGTCTCCACCAGATCCATCAATCTGGTTGTAAAGGATTAAAAGTAATGTTATTATATCTTTAGCTACTTTGGGGTTATAAGGTTCATTATTCATTTTAATATAATGAATAATAAATTTATTTAAACTGAACGAATTCCTCTTAGTTGTCGTCCTTTGACAAATGCGTAGATAACAGCGGCTATTAATCCCAAAATCAAGGCACCCCAGAAACATTTCAGAATATCGGCTTCACCTGAAGGGTCTCCTGTAGATGTTTGTTTTTGAACAATTGGAGGACGTGTGAAACCCAAAATTACTCCTACAATCGCACCAATGATAAGGAACCAAAAAAGAATTCCAACCCATAAAACTGTCACAGGGTTCCACGTAGAAAACCAACCAACAGTTGGAGGGGTTGCTGTTCTCAGACGGCTACCTTTAGGACTTGGGGCACAAGGTCTCAAACTTTTCAAATCACTCATATCTTTTGAGATAATAAACAAAATAAAATTTTATTATTGTTCTAATGACCTTAAACAAACTAAATGAACTAAATAAAATGTCTTGGAACTTTTTCGCGATTTTTTCTTATTACCAGTTATTGGTTTGATCGCTGTCCGTTTCATATTCAAAGACGAAACCTATTCACAAAAATCTTGTTTGTATACAAAGCAGGATATTGAAAACTTAATTTCTTCTTTTAAAAACCCGTAATTAAAACATATGCTGGCGTCGGCTCCCATATTTCCATTTATACTACTTGTTGCTGGTCTAGTTCTCACAGCAATAGCATTTGTTAATCTGAAAGGAAGCGACTCGTCCCTTTACACGACTATCTCTTTAGCTTTTACGACAGTATCAACATTTTTGATTCTTATAACATTTGTTGTCCTTTTCAGAGGTCTATATGGTGCTGTTAAATGGATGCTTGTATGGGCTATGCTATTTACTATACCTGCTGGTGTATTGATGGTCCTAACGGCGGTGAATACCAAGACTCAATCTTCTTTCACCATAACCTTATCAGCTGGTATTTTGCTACTATTGGCTTCGGTTCTACTTATCATGTCAGTCGTTTGGGCTTCCATTCACCATCAATCCTTTTTGGCGAATCTTGCTGAAACAGCTCTTGCGAAAACATTGGAGGAGACTATACCCTCCCCAATAATGTCATACCGCCGAGAATACCCCAAGTATTCTCCCGTAGAAAGAATTTCACGCCGACCTGTTCGACGAGAAAGACCAAACACACCCACCTCTACCAGAGCAAGCCCAGAACCTTACGATGAAGGGGTTCGTTGGTGGGATGAAGAGGAAGATGAGGGAGTTCTATGGTAAAGTATCTAAAAAGATGGAACTACTGAAGATGGAGCTGTTGGGATAAAATTGAACCAACAGGGAAAATTGAAATTTTTATTCGAATAAAAATTTACCAAAATGTTTGGTATTCGTTCTTCATTTCGCCGTGTCCCCGTTGCAAATATCACTTCTCGTCGAAACTTCTTCAAAATCGTTCAGCCTGATGAACAGGCTCAACGCACTTTTCTTGGGATGTTTCCAAAGACACTTGAAAATGGTATTCGTCTGAATATTCCGCTTGTTCATGACCTTCGAATTTTCAAGATTTCTCAACAACAAACGCCTGTCAGTGGTGTAACATGCTATTCAAAAGATGGCGCTCCTCTTATCGGAGATGTCAATGTATTCTTCACAATCGTTGATACACACAAAGCTCGTTTCAAGGCCGTAAATGTCTATACGGCTGTCAAGATTCAAGCCGAATCAGGTCTTCGTAGCGTTTTGGGTGGTCTCAACTATGACGACATCAACTCTCGTCGAGACCAAGTTCAATCTTTAGTTTTCGCTCAACTGAATGAAGTCACAAAAGAATATGGTGTTCGTTGCGACTCGATCGAAATCCAACGACTTGACCCTTCTAACGATGAAGTCAAACGCGTTATGGAGAAACAGATTGAAGCTGAGCGACTTCGACGTGAGCAAGTTCTAAAAAGCGAAGCAGCTGTCAATGTTGCTACTGCTGAGAAAACAGCTGCTATTCTAAAATCAGAAGGAGATCTTCAGGCTGTGAAAAACTCAGCAGACGCCAAATACTATCAAGTGGCCAAGGAAACCGAAGCTATATCCAATCAAATAAAAGAAGTCCAAAAGGCTTTTGGTGGAGATGTCCTCTCAGCCACCCAATACCTCCTCAACAACTCGGGTATCAACGCTTATAAATCTGTGGTTGGAAGTTCCAATAACAAATTGGTGTTTTTGGCTCCGGGTCAAAGTGTCGGACAAGTTCCAATGATTATGACTCCAAAAGACGTCTAAAATTAAATAAATTACTTTGTTTAATTTGAGAGCCGACCATGCCTCAAGACAAGAAAAAAGTCCTTGAAGACCCGATTGAGTATGAAAACCGTTGTTTTGAAAAAGAACTTACTCTGAGGTGTTTGACTAGAGCCAAGACCAGCCTCAACGATTTTATTTTTGAGTACAGGGACTTTCCTGAGCTCGCTGAAAGACTTAAGGATATACAAGCTGCATCGGGGAGATTCTGAAGAAACAGCAACTCGCTGAAAAAGTGGAATCACAAGAAGTCATCATCTCTCAACTGAAAGAAGAAGTCGCGAAACTGAAGAGTCGATCCGCGAGTTGGCTTTTTAATTTGTTAGTGTTTAACAAATTAGTTTTTGGGAGACTTGACGTTTCGTTTAGCGATAGGGGCTACTACGGGTGTTGGTGGAACTACTACTGTTGGTAGTGGAGTCTCTCCTACATTTTTGATTTTCTCATCATGTTTGGACTTGACTTCTCTAATGAATTTTTCTACTTCCAGAACAGCCTTAACGGTATCTTCATTTGTCAAAAACGCTTTTTGTTTGTCGTCCAGAGATTCTACAGAGATAATTTCGGAACGAACTACTTTACCAATGTCAAACCATTGAAAATTGGAAAAGTTCATTTTGTCTTTCAAAGAAGTGTAAGCGTTTTTGAGCTGCTTTTGGAAAACAGTTAATGGAATATCAATCTGACGCCCGTTGTTCTTATTCTTCAGACCATTAACACTAATCCAAAGGGGAAAGAGAATAGAAAAGATAGTATTGGAGGCTACATCTTCAGTTCCAATAATGGATTTTTTGAGATAGTCGTTCAGAGGTTGAGAATTTGGATTCTCAGGATCAACGTTTCCAAGTTTAGCAGAAAGAATAAAAGCAATCAGCTCTTTCTGATAGTATTTGGGCTTACTGAATACGGAAGGCTTTCTCGGCTCCCCATTAATACGAACACCCTTACGACGACGAACGTTTTTCAGGATGTGTTTTTCTGTCTTCTTTATTTGCTTATCTACGGCCCGCTTGGTTGCCTGTATCTCCTTACGAGTCTTTTTCTCTCCGTTAATAACGAAATAAGCATCTGGTGGTAGTAGCTCTGTAACCATATCAAAGAAATACCCACAAGTAGTTCTCACCGTCTCAAGTTGAAGATTAATATCTTCAGCAGTCATACGAACAGGTGGAGGAACAGTATCCATTTTAGTAAGAGAGGCAACTTGTTTTAGGGGCTTTCTCTACCCATTTTCTTATAGATTCGGTCTAACTGTTCTAAATAAAGTTGCTGTTCCTGAGCGTAAACTTTGTCTTCGTTTTCAACAATTTTCATAACATTTTCGTTTTTTAGATTCATTTGGATTTGTTTGAGATAGTTGATGCTGCTATGAGGGTCCTCAGAGTCGATTCTATATTTGATATTGTTCGATTGTAGATATTCCATCAGACCAAGAGACACAGGGTCTTTGAGATTATCGATGACAATTTTAATCTCGAATGGATACGAAGACATTTTGTTGAAAATATTTGGAATAAAAATTTCAAATTTTGAAAAAACTGAAAATTAAATAAATCCAATCTTCAACCAAACTGGCTACCACATATAAATCCGATTATCAAACTATTGAAAAAAGTTTTGAAACGACCTGAGATTTTACCCAAAATTGAAGATGCCGTTCTTCGGATGAACGAAATTGCAACTCGTTCCTACCAATTCATCAATTTTTACATCTGGCATTTGTTCATCAACAACAAAACCATTCCTGTTATAGATAAACCTTTTCTTACAAAAGTTTTTGATTTGGTTGCTGAGAAACGGAAAAATAAAACTCGACCTGTAAAGGTTAAACCGAATTCTCTGAGAAACTTTTACAACAAACATTTTGGTAAATTTTACACTGATAAACCATGTAAAACGAACCTCAATTCTGCTTTGAAAGAGCTCAAGGAGGAAATGATACGGTGTATCGAGACCAATATCAAAACTCATTTTATCGATTATGTTAGAAAATACATCAATATACTCTATCGGAATCCTGCTCGCAAAATTATCAAAGATAACAAAACTTTTACAAAAACAGCAAGAGCAATCTTATATAAAGCTTTGAATAAGGAAATGAAAGACCTCAAGAGTGATTTTATAATGTGTCAGGTGAAAGATTCAGACCCAAAATATCACCAGTGGTTACAAAATGAAATCAAGACTCTTTTTCCTTTCAAAGTTAATCAACATGTTGCTTATCATGTCAAGGAAGATCCTGGACCAACTGAAATTTTTATTCGAAAAATCTTCTTAATAAAATGTCCTCTGAGCCGCTTCTGAAACCCAACAAAAACCGGTTTGTAATCATGCCCATCAAATATGACGAAATCTGGGAAATGTATAAGAAGGCAGAAGCCAGTTTTTGGACAACAGGAGAAGTGGATCTAACAAACGACCAAAAGGATTGGGATTCGCTGACCGACGACGAACGATTTTTCATTTCACAAGTTCTTGCCTTCTTTGCTGCTTCTGATGGTATAGTGAATGAAAACTTGGCTGTGAATTTCTATTCAACAGTCCAAGTCCCAGAGGCGAGATTTTTTTACGGGTTCCAAATAATGATAGAACAAGTTCATTCCTTAATGTATTCTCTTCTGATTGACACTTATATCAAAGATACCAGGGAAAAAGAACACCTTTTTGACGCCATTGAGACCATTCCATGTGTTCAGAAAAAGGCAGAGTGGGCTTTGAAGTGGCTCGAAGAGAAGAACACTTCTTTTGCCGAAAGACTTGTGGCTTTCGCTTGTGTTGAGGGTATCTTTTTCTCCGGAAGTTTCTGTGCCATTTTTTGGCTCAAGAAACGTGGTTTGATGCCAGGGCTTTGTTTCTCTAACGAACTCATTTCTCGAGACGAACAACTTCATTGCAATTTTGCCGCGCTTCTTCTAAAATATATCGTCGACAAACCAACTATTGAAACCATCCAAACTATCGTCAAACAGGCGGTCGAAATTGAACAAGAGTTCGTTTCTGACGCCTTGCCAGTTCGTTTAATTGGAATGAATGCTGACTCTATGAAAATTTATATAGAATATGTAGCTGATAGACTGTTAGAATCTCTTGGTTCGCCAAAAATTTACGCAGTTAGCAACCCGTTCGATTTCATGGATTTGATTTCGATGGAGAACAAGACAAACTTTTTTGAGAAAAAAGTTGCCGAGTATCAGAAGGCCAACGTAATGTCTAAAGATAACCACACGTTTAAGCTAAATGAGGATTTCTAAAAAACAAGAAGTTCTTCAGGAAAATTTAATGAACCAAGTTTATTAAATTACTTATGGACGCTTTCCAGATTTACGAAAACTTATTACCTCTTTTGTTTGATGAGAGACCTTTCACCAAAAAGATTTCACGTTATCAAACTTTAATCATATACCCATGTCCAAACATTGTACCGATTAAGAAACTTAGAAAGTATGCACCAAAGATAATGTCCGACTTCAATTTAGTCAATACAAAATGAGCTAATAATGCTGTCGTGGTAGATAATACAATTGCACATACAACATGATTGAATTGATTATTGGTAATTTTGGTCATCGTTTAGTTAGATTATATTTTTCAAACTATTTTCAATTTCAATTTAATAAACGTGTTCTTATTATTGAACATGTTTGAAAACATCTTTTACCAGAAAGGGTTTACCCACAGTCTAAGTCTTGGGATCGTTTCCATGGTCACGATTTTAGGAACTTTTGTTATGAACACAAAGCCCAAGAAACCTCAAACAGTAGACTACAGCGAAAAAGACAGTTGGTAAAAATAAACCTCTTCTAAAATGAATGAATGATTTGGAAAAAGAAGCTGTAAATTGGATTCACCAAAAACTTGGAAACAGATGGGATTCTTTCGCACAGAAACATGGTGAAATAAAAGTCATAACTTTTACAGACCATCCACCTTGTTGGACTATTCAGAAACATCTTCGCATTCTGACGGGAAGAAATCATCTTTACGTTCAAAGAAAACACAGGGTTATATACTTGGTGTATATTTATTGGTAATTTATCAGTTAAAAATGATAAATTTATTTCTAAAATATAATAAAAGATATGGAGAAATACCGAGTTGAGAAAATCTTAGGCCAAGGTAAACAGGGTTCTGTGGCTTTGGTATCAGATTTGACTACCGGTAAATTTTACTCCATGAAGAAAATGGAAGGCGTTGGTAATAAAAAGGATATTGAAAGTAGCAATCTGGAAAGATTGAAAGACGTCTGTTCTCCCAACATCAGTTGTTTCAAAGAAAGAATTTACGACGAACCTACGAGGACTCTTTGTGTTTTATACGACTACATAGTAGGTTATAACCTTGAAGAATATCAAGTAAAGAACTTGGATTTAGAAGACTATCTGTGGGATCTTCTCGACCAAATGATTCACGCGTTGGAAATTTTGGAAAAGAGAAAAATAGCTCACAGGGATCTAAAATCTGCCAATATCATCTATAACCCAGCTACCAAAACATTCACTTTAATAGATTTCGGGTTGTCAGCGTATGAAGATGCTAATAAGCTCGTTGGCTCACCAATGTATATTTCAGAGGAAGTGGTTACTGCCGCTTTCACCAACGATGATATAACGTTGGAGATGTATCAGAAAAGTGATCTATTTGCTGTTGGAGTTTCGTGTTTTGAGATAGCCAACTTGAAACCTCCTTTCCAAGACAGAGACGATAGCCCCAGTGGTCTCAACGACTTTTTCAAACCTGAAAACTGGGTCTCTTTTCTATCTCATCTATCCTATTCTCTTATTTACATAATCGATCATATTTTGACAGGGAAAGAGAAAGCTTCCACCTTAAGACCTACCTTTGAAAGAGCCAAAGAAAAAAGAGGAAAACCAAGACATGATTTGGTTCTGAGAATGGATGAAGTTGACGAGACTATGCTTATCAGACAAGCTAAAGATTTTCAGGTTGTTTACAGGGGTCTGACTAAAAAGGAACTTTACGATAGATTGTTCCTGATGAACCTTATACCACCAAAAAAGGTTAGAAGGGTTTAAACAACTATTTTCTTTTATTTCCTTTAAATAAAAGATGGAAAACTACAGGATAGAGTCTCTTCTCGGAGAAGGGGCTCAAGGGAAGGTTTATTTGGTTTCCGATCTAAGAACTTCTGATTTTTTAACAATGAAAGTTTACAACAAAGTTTCACCAAGACTTGATGCGGAGATAAACATTTTGAAAAAGTTGGGTGATATTTGTAGCCCCCATATACTTTGTTTCAAAGAAAAGATAATAGAGGATGGTAAGACTTATTTGTTCTTTAGTTATGCAGTAGGGTACAATTTAGAAGAGTTTGATTACGATCCTCCAGTGGAAGATTTACTGTGGTCCCTGTTGGAACAAATGTTGCAAGTGTTGGTTGTTCTCGAAAATAGAAATATGGTTCATCGAGATATAAAATTGGCCAACATCGTCTACAATCCAGCCACTAATATTTTCACTTTGTTGGACTTTGGTCTTTCTTGTAGTGAAGATTGTTCTACTTTTTCGGGAACTCCCTCCTATTTCTCACAAGAGTTGACTAATGCTTTCCAATATGACAAACAGATAACCAGAGATATGTTGTTCAGAAATGATGCTTACGCCCTTGGAAATGTGGCTTTTAGAATTGCTAATAACGAACCTCCCTACCCAGCAGTCTCTATGCAAGGCCCGTTTGGCTCTACCAATATAGATTTCAAAAGACCTGAAGTATGGATAAATACAGAACTTTCTTCCTCTCTTGTTTATGTTATCGACAGATTGATTACGGGGCAAGATAAGGCATCTACTTTTATACCTATTTTCCAAAAAGCTAAGGCTCTTAGAAACAGAAGTAGACCCAGTTTAGACGAGATAGTTGGTCCTAATGAAATCAAATTTGCTGCTCTTCAGGAAATGGCTCAGAAAGCTGGAACTGTTTGGGAAGGGTTACAAAAGAAGGATTTGTATTTTAGACTGTATTTAGTTGGTCTGGTTCCGTACAGGGATTAAAGGTTCAATTGAAAAATAAAAAACATTATTTCACAAAAGATATGTTGACAACAGTGATGGTCTTGGGAAAGCTTGGTGATGGAAGTCCTCTACTTTTTCTTTTAGACAAAACGAAACTCACAAAAGAGTTGGAAGAAATGCTGGATTATTTTTCTCGTAAAAGCGTCATCGGGAGTGATCATCTTTATGATGCTCTACTAATAGAATCTCTGATAAATCCAGAAGCTTTTTATTCAGTTAGAACTTCTTCTAACAGAGTAGTTTCAGATTTACCCCAATATTTCGCCTACAGAAAGAGGTTTGGCTTTAGATATAAATACGATCCATTCACTGGATACTACAAAATAGAATGGCCTTCTGGATTGGTCATCAAACCTTTTTCAGCCAAACAGTTTTTCGTTGAAAACACGTATTACATGGAACTGCCGTTTTAGAAATTTTTATTATTGGTAATAATAAAAGATATTATGGAAACAACACCTCCTCATTTGAGGAAACACCCAGTCGAGCATTTGACAACTGTGGTCATAGAATGTACTATATTCATAGTATTAGGTGCTTTGTTGGGATTTTTTATAAGTTTCATGTTTCCTGATTTATACTTTTCAGAACCACTTTGGCACAGTATTGGCTGGTTTTTATTACAGTTGATAGTCGACAGTATTATTCTTGCTATGCTCGATTTGGCCTATTTGGATTTGTTTGGAAGAAACGCTTCTGCTTTTATCGGTATGAATATGTTTAGTATCGTATTCTTTATAACACAAGTTCAACTATTTAACAGAGCTACAAGAATTTATCGTATCGTTACAGGTTCTTCTCTTGTCAGAGCTACATAAATAATAAATGCTATATAAAAATATGTGGCTACCGTTATTCGCAGAGTTTTTGGGAACTTTTCTTTTGGTATTCTTTGGCTGTCTAACAGCCGCTACAAACTCGGGACAGGTCGCGACAGGATTAGCCTTTGGTGTAGTTCTACTCCTAATGGTTTATGCCTTTGGACCAGCTTCTGGATCCCATTTCAACCCACAGGTTTCTTTCTCTTTGGCTTTGACTGGAAACATTTCCGTTGTAAAGATGATATTTTATTGGATCTTCCAACTCAGTGGTGCTTTACTGGCAGCTACCATTCTTAACTATCTTCTTGGCGCTGAAACTGGTCTTGGAGCCTCTGTTGGTTCTTTCACAAATACATTCCCTTGGAAAGCGGTGGTCGTAGAGGCTGTTATCACTTTCATGTTCATAACAACTGTCCTATATGTGGTGAACAACAGTTCTCTTTCACCCGTTTCAGGACTTATCATAGGTGCTGGACTATTTTTGGCCGTTATGGTCGGGTATCCACTTACAGGTGGTTCAGCAAACTCGTGGAGAAGTCTGGCTCCGGCCATCTTCACAGGAAATCTCCCAACCGTTTGGATATACTTCGTAGGTCCATTTATTGGAGCTTTTGTCGCCTCTATAGTTTATTGGGCTTTGAACAGAAACACTTGTAAAGATAATTGGATGTGGGAGTTCAAGGAAGCCAATCTTTTCGAGAATATGTTATAATTTACATAAAATGTAAATTAATCGTGCTCACCATCATGCTCACCTGCACCACTCCAACAGTTCCTTTCAAAATCTTCATCTTCATCGCTATCATCAAAGTATCCCAAAAATTTCTCAGGTAAACCCAGAACCCCATTTCCGTAAAGAATATAGTTCTTCCCATCGTTGTTATCCCAAATTTCACCGCTGCTCGTTTTCACACAAAAAGCAAACTCAAATTTTTCACTGGTTTCAACCTCGTCAATACTCATCGGTATAACCCAAATCTATACGATTCAGCACAAATATTTCTTTGTGTTTTCCAACCATCTGTTGTGTATCTAATAAAGGCACAATTTGTATCGGAAGGACATTCCAGAAAAAATTGTATGACCTGTCGATTGATAACGTTGTAGCCGTGAAAAACCATTTTGATTATCCTTAAGGTTTATTTAATTTTCAGTTTTTTTCAAACTGTCAAGATACCGACGAGAAGCATTCGCCAGCCACTCATTCATTTCTTTAGTTTCTTCTTCATTAAGAATGGTATATTCTTCATTAAAACCTTCATCATTCACATCACCGTCAGTTTCATCAAAGTCGCCCAAACATTTTTCAGGCAAAGCTTTTCTCATATAATCCAAATCGTACAATAGATAGTTCTTGCTTTCGTTGTTATCCCAGAAGGCAAATCCTTCTTTTGGTTGAATGCAAAAAGCGAATTCCATTATTAGACCATCAATGTGATCGAACATAGGTCCATCTTCATCTCCAAGTGGAACTTTTATGATCCAAAACTTGTTTCCTTTTTCGGCATACGCGTCTTTGTAATTTTTCCAACCGTCAACAGTGTATCTAACAAAGGCAAACTCTGTATCGGAAGGACAGTTTAATAGAAAATGAACACTGAATCTGTAATAAAAGTAGTATTTTGGCGCCGCGATGTGATGGACAGTATAACCGTGAAAAATCATTGACTATCAAAAAATGGTTTATTTAACTTTCAAATTTTTTATGAGTTTGATCACTTTGTTCACATTCAGAAGCCAGTTCTTTATGAACGTCATCCTGATATGATTTTCGGCCACGATGTATTTGTTTTCAGAAGCAACATATCCTAAATGGAGAAGTTTGTCGTAGAAGTGGTCCAACATAGACTTGGAGTTTCCATCAACCTCCACAGGGCAATAATTTATCACCTCTTCCAATTCGGCCATGGTTGTTGGAAGAGGTGTAGTTTCTGTGTGAAGAGGATTTCCAATTCTCAGAGCATACTGTTCGCAACGGGCAATTCCCTCTTCTCCAATAGTCTCCAATCTATCACAATCTCTGGGGATATATTTCCAAGGAGATTTTTCGGAAGAGTTGTCGTTTTTAGATATGGAAATCATTTCAACGACGAGGTCTTCATGTTGCATACAAAAACAGTTTGAAAGAATCTCTCTGACATTGACAAACTCTTGTTTTATGTCCACTTCGTAAAGAAGACAAGCCAGAAGGATAGAAATTTTCACATCTTCAGAATAAGAGGTAGCTCGTAAAGCCTTAACGCCATGTTTATACACTTTCATATAACGGTCAAAATCATGTATCTGCTTCTCAAGACACCAATCCTTCAGATATTCGATAACTTTCTCTGGGGTTTCGAACATTTTAAATAGAAAGCCGTTCTATTTAAAAATCATTTTTACAAGTGGATACTCCTAACTCCGTTCTCATAACTAACATAAGAGGAGTAATCACTGTTGACAATGGATGTTATGAGCTTCAGCATGGCTATTTCTTGTTTGACTTCACAATTTCTCAGTCTATCAGAGAGTCTATCCACCTCAAACTTCAAAATAGTCTCTAAATTTTTAACCTTTATCTCCAATGAACGGTTGGCTACAACCAATTCATTACAACTATTAATCCTCGATTCCAACAACCAAAGCTTCTTGACGATGGGATTATAAAACTGTTTCATACACTCGACAGCTACGAGTATGGCTCCTATAGTTGAAAGAAGATGCCATGAAAAATCGGAGAGAAGAATTTGATACAAAGTCATTGAAATTTTATTAACTTTTAAATAAAATTTCAAAATGTTTTACTTAGCTTCATTTGGGAAGACTCTTTTTCCAGAGTTGGTAGGTGAAGCCATTCAGAGAGGTCATACTAAAGTCTTCCTAATTGAGAATGAAGCTTATGAGTATTGCTACACTTTTCTGAAACAATTTATGGTTGAGACAGTTAAAAACTACGAACTAACTGATATAGCCATCCCTGAGTTTGACGGAAGACACAGTTATGAAAGCCTTTTCAACCTTGTTAAAATCCAAAGAAGTTGGTTGGAAAGTAAATATTGTTGGTTTTGCTTTGTTCTGAGAATACCTACCATCCCCGATGGAGAAACTTCTCTATACCTAAGAGACCGAAACCATCTGATTGATATCCCAAGCTGGAGTGAAACCTAAAGCAGATAAATAGAAAAAAGCTGTTGTCAGGAACCAGTTGGAAGTCAGTCTTATACAAGCTTCCAATCTTTCGTTGTCTTTTAGTATTTCCAATCTTTTTTCAATAGAGATTCCTTGAGATTCATCCGAGTTATAAATAAATCGTCCATTTCCATACTTTTGTAAAGGTAAATCCAATATCTTTCTTCTGGAAGTTTCTTCCAATGATAACAAAGCCACATGGAAACTGTTGGTAGCTTGGGTGACACATATATCTACTTCATTCTGATTTTCTACGGGAGCTTCCGACAAGGGAAGATCTTTTTTACCGTCCCAACCCCTCATATAAAATCCTAAATCCAATAATGACTTAAGAGCGAAGACAATTTTCTCTTTCTCTTCGTCTTCCACGTTCATGTAAAGTTCTCTGAGTTCTCCACCTTTATACTTGTATTCGTTCTCATTTTCTTCAATACTTTTTATAATTTTTGTTAAATTTCTATGACAATAGACATTTCCAAACACTTTTAACTTATTTATTTCTCCAGAACTCAAAGGAGGTTCTCCAGATTCCAAAGGATTCACCAACTGTTTCTTATACTCCAAATAGTCGATAAGCTCTGTATAGGATACAACCGTATAACCGTCAGAGACTGTTCCAAACGACAAAACATCATTTGAATCCAAAACACTTACTGAATCTCTTGATATCGGAGTTAGATCATTAAGTGTCGTTAATTGTAGTCCATGAACAAACGTTTTCAATAGACTTGACTCTTGTAAAAAGTTGTAGTAACTCATTTCTTCTTGAGGGTTATAACCTTCTTGAAGAGCCAGATAATTGAGATCTTCTCTGTCATAAACGGTTTCTGGAAAATACGGGTTAAAGTAAGTTTTCAGGTTAAGGACTCTACTATTCTTGGACCAAATTTGATGTAAATCTGGATCATAAGGTATGTAAAAGTCGTTATATTTCAATCTTATATATTCCATTTGAGGATATTTTGATCGGGATATATCAGTTTTGTAATTCTTAGCGGCCAGATAAACCGCCTGAGAGGCAGAAGTGGGTTGTCTCGTGGATAAATCAACGACTTCTTCAGAAGCATTATAAATATCACTGGTTGTGACCCTTTCTTCTTTCAATGGAGATTTTGTTTGTGAATACATAAACAAATCTATCATAGAAGATAGATCGTTATTCAGAGAAGCTGTTATAGCAGCTTTCACCAGATCCACTTTTCCATTCTTCAAAAATTCCAATCCATCTTTCATTTGATACGCAGTCGTTTCTCTAAAAGTTTGAATTTTGTTTTGTACACAAAGTCCGTAGAGGATTCTACTCGGAAGTGCCAGTGGATTTTTGGGTGTGGGGTTCCCAACATTATCCAAATTTGGAATCGGTTGGAGTTTTTGATATTTGATTAAATTGTTAAAAGCTTCAAGCAAAGGTTTTTTAGTCCAAGAGACAGAAGGATTTACAAATCTTACAATAAAAGGTAAATCTTCTGCTTTTGGTGGATCTGAAACCGTTTGATTTTTTCCAATAGAAGAAAGTTCATCTAAAACTACTTGTGGGGTTGAGTTTGTTATTGGTATGTTTAAACATAAATCTATCGACATATCTTTTAGTTAGTGGTAAGGAATGTTTTAATTGTCTACGAGAATGAAAAAGTATTTAATTTTCAATTTTTGAATTTTTTATTCTTTCTATTTCATTTTTAATGCTCCTCTTTTACTTGATTGGTTTGTTTTTGGCTTCGACTGGTTTTTTCGGAGCTGGTATGACAGTCGCTATTCTGATAGACAGGAAGTTGACTTTCCCGCACCTTTATAAGAATCATTCTTATCTTTATCATGGAAGTATTGGATTCCTTGTTGGTCCATTTTTGTTTTTTAAGAAATTGGTCTCTTTAATTGAATAATTATATCGTTTTATTCAATTTCAAAAAATGTGGTTGATAGATGTGGCTTCCAGTTACACTTTTGAAGATGAAGATTTGGTCCAGATCAGTATTTTCAACGTGGGGTTATCGACTTTTCCAGTCAGTGTTTTGGATTTTAAAAAACTGAGACATCTATCCGTGGCCGGAAATTCTATAACTTCTCTACCCTCAGAAATAGAGGTTTTGGAACATCTTCAAAACTTCTCCATCTCATGTAACAAAGTGGAAAAGATTCCAGAACAACTTTTCAATTTGAAAAACTTAACCAGACTTTGTTTGTTCAACAACCCTGTAGGAGTTTTATCACCTTCCATCAAAAATCTCGACTTGAAAGAGTTGGAAGTAGGGATGAACGGTTTAACTTTTTTACCTCCAGAAATAGGAGACTTGACAAACCTGACTTATTTGGACGTTGGTTTGAATAAATTGAAAAATCTTCCGAAAGAAATAACAAACTTGATCCATTTAGAATATTTAGACATTTCTAACAATTTGCTTACGACTGTCCCTTCCGAAATAGCTGGGTTTCAAAGATTAACGAATTTCTATTACTACAACAATCCTCTGGAATACATACCTCCTCAAATAAGAAGGCTTAAGACTTGTCAAAAAATCTACAATGATAAACAATCTGTTCATAACAGTCATATCCAGAAAACTTTCAAAGAAACGGTATTTAGATTGGCGAATAAGAAACCGGATTTAAGTTTCGACGAAGTTGTGAAAGAAGTTAGGTCTTCAGATCTGACAGAAAGTTCTAAGAAAGATTTGTTTCATTACTGTTTGGATGAGGATGTTCATTCTGGTATTGGTATGACTTACAAAGAGTTGTTGGTTTTGGTGTGGGACAGGATTCGAAGGTGTAGTTATATGAAAGAAATCCTACGAGTGTTGGATACCGAAATAACAGATTCAAAGTCCATGTGTTTCACAGGCCGAATCACAAGACTCGTTAACTGTTTAAACGGTTTTGACACTGATGTGATTATAAACATTTCTGACAACGAACAGTTGAGTAATTTGATGGTCCTTATCAATAACAAATACACGGAAAAAGACGATAAAAAACGAGAACTTATCAATGTCATGAGGGAAAGAGGATTCTCCCAAGAAAAAATTGATGAATGGGTCGAATACATTAATTGAAAATTTTAAACACAGAATACCCCTTCCATTTCCCCTACGATTAACCACCCTAATTTGTATAAAATACAAATTACTTATTAGCGTTCTCTAAATTATATTTAACTTTGAATCCAGCTCCTTGTAAAAGGTCAGCAACCAGTTTCATAGCATAAGGAGTCGTCAAAGTTCCAAAATCTCCTTTCTCGCGACAATTACGACACTCATATTCTCCAGCCATGTGATTAGCAATGGCCAAAGTGCCACAATTTTTACAATAGGCAGTTGTGTATTTATCACTGACAAGACAAAGACGTTCGAGAAGGGTTTTTGAAGCTCCGTGGCTGATGAGAGCGTCTCTCTCCATTTCGCCAACACGCAATCCACCTTCCAATGCCCTCCCTCCGATTGGTTGTCTTGTGTTCTCTTTGACTGCTCCCAAACCTCGGTGCTGGAGCTTGTCAGTTGCGTGGTGTCTTAGCATTTGGTAGAAACAGGGACCAGTATAGATTTGGGCCTGTAATTTACGGCCGGTAGTACCCTGATACATAGTGTGGGTCCCCGAGCCCTCAAATCCATTTTGGACCAAGTAAGCAGAAAACTCATCAATGTCAAAAGGCCTAAAAGCTGTAGCATCCACAAATTCACCTTTCAACACTCCGACCTTTGAAGCGACAAATTCGTACACTTTGGCGATAGTCATGCGAGAAGGGATACTGTGTGGATTGATGAACAAGTCAGGAACGAGTCCGTTGACATTTGGATGTTTCAACAGCGTCTCCAACTCTTGTTGGAATTTAATCTTTGCTTCTTTATTCACTTTAATTTTCTCCTTTTCGGCAGCACTTGGTTTTTTCTTTGAGTTAAGACTGGCAAGATTCTTTTCAATCTGAACCAAAGCTTTTTCGATATATTCTCTTCGGACCATTTCATCGGTTGAAATGAAAGGCAAGTCAGCGGCTGGCAGAATCATTCCCACTGTTCCCTTTTGAGCATAACGGGAAGCGAGTTTGTCGCCGATAGTTGGTTTACGGACAGTTCGGATTTTAACGCGAATAAACTTTTGATTTTCGCTAAATCCCTCATAAACCTTTTCAACGACTCCCCTTTCACCAACTGCCATGAACACAGAGGCATTTTCTTCTTCCTTTGTAGCCTCAATAAATCGGCGTTTTCCAATGATACAATCTCCAGATTCCAAAACAGTTCCAACACGGGGAGTTCCCGATTCCTCAATGTGAGAATATTTGGAAGCGGATTCTCCCTTTCTGGCAATGGGACGGCCAAACTTTTCCTTGAAATCCGGTGTCGTTTTTTGAACGGCTTTGTAGGAAGTATATTTAGTATACCAGAATAATCCTCTTTCGACAGCTTCCCGCTTCATCACGAAAGCGTCTTCTTGATTATACTGTAAAGCCATAATAGCAACAACAATATTTTGACCATTAGGGAATTCAGTCAACCCAATCATGTGATTCATCTGTGGTTCGAAAATAGGCCTGCTCGGGAAAGCCAGAACTTTGGTCAAACTATCAAATCGATTAAGATGATTACTGTGGAAAACACCCAGAGCTTGTTTTCCCATATTACACTGGTAGGAAACACGAGGGGCTTGATTGTAATTGGCCAAAGGCATCACAGCTGCAGAAACACCCAATGTGGCAGAAGGATCCAATTCGCAATGAGTATATTTCTTACTTCTCATGACTTTGTTCAGAGCTGTCTCTGTGTCCTGAAGCTCGTGAAGTAAGGTTTTCTCTGTTGCTTCTTCTTGGATATCAAATCCTTCTTTATCGGTGTATTGTCTTATGACTTTGTTGCCCTGACGAACATCTTTCAACGCCTGTTTCAATGTTTCCAACGTCTCTGAAAGGGCTATGATATCCTTTTTCTTGTTTCTTAATCCATCAGCTGTTTGAGCCAGTTTAATGGTAGAAGCCTCCAAGGCATCGATGTATTCCACAGCTCCCTCATCCAATAGAACGTTGAAATCTTTCCCCCACAAGTTCTTCTCGTCCATGACCAGCTGTTCTTTGTCATTAACGATTAGAAGAGGTCGTGTAGGGCGCGATCCATCTACATATATATTCAAAGCGTTATCCTCGTTTAGTATAACACACATATCTTTCGGGAAAGTTCGATTTCGTCGCTTGGTGATACAAAGGTCTCTGACGAGAGGACCAGAACACCAGCCCAAAAATTTACCGTTCAAAAGAATCTTGGAACTTTCAGCAATGGTCGGACTTGGAACAATATATTTTTGTAGGAAAACTCTCACAGGTTCTTCTGGTCTATCAATGGATAAATAACAGGTGGTGCTGAGATATTTGACCAACCCGCAATTTTCTCCATCAGGAGTTTCGCCTACACAGACATACCCCCATTGCGACACTTGAACCATGCGAATATTGGTAGCTTTACCCCTTCTATGAACTGGAGTGTTGAGTTTTCTCAATTGAGCTATAGTAGAAAGAATAGATTCTCTTTTGAGAATATCAGCGATATTCTCTTTCATAAATGAAATAGAACCATAAGGTTTCACACCCCATGAAGCTGTAGAAAAGGAGGTTATAAATTCGTCTGTCATGATATTTGGAGAAAGACTTTTTATCATCGAATCCAAATCTTCATGATTTTTATCCTTTATGGTTTTTTGGGCTATATCTGTCATTTTGCGCCACAGACCATTAAAAAGTTGTTCCATACAAATGGCAGCTGAAAAGATACGTTTGTTATCCCAAGAATCTCTGGAATCCAACTCTCTCAATCCTGCCATATATTCGGCCATTTTCACGACCATCATAGCCAGTAAGTCCAATTTCCGTTCAATGGGCTCACCATTCATATGAGGGAACAATTCTTTGTTTAGTTCTTCCATAAGAAATCTCTTATCCTCTTCATAACTTCCCAAAGATTTTTGTTCCCATTTTCTGAAACAGTAACCCACGATATCAGAAGTGTTGGTGAGTTTGAAAAACGTTTGTTGGAGTTGAAGCCATATCTTCTTGACCCACTGACTTCTTGTGAAAGTAGCCAATAATCTGAAAATGGCTTCAGGGTCCGTCACTCCAAACAAAGAAAAAATGGCTAAAACGGGAATGGTCTTTTTGCTATTTCGACCAAATAGACGCAAATTTAGTTTGAGAGCTCTTTTCGAGCCTTTGTAAAGAGTTATAGATGAAGAACCGGTGATACTGTTGGAAGTTATATTCACCACAGGTCTGTCAACATTGTTGACTTTTCTCAGATACAAATACAGGACATTTCGTCTAAGACCCTCCTGAAGAACAACGAATCTTTCAAGACCACGGATGATAAAATAACCCAGTGGGTCAGTTTTACATTCACCCAACTGAGTTCTTTCTTCATCCGTTTTGTCTTTGAGGATACAAAGTTCACTCCCCAGCATAACAGGGACTTTGCCGATGAAAACTTTCTCTTTTTTTGATACTACTTTACCAGAAGCGTCTTTCATGACGGCATCACAGTAAATAGAACTGAAATAAGTTAAACCTTCATTACGGCATTGTTCCGGTGTCAAAAGTAGAGATTCTCCAGAAGCGGTGGAATAAGAGGGAGGAGTTGGAAATATATGAGTAAATTCCACTTTTTTCCCCTGATTGCTCACCAAAGTTCGGGAGGCTACCTGCTGGGCCATAGTCCCACGGAACCATACATTTGTGGCCTCTATGAACTGACCCGTAAGCCCCTCAAACTGAATAAAGCTTTTGAGGGCCTTGCCGTGTTCATTCATGACAATAGAACCCGGAGTGGTCTCTGTTAGTTCTTCATCTGTCATTGGAACATAGACTTTTTTGTATGGGGGTGGTAGAATAATCCTATTTTGGTCAAATTCTGGTTGAGCCATCGTGTTTCTTTTACTATTTTGGAAATTAAAAAAGATTCAATTTGAGAACTGAAATTTAAATAAGAGTGGTTCTTATTTAAATGAGCGAATATCAGAAAATTTTCAAAGAGCATGGAATCAGACAAGCAGATAAACAGACCTTTATTTTAACTCACTTTCCACTGTGGGACAGTAAAGATGAAACTTTTCTGAAGGAATTGGACAGAAAAGTGGTTAAGAAAATTAACGAAATCTACGAGGCCAGACCTTCTACCATCACCTATCACGATTTAACATCCAGTGAAGATTATCGTTTTCTGAAACTTCTAAATTATTTCCGATTCCATATTTACAACAAGTTGGCTTATTTATGATAGGGTACACCGGTCATCAAATCTACCAGATATTCTACTGGTGTGGAAGTAAAAGCTCTGATATCCCAATCAGGAGCCCACACATTTTGATCTTTGTAATCTTTCAATGTTGTGATATAGCTTAGTTTATTGGCTTCAGCAAAATTTTTAGAACAACGAATGTACCCTTGATTGTACATATCTTTCAACTGTTTATAAACTTGTGCTTGTAAAGTTAAATACAAGTTATCGAAAGGAAAAGTGTATTCTGATCCTTCTGGTCTCAAATCTCCCATGATGGTGTTTTCTCTTAATCTCAGTTTAACGTCTGTTTCCAATCGAACAGCTGGGAGCATCCAACCTTGATACCATTGCGGAACATCCGGAAGGGGTCTTGGTGTAAAAATAACACATTCAAAAGCATTGACAGAAGTTATTTCGTCTATGGCTTGTTGAAGTTTTTGGTGGTCTTCGTCGGAAAATACCACCCTTTTGTCGCCATCGTAAAATTGAACTGTCATCACCATTTTATCGTTGGTGTAGATAGAAGAAAAAACGGGAAGATAGTAAGAAGGAACCAACGGAATAAGTCTTGTGTTTAGACAATGAATTTTGTATGGGGAGTGAGTAGACGTTGGTTCCTCTTCACAAGTTTCAGAAATAGCTTTCGTTAAAGTTCTATAATAAGGTGTCAGAAAATACTCGTTTTTTGGTGGTGCTGGATCCATATCTTTTTGAAAAGGTATGAAATTAAGTTTCAAGATAATCACAGTCTGGGAGAGAATAATGCGAGGCAAGGAAAAAGTTCAGGTTGATTTCCGAATACTTGAGAAGGAAGGAAACAGAGATGCGTTTGTTTCGAGTGTAAGGACCTTTTTCGTTGGAGAAACCGACAGCTTCTCGTTTGATGAAAACACCGCACTTCTTCCAAAGTGGTTCCTTGTCCCAATCGATTTTCTTCTTGATGAGTTCGATTTTTTCTTGGTTGTTGACATTTTCCAGTTCTTCGGAAGTGTAAAAGTATTGAGCGTAAACTGAAACGGTATTACGCATACAATCTTTTTGTCTCCAGATGAGATGATTTAGAAGTTCTCCTTTGTTCTCTTCGGAAAAGACAAGAAGACGAGCATCAAACCAAGCGGAATTGTTGTTAATTCTATGAATAACTTCCGACTTGTATTGAAGTCCAAGTTTTATCAGATTAGTAAAATGATGATTGAACTTGACAGAAACAAAAGAAGCGATAAGAGAAAGAATTTTCTGATGGCGACCATTGAAAAGATGGTCTCCTTTGTCGAAAATCAGTGTAATCTCATCGCTTTGAGTGTAGGCCGAAGCGGCCGAGAACTCTTTGAGAGCATCCCATGAAGTCAGGACCATTGCTTCTGAAAATCTACCATCAAAAGGCTTTTCGAAACCCTTTGTGTATTTTGAGAAGGAATGTCCATCCAGACGAACACAAAAATATTGGTCCGGATGGATGGTCCGCTCCTGATGTAATTCATAAGATTTCATGCGAGTTTCCAGAGAGTCCGACATGAATTGAAATCTTTAAAATAAGAAAAAAGTTTTCAATTTATGCTGTTCCACTTTTCCATAGTTTTGGCTGTTATATGTTGTATAGCCTGTATAGCTTGTTCCATTCAAGTTTCGTTTGTATGGAATCTATACGAAGAAGTGGAAACAGTAAATTTTGGAAATGGATTTAGATGTAAAACAAGTTTTATCGATGAAGAAGTTTGGATTCAAATTGTTGATGATTGCGTTGAAGAGGTTGATAGTGCATTACCAGCATGTATTGTTTTGAAAAATTTCTCATGGATAACTTGATTATTTTGGCTTATGTTCTTACAATATTATCAATTGGAGTGGCTTTATTCTCTGTTTTGGTGATTTTTAGGACCATCTCAATATGACCGTAATCATCTTTTTTCGATAATCATGGCAAAAGGCTATCCCCAAATCCCCAAAAACTTTTTTCATTTCTTCCCTCAATATGTCGTCGGATGGTATTGGAACGCCAAACTCCTTTTCAAAGACTTCCCATTCAAAACTACTTCTGCCTTGGTCGGCACACTGACAACAGTTGGAAGTTATAAAATCCTTATTTTTCTTTATCCATTTTCTGGTCGATGAAACCATTTTTTCTGTTAGAATATCACCATCAAATGTCCAATTTTCTTTAGCTACAGAAGTCCTTTTCAACAAATCTTTATGTAATGTTGGTTTCCACGATACAGTTAAACGAACAGATGGATAGGAAATGTCTGCCTCTATTCGAACTCCATTTAGAAGAGTTTCCAATCTTTCACTCAAAACATTTTCCTTTACATTTTCAATCAAAATACAAGAACAAAAGATCTCTACTTGACCTTGGCCTTTCCAAGCTTCATCCAAACATACCGTTTTGATGTGGTCTATATTTCTGTCTATCCATAGTTGGAGTAAATCTTCGGGAGTCTTTGAGAGTTCCATATGTCTGATGAGTTCTTCTCCAAAAGACATTTATTGTTAAAATGGGTATTAACAATAACAGTTTCAGTTTCAATTCCAAGAGAAAACTAAAAATGTTTATTTAATTTTCAGTTCCAAGACATTGTAATAAGAAAAAAAGAAACACTCTTGACTTCCAACTTATCGGGAGAAATCTTTTCATAGTCAAAAATGACCTCTACGGAGGACTTGATTCCCATTTCAGCCAGAGCCCTCTTGATTTTTTCACCATACATATGGCACTTTTTAAGTGTCAGTTTGTGATCTATCATGCTATCATCACCTACCATCACATCCAAAATTTCTGTTTTTACCTCATAAACTGTCGAAATCAGCCCTTCTTTCGAAGCTATGATACATCTCGTTTTCATGCTTTCCAGATTCTTGTTGGACCATCTCTGATACCAAGTTTCAACCTTGGAAAGTTCGTTGTCTTTTTTCGAATTGAGGACATTCTTCCGAAGTTTTTCGGCAAAATCCATGTCAAATTTAACAAAGTAGTTTATTAAATTTTCAATTTCATCTGCCACTTCATCACGATCTTGATGAAAGGAACATCAGCCTCTTCAACGAGGTAGAAAGGCCGTCCCCGACGAACTTGACGTGTTCGCTTTTCTTGCTTGATGTGTGTCATAGAAACTTCGGTATAAAGACCAAGGTCTTTGCCAAGGTTCTCTTGTAGGGTTGTAAGTTTTGTGGGATAAACAGAAAGATTCTCTTCAGTGTCGTCCTCACCAAGAGCAACAAAAACTTCACAAAACCGCTTTTAAATTAACAGGTATTCATAACATAAACCAAATATGTAGAGGAATTCGTAATCATAAAAAAGCCGGTGGATATTTCTGGAAATACGAGAAAGATTTCACAGAAGAAGAATTAGCTCTTATGTTTCCAAAATCTCAATAGTTTATCGTTTAAACTATTAATTTATTATGGGTAGCTGCCAAGAACAATACAAACGCCACCAAGCCATGGCGAGTATCGACTACCATAGAAGAAGACGTCTGGGAAAGAATTATCTACACACAGATAACCAGTATTGCCAGCAAAGAGTTGGAAGTCGGCAAGTGCTTTTGGCTCATACTCTGCTTCAGCCAAAGGACCAATATTTACTGGGCTTCGTGCACCACCACCGATTGGGTCTGTGGAGAAGTAAAATGCGTGTTCACATATGTCTATACAAGTAGCATTGCCGTTTGGAGGAAAAAGAGGGTTCTGTGTGGGAAGTCTGAAAGTAAAATAATAAGGCTCACGACGTCTTACAAGATAAATTGTTCTACCTGATGTCCCATTAATCCATAAACTGATTCCAAGCCCCAACCGTCTAATTCTTTGTGTCCATGGATGTTGGAGTGAGCTTCCGATATCTATCAAGAAATTATCTTTAACAAAAGGTTGTCCAGCAGAACCAGGTGTCCCACGCTCATATATGAAAGCATTGACTGTTTCTTGGAAACCGTTCAGTTGGTCAACGCGTCTCTGAACAATTTCAGATGAGGGGCCTCCAAAGATATTTCCATAAACATCAACCCTTAGACCAACAGGGTCCGGGAGCAAAATTTTATTAACATCTGTTCCCAGAAAACATCCAGGATTCTCTTCTAAGAAACGAGGTATTGATTTCATAGCTTGAATAATCAGGCGTGCACGGCTATCTCCTTGTGTTTCGGCCAAAAATCTGAGACCTTCAGGAATAGTAACACCTGGCGTATAAACAAGATATTCTTTCTCATACTCTTGACGTGGTCCTACTCCAGCAGCTATTTCAGCTTCCACTACAGGATCCGCAGCAACAGCGGCACCAGGAGCAGTCCAGTTTTCATTCCCCCAAGCCAAAGTGGTGTTATTCCACCATCTACGTTTTTCTGTGTTCCAAGTCCACGGCCACGCCCCTCCACACTCTTTACACTTACGACCGGTCTTGCGTGTAGAACCACAAGAACAAGTTGGAACTCTTGTGTTGCTTCCTACACCTTTTACATTACGTAGAACTTGTTCGGTTATGTTGCCGTTTTCAATGGGAAAAGTTTCTGGTGGAGCTGGATATACTGGTTCATCACAACGTCCGCAGTCCCTTCCGAAAGCATTAATTCTTTCAAATCCATATCTCCAAGAAACTGAATTGGAGAAGTTATTATCCGAACCGGCAACCGCATTGCTTCCCATAACAATATTTTAAAGTTGAATTAAAAAATTAATATCATCTTTACATTTTCACCGGTCTGTCGAAAAATAAGAACAAGGGCCAAAGGAGCTCTCCAATCCATCGGCCTACCAAAGTCAAAAAAATGACAAAAGTTCTTTCTTGAATACAAGGAGCCGAGGAACAAACGAAAAGTCCTTTGATTATTTCATATAAAATGATGTAAATTACAAAAAACAAACCCAGACCTCTGAACGGGACAAATATCAGAGCTGTGAAGAAGCCAAATAAAGCTTCACTCAAGTAATCCATCTAAATCTTTTAATTTGTAGGAAAAAAGAACTGTCAAAAACCTTAAAATAAATTTCTGAAAATTCTCTAAAATAGAGAATGACGGAAGCTCTTCTTCCGGAAGTTATAAGAAAAATACTTGAAGAATTGAAGTTTCTTGGTATGGTGAAAAAGAACATCAAACCTTGCTTCAAAACTCGCACTTTTGCAGAGTCTGACACTTTGACTGGAAAAGTTTACAGAACATGGCTTTGGACTGAATCTCACTCTGATATGATTGAAAGAGTAAAATACGCTGTTGAGAACGGAATCCGCTACTACAGTTCGGCTAATCTGTTGGTTCATCAAGAGATGATTCTCGAGTCCTTGATTCAAGCTAAGATGGGTATCAACAATCTAATCGCTACATATAAAGACGTCCCAGAGGCCATTATTTCTTTGGAAGTAACTCTGACTACTTTGAATACTTTTTTGAAAGGTGTCAATCCCGAAGAATTCAAAGATGAAGTTGTATTTGATGAACCATTGATTTGATAAAAATAATTGAATTATTAATTTTTCTGTTAAATTAATATAATGAGGTGGTATTATTCGTTGAAAAACGAACAAAAAGGTCTTCTGAAAGACCATCCAATAGATTCTTTGGAGGGAAAATGTGTTGTATGTCAAGTAGATGGAGATATAAGAAAATACGCTTTGTTTGAAAATTATCTGGATTTTGCCAACTTTTATCATAAACTTTCTCCAGAAAAGAGAAGTTTCTATGAAGTCATCATCGGAAAGTTTTCACAAAAACCTCATTTCGACATCGACATTCAAGGAGATGAAGTGGATGGGGACGAAATGGTCAAAGAAATCATAAAAATCGTCTCAAACCTGTGGGAAGAAAAGGAGCTGGTATTAGATTTGAACGATGTTCTTGTCTATACCAGCCATGGAAAAGATGGAGAAGGTCATTTGAAACAAAGCTATCATTTAATCATCAACAATTGGTGTCATAGTAACAACAATGAGGCCAAAGAATTGTATAAACGAATATTTGATTTACTACCAAAAGAATGGAAAAATGACCAATGGTTCGACCCGAAAGTCTACGGACCATTACAATTGTTTCGAATCTTGGGGTCGTCGAAACAACAAAAAGGCAAACGAAGATATAAGAAGTTTGTCAATGATTTTATAGTTGCTCACACTTATCCAGAGGAACCGGAGGACGAAGACCATTTATGGGTTATGGAGTTGGAAGAATCCATCATTTCCAACACTTCTGGTTGTAAGACTCTTCCCTCTTTTTCAAAGTTCAAAGAAGAGGAAAGGAAGACCATCATTTTAGAGGAGGGTGTTCCGGTGACAAAAGACGAGGTTACAAGAGCGTTGGAAATGTGTGCCCAAGTTATGGGATGTTCGAAAAGTCAATTGCCTTTTCAAGTGAGAGACGTCGAAGGTGTTTTCATCATTTTGGAAAGATTGAAGGCCACTTTTTGTTCCATCTGTCAGAGAAAACATGAGAATGAAAATCCCTACATGTTCATTGAAGGTGAAACCATCAGGAATGTCTTTTTCAATTGTCGAAGAAATGACCGACACATCTATTTGGGGTCCTTTCTGGGTTCTACCAATTTGATTGAAAAAGATGCTCCTTCTCCAACCACAGATACCACTCATGTTCCTAAGATCAAGAAACCCATTTCTAAATTCAATATGTCTTTGATAGAAAATATGACCATGAAAGAGATTGAAATCCCAAAACAGCTAAAATTGAAAAATTAATAAACTGTTCTGTCTATTTTTGACAGAAATGTGTCTCATTTTTCTTACACCAAACGGTTACGTGATGAGAAACTGCAACGGTTATGTAGTGTCTATTTACATAGTTTCCATGCTGCTTTTATCTGTAGCTCCTTTCGTTCTTCTCCTTTGCGGTGGAATGTTTTACGACGAAGAATGGGGTTACTGGGTTGTCATGTCTGGTGTCGGACTTTTGGGTCTGAATGTTCTGGCTTTACTTGTGTACGTTTTTAAGAAATTTTGTGAATGTTCAACAAGGCCTACTCCTCAAGCACCACCTGTTACTCGACAGATGGTAGTTATTTCTGAACCACCTTCTTACGATACTTACTTGGACCATTCTTATCCCGCGTGAATTGGAGCTTTTGTTCTTGTTTTCAATTCTTCTAATGTTTATCTGTTTGGTTTCAGACGACCATTTGCTATAGCAAATGGAAATTTGCTTTAGTGAAAAGATTAACTAAAATGAATTTTAAATTAAACATCTTTAATTTAAAAAATTACCGTATGCCTATCACCCATTCCTCTAAGGTAAATACTATTCACACTGAGCTATTTTTACAATACGCTTCAACTGTGAAAGATGATTATTGGAAGGCTATATTTCTCGATTTATCTCGTGGAAAATTTCCGAAGGGGTATATGTATAAAGATTCAAAACTTATGTTTCGTCAAAAAACTAAGTGTCATAAAATAACTTTACCTACTTCTTCAGCGGAAGAATTGGCCAGTTTAGTCATCGAATTTTTCAAACAAACAAGTTCCATGTTTTCGATGAAAGATAAACAAGAACATATGGCCACGGCTATAACGAATCAAGAACTGGATGAAGAGCAACTCACTTCTTGGAGCAAAGTCAGACGTATGAAACTACAAGAAACGCTGAAATCGATATACATCGATTCTTTGACAGAAAAATACAACCTGAATCATCAAGAAAAAAACCATTTGAGAGAAGTCGTGGCTCTGGGATACTTCCTCAAGGCTTTTCCTACCACCCAAATAAGCAACGGTCAAATAACAAACATCGTTGGACTTCAATGGAATCCCGAAACAAGAAGGTTTTCTTTACCCTTCAAGCCAAAGCCCAAATACACCATCACCGGAGAAGTCTATCCTCCCACAAGACCCTCCACTCCTGTCAACGGAGGTCGTATAATGAAGATAAAACGCAACACTCCTATTGTAAAACATAGTTTGTTTGTTGAGATGTGGGTGAAGTATTTGACAAGTCTCAATAAAAACAAAAAATCTTTACAAGATAAACTAATGGATAAGATAAGCAGCAGCAATGCCAACAGCACCGTGAATACCAATATTACCACAGTGGAATGATTTTATTTAGTTTGATGAACTAAATAAAAAATTTACAAATTAAAATGTATTCGATTATAGCAAAGTTCTATTATTTCTTTTTCCAAAGAAAAACTTTAACCGGCAACAACTGCCATCCAGTCCCACAACAGTTTGAGAATCAAATTAGTTCTTTAAATGAAGGTAAAAAACTTTATAGATCCATGGCTGTCAATGGACTCGTTGACAGTCGATACCGTTATTACGGTAAAAGACCTGATTAGTCCTGATTCAATAACTGAAAAACACTTTTATCTCTGTTGCTCAAGTCGGGTAAAAACACAATCCAAGGATGTAAAACGTCTTGAGGGAAACGTCGGGATTGAAGCTCTTCGACTATATCTCTGACAGAAGCTCCAGAAGAAGATATCAACCGCCACATACTCTGGAAAAGAGGATAATAGGGGTTCTCAGAGATTTCAAACTTTGTATCACACACCATGTTGTAATCGACTTCACCATACATATTTTTCAGCTTAGCCCAAGGGGCAAGAGAGGCTCTCATGTTTCTCAATTTCATATTTTCTCTCGCTGACAGATTACGATTGGCATGAAGAGTATTCTCAAGTTGAGAAATATAAGTGCTATTCAGAGCAAGTGTTACGTAAGCGGCAAATTGTCTCATGGAATCCTCTCTTTTCATCTTAGCATTCATACCAAGACCAGCAGCAGCCATTTTTAGATAGCTATAGAATTGATTAAACTAATCAATTCAACAACAACTCGTCTGACCATATCCACGTCGAAGGCAGGTTAGCAGTTTTTGGGTTATCTTCGGATAATTTAAAGCAATGTTTTAGAAAAAAAGCTCCAAATTAAAATGGCTCGGACTAAACAAACAGCAAGACAGACCAACTTCCATATTTTGAGGATACAAGACCTTCTTAAATCTCACCCCAACCCCAAAGGTCCAACAGAAGAACAGAAAACGAGATGGGTACAACTTCAAATCGAATTGAGATCTGCCAAGAAAGAAGTTGCTCTTCCAAACGAAGTTGTTTCCGAAGCTGAGAAGTATATGCGTAACATTAAGAAGAAAGTTTCTTTTGCTTCTCCTGTCCTCCGTATTTCTCCAAAGAAAGTTTCAAAGAAGGCCTCTCCAAAGAAAACAGGTCTTCAATCTCTAACTGTAGTCAAACTCAGAAAAATGGTCAAAGAAAAAGGATTGAAAAACTATTCGAAACTGACTAAAGCGGAACTAATCAAACTTCTGTCTAAGAAGAGACCAGTTTCTTCGCCCGTTTATGATATAGGAGGATTGTTCAGATCTCCCGTGTATGTTTCTGTCAAACCTGTGAAGAAAAAATCTTCAAACACCTTAGCCGGTCTGAAATCGAAAGTCAAATCCTTGGGTGTAAAACATTTTTCTGATTTGACCAAACCTCAACTTTTATCTCTTATCCAACAGTTCAAAAAGCGACCACCCACCGAAATCGAACAGTCTATCATAGACATCAATTACGGTATAAAAATAACAGATAAATCTTTACCTTTTGATTCTTTGACAGTGGAAGCTATTCCGGTCTTGGATGAGGATGAAAGTTTTGAAAGTCGTATAATTCGTATGTATAAGATAACCAAGTTTTCACTAAAAAGAGATATATTCGTTTCCGATATACCAAGAGTAGCGAAAGAAGCCAGTTTTGGACGGCCGTTTTTGTTGAAAGTGAAGAAAACATCTAATGGCAATCTTCATTTACTTCTCAGGGAGAAGAATATGGGGGAATAAACAAAACGTTAAGTATTAATAAAATTGAAAATTATATTTATTCTATATTAAAATATAATTCATTATGGCCCTACTAATTGCTGGTGCTGCTATCGGAGCTACGAGTGTTGCCGGTAGTCTATACTGGTATTTCAGTACCCCATCCCAACCCACACCCGAAGTTCCCAAAACACTTGAAGAGAAAAAGAAAGTAGTCATTGAAGAGCTCAACAAGAAGCTTGGAGAGCCCGCTGACTACGTCTCAGTCTCAGCCCCCTCTCACTTCGAAGGTCCTGCTACTATTGTGGCACCTCCCAGCGCTACCACTGTCATTCTGACTGAAGAGGATGTGAAGAACTATGTTGGTAAGATCCGTCCAGTGATCGACGAGCTCCAAAACTTTCACAAAAAGCAACAACTTCCAAAAGCCCCCACCAAGTTGCTAATTGAAGTTCAAACTTTTTCGAAAGCCCTGAAGCCCGTAACTCCCAAAGTGGCACCAACCGTTGTTATCAATCCTCTTCACAAAGAGATTATGACCTTCCAAAAGCAGTATCTGAAAACCGTCCCTGTTCGAGTTCCTACGGTTAAAAGTGGTTTCAAAGACCAAGTTCGAACAACGCTTGGAAACCTGAAACATGTGGAGACCTCAAAATCGCCTCTTCCTGAGAACCCGTTCCAAAAACTTCTTCGGAAAGCCGTCAAACGGGACGAGTGAAAAAAGTTATTTGTTTGTTAGACAAACAAATTAATCGATGATGTTGTAATTACAATCTTTCAAAATAGCTATGATGGTTTTTTGGAACTTTTGAAGAGAACAAAACCGTTCCATATCCAACCGTTGGTAATAAAAATTAGTCTCCACATCTCCCTCAATGATGATATAAACCAGCCAAAAAGCAGAAACGCTAATAATGAGTTTTTCGTCGAAATCCATAGGTTCTCTGTTTTTCAAATAATTTTCAACCAATTTGATAGCTTTATTGACGATAAAATTAGAAGGAAGTTTCATTATTTTCGACATAAAAACAAACAAAGAATCATATTCTTTGGAAATTTCTTCTGTTGGAGTGCAACAGGGAGTCAACAGAAAATGTTCAATTTCAAGTTCTTGTGAAGCCGAAGGACGTTTATCTGGATTCAATTGAAGACATCTTTTACAAATGTCTGGAATAGTAGAAGGAAAAATGAACTCTCTTTCCCAAAAAAGTTTTTGAACTATTTTCAAAGCATCAAAAGCATTTACCGGATAGACATTTTTTTCGAAGATAAGAGGTTTTTTCACGATAATCTCGTACAAGATACAGCCCAAACTCCACATATCACTTTTGTTGGAGGCTTTCTTGGTGGAAAGAAAATTAAGAAAAGAAGGGCTTAATAAAGCTTTTTCTTTTTTCTTCAAATTGGAAACCAAAATTTCTGGGCTTGAAATATAATAAGTTCCCATGGCAGAGTCACAATGGTCTACAAAGGTGGCATTTCCAAAATCGATTAGAACGTGATGGCCTTTTGTCTGGTTATAAAGTATGTTGTTCAGTTTCAAGTCGTTGTGTATAATTTTCTTCATCTCCAAATAAGATAAAGCTTTGAGCATGTCCATAACCACCATTGTGGAATTTTTCAAATAAGGCTGGTATTTAGGCATGACGAAAGTGACTTTCATTGAGCCTTCATTGACAAAAATATCCGTTGGTTTGATAATGTATGGGTGGTCCATGACGGTGTAAAAATAAGTTTCCCTGACACCATAGTCAAGATGGGTCGTTTTTGTTACCAAATCTTTATCGACTTGTAGTTGAGTTCTTTCGTTTCCTTTCATCAGTTTTATTACTGAGTAATAAAAATGTTTCAGTTTTGTCTGGCCAACCCATAGTCCAACAAAAGAAGAAACTCGTCTTTGAAATGAAAATATATTGCCATATCTTCAAAAAGATCTCCTTCTGATAAATAGCTGTCGATGCAACCATCTAAACCACAGCCACAATCTTCTGCGGGATCCAAAAAATAATCAGGAAAAGCCCCTTTTTCCAATTCCTGCTTAGCTTTTTCTAAATCCTTTTCAAGACAAGCATCACGGTATGATGGACAAAGAGGATTTTCATCAAAAAAGTAATTGACTCTTTCTTTCCAGTTAGCCAAGTCGTAAAAAAGACCTGAGTGTATAGCCATCAATTAAACAAAAGTATTTATTTAATTTTTCAAATGTCGTAATATCGTAAGTCAAGGAAAGTATTGACGTCAACCTCAGCTATATAACCTTCATTGTCTTCTTTACCATAAGTCATGTAAATTATACCAGGCGTCAACGAGGTACACATGGACAAGGAAAATTCAATACCACGAAAGTCTGGGGTGAATGTGAAACTTTGGGAAATTTTGATTGGTTTCAGATCGCCATCATGGATAATAACTCGGTGGAAATATTGTCGCTGTTTGTTTTCTTTATCTAAACACCAATGGGTCATAGAAATGTAATGTTTTTCTCCATTTATACCAAAAGCAATAGGGGCAGTGGAACCACGAGTTTCTTGGAAGTCTAAACCTGTATTGAAAGTTTTATGAGGACGACAGATACCAACAATAGAATCAAAATTATAGATAATCATCTCTGGTCCGGTTTGATAGACGCAGTAATGAAGTCCATCGTTTGGATCCTCTGAGGCAAAGGGTAACCAGTTCTTTTGACAACCTTCTCTGTTATTATGAGAAAGAAGTCTTGTTCCTCCAGTAACTTTGAAATTATTAGTATCAATTTTACAAGCCACAATCTGAGGTGTGGTGTTTGGAAGAACTTCTCTGGAAGTAGCGGTGCACAGCAGTTCCTTGTTTGAAGAAATGAAAAGACGAATATCTTCAAGATCTCTCACTGGAGACTCATGTTTGATAAATGAAGTGGCTTCTTGAAGAATTCCAGATTTTACCACGTTTAGTTCCCTATCCAATTCGTAGAGAACGTTTTGGGTGCGAACTATGTTATCTTTGGGGAGTCCAAACGGGGTATGGACGTGATAGTTGTTTTGTTTATCACAGTAGTAATTCACCGTTCGAACATTCAGATAATACCCAGAAAGATCTGGTTTCAGAACCAAAGACGGGTTGGTGGTCTTGAAATGTGAAGGAGTGTCTTTGTGGTTTGGAACTGGAATGATTCTTTTGAATGGTAGATTTTTAATCAGAGGAACCAATTTGTGTTTGAACTGAAGCCGTGATTCTGAATTTATCTGTTTGGAAACGGTCAACCTTTCGAGAGAATCTACGGCTTGATTTTCCATACTACTTAATATAGTCAAAAATGGATAAAAGTAGGAACCTGTGGTACCGCTTTCCTGAAAATCTTTATTAGTAAGCTCTACATTTTTATCGCTTTTCTCCTTTAGTTTTGTGAAAAGCTGGACAGTCCGTGTATCAGCCATAATCTGTTCTACGCTGTAGTTGGTCAGTTTGATTTCTTGCTCCAAAAAAGGTTTGACTTTTTCATCAAATGTTTTCAAAGCAGAGACCATATCTTCCTTCTGAATAGAAGAATAAAGAGAAGCTAAATCAGGTAGAATTGAAGCCATTTTATTATGGAACGGGTGAAACTTTAAGACTTCAGTTCCAAGAATGGAGGTATTTGTTCCGTTCCAATAAGTCGAGGATTGATAACTTCATAGGAAAGCGAGTTGTAATACAGACCCGATTCAACCCTTTGAACTCTATAAGAATAGGCAGTAAATGGAGTTGGAGCTATTTGAGGCCATGCTATGAAGAAAATATTGGTTCCGTTGTAGATGAATCTATAGTCGACAGACTGTGGATACACCCCAGCTGAACCTGTTATTTCATTACAATTTATGTTGGAGATAATAGGTGTAGGTATAGCCAAACACTGATTAGAAGAATTTTCATTCTTCAATTTCAACTCCCCATCAAAAGACCAATAAGAATAAGGCTCATATCTTGTATTTTCCGTGAAAGCAAAATCATAAGGAGGAGTATCGAATAGATAAGCTAAGAAGGTGTTCGTACCAATAATGAATAATCGTTTGTGGGTGAAAGAAAAACTTATGAATGGCTGAATAGGAGTTTGAACGTAGATTGGATTATTGATGTTGTATGGTTGAATCAAAAACTCTGTGGGTCCTGTGGGTCCTGAAGGGGAACCTGTTGGAGAAGGCATACCGGTGGAACCTGTCGAGCCAGTAAAACCTGTTGAGCCTGTGGGTCCTGTTGAACCTGTCGGAGATGGGATTGGGGTTACTTCCTCTTCCTTGAAAACTCCAAAATATAGACCAAGGACTATTCCTGCTACTATGGCTAAAACTAAAAAAGTTAAACCAACTGCCAGACCTGCTTTATTTTCTTTTTTGTCATCCATTTATCTTTTGTTAATTGAAGAATTTATTCATTTAGATTTTCTTCAAATGAGTAACTGGTTAGAATTTGTGAAAAAAGATCCTCCAAAATCATGGAAAAATCTATTCGAAGATGCCATGCCAGAGCTTGAAGACGCTTATGAAGACCTTTGTTTGGATAAAGAAAAATACGATGATATTGAACCGTTTGATCACAGGATTTTTCTACCTTTTTATTTAACCCCTCTATCTCGTCTAAAAGTCGTATTTGTAGGAGGAGAACCCACTAAGTTGTCTTCTGAAGGGTTACTTTTTTCTCAGAAAAGAACAGACATGGTCTCAGGAACTTTATCAATTATATTTAGGGAACTCTCCAGAAGTATTGATGGATTTATAGCTCCTCTTCATGGAGATTTAAGAAGTTGGTCCTACAGAGGAGTTCTTCTACTTCATAGTTCGTTGACAACATCACAGAAAAAAAAGAATTATATCGATATGGAACTTTCAAAACTAAAAAGCAAGTATAAGCCTAAAATGGAGACCTATCAATCACTTTGGTCTGGTTTCATTAGAAAAACATTAACATTTATAAACGAAAACCATCCAAACTGTGTGTTCGTTTTGTTCGGAGAAGGGGGTAAAAATATCCGCGAATACTTGAGTTCCAACTCTTTAGTCATTGAAGTAGCGAGTCCCAGCCCCAAGAACTCTTCCACAGAATTCGTCGGCAACAGCCTTTTCCTGAAAATTAATGAGATGTTAATTAAGACAGAACAGGACCCTGTGGATTGGCGGTTAGAGTAGGAATTTATTTATTAAATATAAATAAAAGATGAAGATAAACGTCCTTGTTGCTTGGGTGATATATATAGGAGTCACTTTAGTTGCTTATGGACTCATCCTGTTCTTACCACCCACAGAACAGTTGGGTCCTGGAATAAAAGTTCTTGCTTCTTTCATGATAACTACAGTTATTTTCTTGTTCTTGTTCCCATTGATACAAGTTTACAATACTGTTTTATCAAAAATAGGTTTCACTCTACTATCGTTTATCAGTTTCATCACACCAGTGTTGTTTGTCAGTTATCGTTTCAGTCAAAACATAAAACGTGTTATCACAATGTAATTGAAAAATAAATAAACCCTTTTCTTAAAACACGATATGGCAACCAACACGACAGCCCACATGTTGTTACCGATAAGGTGCTACACATGCGGGCATACTCTTGGGACTGTTAATAATGAAAGGGAGTATATTCGAAGAGTGTATGTTAACAAAGAGCATCCCAAAGAAGTTTTGGATGACCTCACCTCCAATTTTTGTTGCCGTCTACAACTTCAGAGTATGCCTGTATCCAACGAGAGAATCCAAGCCGTTTTGGAGGAGATGGAATATGATGAAACTCACCCAAAACAAAAACCCAAAGAACTACCAGAACCAGAAGTTCCAAGGCTTGGCAATTGGCGTAATACGAGCACAGGGCAACCCGTAAATCTTGAGAAGTATGAACCTCTTCGGCATCCTTATCGACTTGCTAAGATAAGAGAAGCAGAACAGATTCCAAAAGAAGATACCACCCTTATCGTTCAACCTGAAGAGGTCACTGAAGAAGAAATGGAAGAGGAGAAACCTCGCAGAAAAAGCAATCCCAAACCAAGGAAATCTAAATCTGTGGAGAAAGAACCAAAGAAATCTCCCAAACCGAGAAAATCTAAATCTGTCGAGAAAGAAGAACCAAAGAAGAAATCTTCTCCCAAACCGAAGAAAACTCCGGAAAAAGAGGAACCAAAGAAATCAAGAAAATCCAAATCTTTGGAGAAAGAAGTGGTTCCATCCAAGAAGCCACGTAAATCTTCTTCTCTTGATAAACTTCCGGAGAAATCTTTGACAACTGTTAAAATAAACAAGAAAAATTATGTTGTTGTTGATGAAGCTTCTGCTAAAATCATCAAAGATAAAAATCTTGAAAAGTTAACAGTGGCACAACTGAAGGATTTCATTTCCTCCAACAATCTCCAAAAACCAAAAGCAAAAGACACAAAGTCTGATATCATTGAGATTATAAAAACGATTTATTAAACACTACGTTTAATAAACTACTCTCCTATTCCTAACTCTTCCTCGTAAATGGCTTTTCCGGCCAGCTCTTCCAAGATAACCTCATTCCATCCTTTTTCGTAAATGATATTTGTCATTTGGAAAAGTTGAACTGTATTGTGAAGTTTGTCTTGTAGATCATTTGTTTGAGACTCAAATATGGGATCAACATGTCCTGTTTTTCCTGATATCTTGGTTCTATCAAAACCTTGTTGGTTTGGATTCTTCACATACCATCTCAACATTTTATTAAATTCCTCTTCATCCCATCCGAATATTTGGTCAATCCAGAACATAGCAGTATTTAGATACAAATCGCTAAGATGAGTCAGACAGAAATTTCGTCTCAAAGCTAAATCGAACAAATCAAGTATTTTGCGTTGTCCCACCGAAAATTTCTTTTCATTAAGTGAATAATCCATCAGAGGTAAAGTCTTAGCAAAATCGTAAATGTGTGGGTGTTTATTTAGTTGAGAAAGAATTTCAGCTGCTACATTTGTTTGATATTCTCGTTCAGCAGAAGTGCAATAACCTCCAGCTTCTTGTCTTTGAGTTTCATCTTCTAAATATTTGTATGGCCAATCGTGACCTGGACCTTTCCAAAATCTCAGATCCATAGACAGGATGAATAACCAAAGAATGAATTTTTCAAAATTAACCCTATCTTCTTCGTTGTAGGCCAAATAAGTCTTCTTCCAAGTAGCGACCACAGCATTGGCGTCTTTGAAGAATTTCTCTCCTTGTTTGATTTTCTCGAGAAGTTTTGATATGATATCATTATAAGGTTGCCAAACAACATTAGCTTTATTCTTCTCCTTCAATAGTTCTTTCAGCTGTTTAATACTTTCTCGAGGAAACTGTCTCCTTGGTTCGTCTGGAACTGTCCAAGTAAAAGCCCCTGTTTCTGTGTTTTCTCTGAAACTGTATGTAAGTTCTGTTAAGTTGTAACATCTATAATGTAAAACAGTTCCATAAGAAACAACAGGGTCATCTGGATCTTCTCCTCTAACATCTCCAGAAATCAGATTGGTATTGTCTTCGTTTTTACAACCCTCAGAAGGCATACTCCACCACCACCGAGGTTTCGTAGCAAGTTCAGAGAGATTTCGTAAATATTCTGGTCTTGATACTTCCTTGTTGTATATTGGAACATTGAGAGGGTTTAGCCATCTTTCAATAGATCTGTCAGAATATGGCAAAAACTCTCCATAATTTTTGGGATTCAGGTTTTCAATAGGGGGCTTCTCTGTTCCCTTGAGTTGATAAGCGATTTGGGGTAGATAGTAGATCAAGCTGTCTTCGTAAACAAGACGGTCTAATTTGGCTCCAATCTTTTCTATTTGTTCTTCTAATGTGAATTGTTTTGTGAATAAAACTAAAGAGAAATATCTATCTCTTAGATACATCAAAAATAAGTGAGGCATTATAAGTTTAGGAACTTCTCTTGCGATAAGTGATATACGTTCATTTTTACTTGGATCGTAAAAGTTGAAAGCTTCCAATAATGGTAGAATATCACCAATCTCTTTACGATTATAAACTATATCGACTCGGCTCGGATTCTCTAAAGGAACTTTCACATCATAACCCAGATGAACATTTGCAACTCTCAGACTTAGAGGAACAGTTGTTCTTTCAGTGAGTAAAATAGAATAAATTTTCTGATAAGCAACAACTTTTCTCAAATCATTACAGAAAACTATATCTTTCTCGAAAAAATAGGCGGCAGAAAGAAAGTCTATCATTTCCTCATCGCTGAGTTCCTCGTGTTTTCTTGGAAATTTCATATCAGCGCTTGGAATACCAAACCCGGATACAATACTTAGTATCCATTTAAAGTCTTTGTGATCAAAAAGATTTCTAATCAAAGTTTCCAAAGAAGTATATCCACCACTTCTCCAAAGAGGTTTTTGTTCTGCTATTGGATTTATTCTATATGCCAAGAACTCCAAAGTTTCATTTTCTTCATCCAAATCCGCCTCTTCGTCAGGAAGAATTTTATATTTATAAGTGCTTGGAGGGTGTATCGGAAATGATTCTGGAACTAAATCATCGAATTTTTCAGCCCAGTAGAAGAAAGCAACCACGACCCAATTGGTTCCATATTTCGGTGGAATTTGGAGTCTTTGAACTTGTTTTTGTATGTGTCTATCTGACAAATTACTGAAATCCAAAAATGGTATATCTGTAGCATGAGACTTGTGTTTTTCTACATATTCCATGGTTTGTTCATGGTAAGCCAAAAGTCTTTCACCCACCTCTCCGAAGTATAAAAAGTTGGGATAACCAGCAGGTCTTGAGGAGATGATTTTAACTGTTTCATCCATTTCCAAAACATCTTTAAGCTTTTTGAACAAATCTTCTGGTATAGACTCGATAGGATTTTTGTCTACATACACAGCCTTTAGTTTCTTTAATTTGGTCAATTCTCGCGGGATAGATTCTATCAAGTTGTGGCTAAAATCGATATATTCTAAATTACTTAAATTTCCTATTTCCAAAGGGATTCTCGTTATTTCGTTAACCTCGACATTAAGTTTCACTAAACTTCTCAGGCCGTCAAGTCTTAGATCGATATCTTCAAGTTTGGAATAACTAACGTTTAAATCTTGTAGATTTTCCAAAAAGTTTATTTCCTCTGGAAGAAACTCCAACGAAGTATGTGATAAGTAAAGATTTTTTAAAGATTCCATATTGGCTATGTCGGAACTTATAGAAGTAATAGGATTTCTGGAAGCATAAAAACCTTCCAACTTCATCAGTTGGCTGGCTTCTAAAGGAAGTTCGGTAAACTGATTTCCAGATATAAAAAGATTAAGAAGATTCTCCAGCCCTCCAAAGCCTTCAGGGAATTCCTTCAGGTTATTATCAGATATGTTGAGATAGTTAAGATTTACCAAATTGAAAATAGGTGGTATGTAATCCAACTTATTGTTGGATAAATCCAACTTTGTTAAATTTATCATTTGATTAATCTTTGGAGAAATATAATTTATGTTGTTTTCTGATAACAACAACTGGGTTATAGAAGCATCGGAGTAGATGGAATCCGGAATTTTATCCAAATGAGAATCCTCCAAATTAACGACACCATCCACCACCTGATAATCAGTCATTTTTAAATTTGAAAATTAAATAAATTACTTTGTTTAATTTGACTTTATGACTTCTAAACGAAGAATTGAAGAGTCTATGTCAGATTACTTTTTGAGGATTGAGAAGACATTGGATTCTTGGATAGAACTCGATGTTCTAAAGAGTATTTTGGATCTTCGTTACGCTAACGAAACCATATGGGTGTCCTTAGATATGAATCATCCTTGTATGTTGAGGACTTTATTGTGGATTTCAGAAAACCTTTCGGATACAGTTATTGAAGTGGGTCCGGTCGAGAAACTACCAAAAATTCATTTCGACAATCTGGTCGACTATGAAGCTCACTTAAGGCAAAGAAAAGTTTCCTTTCTCCAATCCTCTTTGTAAACTTCTCTGTAGTTTTGTCCTTTGATGCCAAGTATGTATTTCGTCAAATAAAGAAGCTCTTCATCGTTTGAATCTCCATCAAATGGTCTTATCTCAATGCCATTTCCGCGGTTGTCTTGAAAAGTATCTTTTTTATCATCCACAATGAGAATATCAGTCAAAGGATAGCCAAACTTGACTTTCACCTTCTTCAAACGCTTTATAACTTTCACAGTTCCTTCTACACTGTTATATCTGGTGGTGGCTCTTTCACTGGTAAAGACAAACACGGGAGGAGGAAGACCCTCAAAAAGTTTTTGAACTATTGGTAGGGCGTAGGTGTCGGAAGAAGCCGTCCAGATGGCAATATCGAAATGTTTTCCCATTTCCTCAAAAAACTCTTTGTAATGGGGTCTGAAGTAAATGAAGAATCTATCAAAAGCCATATCCGGAGGTGTTTCAAGAAGGGTTTCTTGCCCGCTCACCAAAGTTTCATCCAGATCGAGAACTAAAAGATGTCGCATTTATTACTTCTCTCAAAGAAATAATAAAAATTCAAATTGGAAATTTAGCTCTAAATTTCCAGTTCGTACATTCTTGCGGTTAGAACGGCTGATGATAATCTTTTCCAAAAACTTTTATCGACAAGTCTTACATCTGGTTCATCGTTTAGAGAAATGAGATACTGGGCTAACCAGTAGAGCTCCTCGTCTTCTTCTTGACCGTAATAGGGTTTGATTTCAATCCCATTTCCATAATTTTCTTGAAAAGTCTCTGGACGATCATCTACCACTAAGGTGGTAGTCAAAGAATAGCCCAGTTTCCGAACTTTTTTAAGTCTCTTAACATAGAACATTTCTTTGTTTTTCCAATCGATTCGTTGAGAACATTTGTCTCTTGAAAATATGAAAACTGGAGGTGGTAGAGATCTGAAAAGCTCTGTCACAATAGGATGAGCATAAGAAGAGGTAGAGGCGGTCCAGATTCCAATGTCGTAATACTTTCCACACTCTTTCAGAAAATCTTTGTAGTTGGGACGGAAAAAGACAAAGAATCCGTCGAAGATGAAATCGGGAAATTGATGAGGGATTTCTTTTTGTGTGTGAATAAGAGTTTCATCTAAATCAAGAACAAGGAGGCGTCTCATCTGATTATTTCTTAAATAGAGATTATAAATTATTCATTTCAACTTCCCCAGTAAAAGACTAAAGTGTCGGGACAGATTTTTTGAGAATCGCAAATGGTATAAGAGCATCCAACGGAAGGGCAGTTCTCAGATTTTATCATGAAGAAAAGTTGTCCTGTGTCGGTTTCTTTTTCATAACCAAAGTTATATCTTCCAATTGAACCAACACTCAAACGATATTTTCCTGAGCTTGAAGCCACTCCCCATTGAAAGTAAGAATAGAATCCGATTACGTATTTGTTGCTGGGACTGTTCGGTATGGGATGAAATTGTTGACCCTTAATAATTGTGGATAACTTTAAATCGGAATAAAGTTCTTGTTGGATAAACGCTGAGTAGTTGCTAAGAGATTGCCAATAGAGAACACTGCCTGCCACTAATCTGTCTCCGTTCAAAAACTTATTTGATGGTGGGAAAAGTATACTTGGTGTTGAGGTCCCACTGCTATCAGAAGACGGTCTTATATAAGTGGCAATAGCAAATTCGTCAAGTGGTAATCCGATAGATGCCCAAATAGAAGTGTTTTGGATTTTTACGGCCACATTCAAAACATCAGCAAATAGAGGAATTTTGAACCCAGATAGAGAACACTCTTTTAATCTATCATCAAAGTCTGGAGAAATCAGAGCGTTATAATCTGTGGTTATGACCGTCTTGTTTACAAATTCTGAAGAAGTGATAACACCACCTGAGTAAAGAAGAACAAAATCATCATTTTTCAATATCGAATCTCTTGGAGTAACCAAATAATATTGGAATTTACCAGCAGAAACTTCTTCTATACAAAACGATATGGAACCGTTGTAGTAATAACCAGTATATCTAAATCCAGGATAATAACGAGTTTTCACATAAGTATCGTCTACAAAAACTGTTATGAAAGCAACTTTCGTTGGGTCTGGATTAAAGGGTAATGTGATTGGAAAAACGACCATCCCTCCGAGTTCGTCTCTTGATTTTCCTTGAATTCCTGGACCGAAAGTCGTGACTTGAAATGGATTCGCCGGACCGGTGAGACCGGTGAGACCGGTGAGACCGGTGAGACCAGTGCATACTCCACTAAAAGGAATATTACATCCTGTGGGTCCTATAACTCCATTAATACATTTACATTGGATTTCCTCTTCTTCCTCCTTCTTAATGACTAAAAAGTAAACCAAAAGGATAACACCGGTTATAATAACCGCCAAGGCTATGATAACACCAACTATCATCCCTGTTTTCTTTTCTTTTTCTTCAGCCATGTATCTTTTATTGAATTGAAAATTTAATAAATGTTTCCTTTAATCAAAATGACGGAAGAAGTCTTTTGTGGTCCTTCTGATGTTTCATCATCACCTCCGCTCAACACCAACGAAGAATATTTTGCTTTTTATGAATCTGAAAAGCTAAGACGTACTGGAGAAGTGAAATCTTCTACAATCCAACATATTGTCTGTATAAGATTCGAAAGAGAAGAACGCGCCCGTGTGAAAGAAGCTTATCCGGGATTAACAAGTCTCGAACATGAAAGAATCATACAAAAAGCTCTTGGTGATTTCGAGAAGGCTCTTCAAGAGTATACGAGTTGATTTATTTTATCAAAATAAATCACAGCTTACCAATCAAATACAAGATTCCAAACATTCCCAAGAAATAGATGATGGTGAAAAAAATAACCCATTCAGGGCGGAAGGAATACATAAACAGAATAGATAATAAAATCAAAGAGGTCAATACCAAAAATATCCACAATCTTACAGGAACAGCTACTTGAGTATAATAAGCTTCCATGGCTTGTTGGAGTTGAATTCTGCTGGAGAAATCAGAAATGATATCTCCTCCTATATCGCTGATTCCGGGCTTCTGATAAAACATGGACGGGTAAGTGGCATAACAGTTGGGTAAATACAAATAAATCTGGTCGATGGGGATGTTATTATACTTGAGTTTGGAAAGTTTTTCCATCAAAGGTCTATTACAGATGTAAGCGTGGGTTGTCAATCCGTGAACGTTGTAGATGTTTCCAGAAATATGTTTACTTGAGAAAGAAGTTATATCTGGCATAAATCCTAAATAAAACAGGTTCCAATCTTCTTTGTTTTCCAAAAAAGTTATAATCTCTTGTAATCTATCTGAAGTCAGAAATTCAGATTCTTCAGTGTCGTCTTCAAAAATCAGACAATTTTTACATCCCTGCTCGTAAGCCTCTCTTATACAAGATATATGACTTTCAAAACATCCTTGGTTTCCATCATTTGGGTGTTTATGAGTCCTAAAAAATTTTACCGGAACACCCAACTTTTTGAAAAGAGCAGAACATTCTTTATATCTATCTTCTCTCGTGAATAAATTTATACATCTAATAGAATCAAACCACTTCCACTTTTCATCCATCAATCTTTTAACTTTATTTGAAAAAAGAAAACCTCTTCTCAATTTCAAAAAGTAGATGACCCAACTAAAATTTCTTTGTGTTGGGGACCCTCATTTGAAAACAAACAATGTTCAGGAGTCAGAATGTATGATTAAAGAGGTTTTGAGAGTGAGTAAGGAAACTTCTCCCGATGTCATCGTGTGTATGGGAGATGTTCTGGATAGGTTCTCAAAAGTAGATACTCCTTGTCTAAAAAGAGCCATAACTTTTTTTGAAGAAATGGCTGCTTTTGCTCCTCTTTACGTTTTGATAGGAAATCACGACCGCCCCAATAATACGACCTTCGAAATAGAAGACCATGCTTATACAGCTGTCAAAAAGTGGGACCCTCAGTTGGGCGTTACGGTCATAGACAAACCTACCAAAGTCATTTTGGGAGGAATGTTGATAGTTATGATGCCTTATCTACCTGTTGGTCAATTCGTTCATTCGTTAAATTCTTTAGATAAAGAGGATCAACATCTGAGAGATACTATACCAAGTTGGAACTCTGCCAGAGTCATTTTCGCTCATCAAGAATTTTACGGTGTCAACATGTCGGGACAAGAATCAACCTTAGGAGATAAATGGGCCAAACAATTCCCTTTGGTTGTATCGGGCCACATTCATCAATTTCAAGAATTGAATGGCAACATAATCTATGTGGGTTCCCCAAGTCAACTAAACTTTGGAGACACTTTGGATAAATCTGTGTCGCTCCTTACTTTGAGTCCAACCATGAGAAGTCATAAGCGTTATTATTTGACAATACCTGTTAGAATAGATCTGGTTATAACTTATTCTGAAATAAATACTTGCGTTACTCCAGTTCTTCCGACGGAGGATAGTAAGCTTCGTATCATTATCAAAGGAACTGTGGAAGAACTGAAAAGAATCAATAAACTATCCAGAATCATTGATTGGAGAAAGAAAGGGTATTACATTTCCACACAAACCGTTTTAGGAGAAAGGGAACAAATGGAGACTGTTACTCATCAAGGGGTAACTTTTGTCGGATTTTTATCAATGCTGAGAGAATCTTTGTCAGAGTTTCCGGACTTGCTGGGTTTGATGGAAGGGTTAACAAAAATTTGAAAATTAAATAAACACATTTTAATTTTCAAAATGTCTGTTGTGAATCTGTGGAATGGAATCTCTGCTGATAAGCACTACGCCGAGGGTAGTTGGCTTCAAATCAGATTTGACGCCACAGTTATCAAAGCCGTATTCAACGAGAATGGAGGAATAGTTGATATTCCTTTGACTGGTGAATGGTCTGTTCCAACTTTTGATGTCAATACGACTCTTGTCAAAGTGATTTTGAAAACTCTTAAGATGGCAAAAGAAAAAGGGTTCTACAGTCGTGTTGTATCTGACAAAGATTCTGTTCTTCACTTCCAAGTGAGTCCACATCTTCTTTTTCCTCAAGATGATCTGATTGTGTTGGCGCAGTGAAAATTAGAGCCTTTCGTTTCTAATGACCACATAACCGTTATAGCAGAGTAAAACTGAATAATTAATAAACTGTTTTATTAATTTTGAATGGGTAAGCTTACACATGAATTCTCTTACATCAAACTTACCTACAATGTTTCCAAACACGTTTATGTGAAATGTCACAACTCAGAAGAATTGGAACAAATTCTTTCCATTTTTACTGGGTTCAAGGGCAAAGAGTTGAAAGAGTTTATTGAGAATGGTGAGCACAAGATTGCTCGAAGTCGTTTCCAATGGGAAAAGATTGATGAAGAACCTTCTGAATTTATCCTTCCCCGTATCTGTTATTACAAAAACATCATACCTAACGACTCTCACGTTTATCTCAAACTGAGTTATTTCAACAACACCGCTTATCAGGGTCTGGATCCATTTGATGCTCGTTGTCCCTCCGTTATTATACAACGTATCATTGAATACACGGGCTGTTCTCTTGAAGAGGCAACTCTGTCCTATAACAATGGTTATGATCAAACTGTAATAGTTGTTCATGATACTTCCGATGAAGTTTTCTATGAAGACCGATACTACCAATGGGAAATTGTCGGGGAACTTCCTGTTGGAACTGAATACGTTCCGTGGCCGTTTTGATAGATAATATCTATCAAAATAAATTGTTAACCTATCATTGACACATAATACAACCTTCCTCGCCGTTACATTCCTTAACTTCTTTGTTCAAATATTTGGCATCTACTGTAAATTTAATGGCCTCAGTGGCAGGTCTTGTTCGGAGATAATACATGCCTGTTTTTAAACCTTTCTTCCAACCGTAAAAGTGCATGGATGTTAGTTTGGAATAAGTTGGTTCGGCAATAAACAAGTTTAGACTTTGACTTTGACAAATGTAAACTCCCCTATCTGCAGCCATATCGATGATAACTTTTTGGGAAATTTCCCAACAGATTTTATACAAATCTTTTATTTCCTGTGGAATGGATTTTATGGATTGGATGGATCCTCTGTTTGCAAGAATCTCATTCTTCATATCTTCGTTCCACAGTCCTAACTCTTCTAAATCTGAAACCAAGTAAGAATTGACTACTTGAAAAGTTCCAGAACCCACATTACGACTGTAAATATTAGAAGTCAAAGGTTCAAAACATTCGTTGTATCCGAGAATCTGACTGGTGCTTGCTGTTGGCATGGGAGCCAGAAGAAGACTATTATAAACTCCCCAAACAGCAATGGATTTTCTCAGACCCTCCCAATTCCACGAAAGTCTCGGAGAAGTTTTATAATTGGGGTCCCACAAATCCATTTGAAGTAGACCTTGGCTCATAGGACTTCCTTGATAGGTTTCATAGGGTCCATTAATACGGGCCAGTTCATTAGAAGCAGTGAGAGCTCCAAAATAAATCGTTTCAAAGATGTCAATGTTTATTTTTTTGGCTTCAGGACTGTCAAATGGAACCCTCATCTTTATAAAGGCATCGGCAAGACCAGAAACGCCAAGACCAATGGGACGGTGTTTTAGATTGCTCCGTTTAGCCTCTTCGATGGGATATTTATTTAGATCAATAATCTTGTTAAGATTTCGAGTGGCTATCTTAGTCACTTCAAAAAGCTTGTCGTAGTCAAACTTTCCATCAATCACATAAGTTCCAAGAGCCAAGGAAGCCAGATTACAAACTGCTGTTTCTTCAGGAGAAGTATATTCTACAATTTCTGTGCACAGATTGGAACTTTTGATGGTTCCAAGATTCTTTTGATTGGATTTCCTATTACAAGCATCTTTGTAAAGCATATACGGAACGCCTGTTTCGGTCTGGGATTCCATGATGGCAGCCCATAGTTTTTGGGCTTTGATAGTCTTTCGACCTTTCCCAGATTTTTCATAAGATTCATAGAGAGTTTTGAACTCTTCTCCATAAACCTCATCCAAATTAGGACATTCTGCTGGACACATCAACGTCCAGTCCCCGTCTTTTTCAACTCGCTCCATAAATAAATCTGGAATCCATAAGGCATAGAAAAGATCTCTGGCACGCATCTCTTCTTTTCCTGTGTTCTTCTTAAGGTCTAACCAATCGAAAATATCAGCATGCCAAGGTTCAAGATAACAAGCAAAAGCTCCAGGTCTTTTCCCTGACTGATTTATATATTTACCAGTCATATTATACACTCTCAGCATAGGAACAAGACCATCAGAACGTCCATTTGTACCAGCAATATATGCTCCAGAGGCACGAATTTTGTGAACATTAAATCCTATACCACCCGCTTCCTTTGAAATCAGAGCAACCTTTTTGAGAGTATCGTAGATTCCCACAATACTATCATCATCCATGTCCAATAGGAAACAAGAGCTAAGTTGTGGTTGCGGTGTTCCAGAATTAAAAAGAGTTGGAGAAGCATGAGTGAAATAACGAGAAGACATGGCATCGTAAGTTTCAAAAGCAGCATCCAAATCATCTCCATGAATACCAAGAGCCACCCTCATCCACATATACTGGGGGCGCTCTTCTATTTTTTTGTTTATTTTTAAAAGATAAGCTTTCTCCAAAGTCTTGAGTCCGAAGTAGCTAAAATCATAATCTCTGTTATCCTTTATATAAGCGTTAATCTTATCCTTGTTCTTCATAACAGTATCATAAAGTGATTGGCTAACCAGAGGGATATCGCGGTTTGAGGATTTATCGTGATTGAAATAAGCCTTTGTGACAAAGTCCGAGAACAGAGGTTCCGTTTGTTTTTGAATGTTAGAAACAGCGATACGAGCAGCCAGAATAGCAAAATCAGTATGAATGGCTGTCCGACAAGCACAAGTTTCAGCGGCCAGAGTATCAAGTTCGGCTGTTGTCACACCACTGTAAAGTCCGTTAATAACTTTCAGCGCTATCTCAACGGGATCAATATATTTCATGTTCAAACCATAAAAAAGACTGGTGATACGCTTTGTAATCTTGTCAAACATAACAGGTTCTTTGGTCCCGTTTCGCTTGAGCACGAACATGGGTTTTTCAGGAAGATTGACATTTAAAAATTTTCAATTATTTTTGGTCGGAAAACCTGAATTTTATATTTGAACTAATATGAATTATAATGGATTTGTGGGATCTTTTTTGTGGAACGTCGACAGATACTAAGACAAATCTCAGTTGACTTAATCCAATTTATTTGAAACTAAATAAATTGTCAAAATTTACCTCTCAAAGAGGTTTGTAGGAACTCCCAGTCGATAATAGCGTATTTGTAGGCCTGAGTTGGTCGATAACCTTGTTCGATGTAAAGTTCGCGGAGAGTCTCAATGAAAGTTTTAGCCATAATCTCGATCCAATTTGTACAATTAGAAATCAAGCAAATAAAATATTCAATTTTTGAAAAACTTTTTGTTAATATTTCAACAAAAATGACCGTACATAAAAAAGTCAACCACAAACAGGATATTCTGTTTTTCTACAACAAGGCACAAACGGAAGCTGTAAGAAATAACCAACTTACATCGTTTCAAAAGTTTATAGAAAAAGAGATTTTTTATCTGGAAGCAGTTTGGAGGAAAACTCATGAATGTGAGCCAATGAGATTGGATTATAACACTTTGAGAGCTATTCACCATTGGGGGAAAACAAAGGGGAATGATGAAAAATTGAAAATCGTCCATGAAAAGTTCAAGGAGGAGATGAACGAAGAGTATAAAAAATTCCCTTACTATTGTTATTTCCGGATCGACGAATACGATTTTGTTGAGAAAGAGGCCATTATTTGGTTCATAAAAAAGATAGTTCCAGATTTTTTTTGCGATCAGTACATTTATTCTTCTAATCTTTTCAAGTGGTATCGGTTCCAATTTAAAACAAGAGAAGAGTTGTATAAACTTATCAAAGATCGCAGCAACTCGAAGCCTTTGGAAGTTGGTGAGGAAGTGCCTCTAATTTTTGACGTTATTTTACCGAAGTTTGAAATGACAAGTCCATTCGAACAAAACTGAAAAGTTAAATAAGCACTTTTAACTTTTTTTGACCATGTTTGGAGTTATCATCAGGAAGAGCGCTGTCTTTTGTGAGATTGATATCGATTATATTAATTCCTTTTGTTCTGACAAACCACTCAAATTGATGAAACTCCAAGAGGCTTGGTATCTTGGAGAAGTAAACGGTACTTGTCCTAAATGGGCTTTACCGGAGAAGGACGGTTATGAAGATTGTGAAATGAAAGCTCAGATTTTGTCATGGATGGATGACAGGAACGAAGAACCCAAGAAAGCAGCCCTTCAAGTGAAAAAGTCCAGTTGGAAAGAATCGGGCCATCTCTACACTAAAGCCCATCAAATGAATCAACTGTGCCTCTTGTTCAAAACTCGGGGAAAGTTTGGAAATTGGAAATTTGTTTAGACTTCTGGAAAAAATTGAATGGTTTTTAAAAATTTTCTTTTTTGAAAACAAATATGGATGGGCAGATTGCAGATTTTAATCATACTTTTAGGAATATAACTACTCCAGAACAGGAAAAATACACTCACATCAATTATGGTGAAACACCTTCAACACGTGTTATCATAAGAGATGAGAAAATACCCAAATTCTGGACCGATTATTGTCAGGCTGTCGCGAACAATAACAAAAAGTTGTTTATTTCTGAAAGAATCAGCAAACATTCACCCATAATTGTCAATATTGATATAACTTTCTCTGAAGAAGAGGAAGAAAAAAATGTTCCAAACTGCTGGAACTTCATAATGGAAGTCGTGCAAAATTATCAAATAGTTATCAGTGAATTATTCACTATAGGCCCTGAAGAAACTTATATTGATATGTGTGCCGTTCTGAGTGCTGAGAATACAGTTCTTCAGGATGGGGCTTTTCTTACTTCCTACAGACTCATTTTTCCTTATACACGTGTAGATACAGCTTATCATAGCAAATATATCTTACCGCGTGTCTTCTCGAAATGCCGTGCCACAAATACTCTCTCTAAACTTCCTCATCACACACCTACGGATTGGCCAAATATATTGAAAATTCCAAAAATTTCTGTACCACTTTATGGTTCACGTGAGACTGCTGAATATTCAAGATTACTTTTTGAAAAAATAGTTCCAAGTCTTCGCTCAACAGATTTGGAAGAGGGCATTGATGATATCGAATATTTAGAACTCGACAAAGTGATTGAGATAACAAATCATCAACATTTTGCCAAAGAACTTATTCATGAAGCGGCTTTACCGAACCGACCTGTTCAACATTGGTTGCCTATCTTTTTATCAGTAGACTATTGGCCGAGTTTTCTACAAACCCGTGTAAGTCCTACGGCTTCCATAGGAAATACTGGAGGTAAATACGGTTTGGATAATAAGGAAGAGGTATCTATTATAGAATCTCTGTTGGGTATGTTGAGTGAAACGAGAGCAAATTGTTCTTGGTATTGGATGGATGTAGGTAGAGCCATTCACTACACCTACAGAGCTTCTCCTCAAGGACTACAACAATGGGCCAACTTCACTAAGAAAAAATCAAAAACTTTTACAGCAAAAGATTGTGAAGAAGTCTATTCTCGTCTTAACTTCAACTCTTATGTAACCCATAAAACAATAGGTTGGTATGCCAAACAAGACCGACCTGAGGATTATGAAGTTTGGCATAAACGCTGGGTCCAGCCGGCTCTCGAGGCCGCTTTGGTGGAATATAATAAGAAGTTCAATCATGCTGACGTGGCTCATTTGTTATACAAAATGTATTGGATGGACTACGTTTATGTGGAGAAATCTTCTTGGTACGAGTTCCGCAATAACGGTTGGCGTGAGAGTAAAGAGGGGTTATGTCTTTCAAAAAGAATTTTGGAACCCAACGGGTTTATAAAATTTTTGGAAGTTATGAGAGCTGATTGTAGTAGACGTGTGGCTGAACTCGATGACCAAAATCAGAAAGTCACATACGAAACGAAGAATGCTTCTCTGACGAAACTTATTTTCCATATGAAAACAGATGCTTTCAACAAGTCTGTGAGAAGATTTAGTCAACACTTTTTCCATTGTGATTATTTCATGGGACAATTGGATAAGAATCCAAATCTTTGTCGTCAAAATAATGGTTATGGAGTCTTGGAATGCTTTGATAGTAAATGCATCAATCGTCCCGGAAAACCCGAGGATTATATAACAAAATCTTTAGGATGTCATCTGCATATGGAGTATTCAATGAAACATACTGCCGTGGAACTGTTTATGAAATGGATGTTCCAACTGTTCATAAACAAGGCAATGGTTGATTTTTTCTTGAAGTCCTGTGCGAGTTTGGTGAAAGGTCGTAACGTTCAAAAATGGTTCCTTATATTCTCAGGAAGTTTAGGTGATAATGCTAAGAGTATTATTGTGAAACTTCTTCAGAAAACTTTTGGAGTTTATGCAGTTACTTTGGACCCGTCAGCTCTTGCCACTAAAAAAGGAAACAGCAGCGGGCCAAATCCAGAATTGGCTCGTTTGAATGGCGCAAGAGTTGTCATATTGAATGAGACCGATGATAAAGATGATTTACGCTCAAATATAATCAAGCGGCTAACCGGTGGAGATTCTTTTTTCGCCCGAAACTGTGGAGCTGATGGAGGGGAGGTAGATTCTCAATTTAAAACCATCCTTGTTTGCAACAATTTGCCGGCATTGGACCCCAGTGATAAGGCTTTGAAAAATCGAGTTCTCAATTTCCCATTTATCAGTCGATGGGTGTATGATGCACCAACTACAGAGGCAGAACAAATGAAAAAGCGTCTTTTCAAACGAGATGATTTTTTCGAAGATAAGATGGACGATTATGTGAATGCTTTTTTATGGCTGATCGTTAACGTGTATTATGAAAAATACATCTTGGAAGGTTTGAACAAACCAAAAGAAGTCGAAGAAGCTACGCGTAATTATTGGTCTGAATTCGATATATATAAGAATTTCATGGATGACTATATGGAACCGTCTAAGAAAGAAGGAGAAACTGCCAATGTGCTCGAGTCATATAAAATGTTTGTCGAATGGTATCGCTCGATGATGCCTGGAAAAAATCCTCCAGTTGGTTCGGTGTTTATAAGGGAAATGACAAACAGACTTGGAGTTGGTGCTCCTGAGAATAAGTGCTGGAAAAATTGTAAGCTTAAGGTCGATGTGATGACTTTGTAAATTGAAAACTTTAAATTCATACTTCATTAGAAAATTATGAATTTCCAGAACCAAGCCCAAGAAATTTTAAACCCCAGCTTTCTAAAACGTTTTCTGACTACCAAGGAGGAACGATATGAAAATGCCCTGGTGTTATACAAAAAGGCTTTAGTCGAATTTAAGAAAGAAAAGGACTACGAATCCATCAAAAACGTGTATGGTAAAATAGCCGCCTGTCATGATCTTCTTAATAACAAGTGGGAGGCTGCTGATGCTCTTGTTGAAATAAATAGGATTTCTCAGTCTTCTGATGACTATTCTGAAGAAAATATGTTGACAGCTTCAGAGATTTATCGAGACCTGAATAATTTTCATAAGGCAGGAAGAATTATGAGCGAAATGGCCTCTCATATGAAGGAATTTGGTTTTAACGAAAAAGCTTTGAAATATTTCCGAAAAGCTTTGGATGATTTTTCTATATCCAAAAATGCCATTGATAAAAGTAAGACCAAAGAGTTGATAGCAGATTTGATGTTTGAAATGGATATGGAAGAAGCTACTAATTATTACCAAACTCTTCTGGATGAAAATTTAGTTCCAGAAAAACTGATTTATGGAAAGGCCGAGAAGTATTTGATTCAACTGGTTATATGTTTACTATCAAACGATGATGGTGTCGAAGCTATGGTTCAACTAAATGATTTCCCAAAACAATCACAGATGATAGAAGTTCTCAAGAATATTGTTCAAGCTTACAATGATAGGGATGCTGGTAAGTTCGTGAATGCCATCAAAGATGGTGAAGACATCAAACGTTGGAATAACCAACAAGTGAGCAAACTTCTTTCTATTAAGAAAAGAATAGAACCTGAGGAAATTTCTTTGTGTTAATTTTCAATCCAAAATCCTCTTAAACCTCCAACCTTCTCCAACTAAAAGATGTATACTTTCCTATTTGACACAGAGTCAACAGGACTTCCTACTTCGATGTATCCTGTCCCCTTCTATACACCAGATTACGATTCTTGTCGCCTCTTACAAATATGTTGGTATATTCTGGACGAGTTCGGCCTTATCGTTTCCAAAGAAATGCACTATGTAATCCCGCCAGAAGGCACTACTCTATCACCCTCTCATCCAACACCAAATCTTTTGGAAGAAGCCAGAAAGCATGGAAAACCTTTGAAGGAAGTGCTAAAAGTAATCGAAAAAGCTGCTTCAACCACATCAAGACTTATGGCCTTCAACAGCCCCTTTGATGTCAATATAGTTTTGGCAGAGATATTCCGTCTTCCTCAAGAAGAACAAAATGAGTTCTACAATATTCGAATCATTTTCCAGACCTTTCAACAAGTTTGTATCATGCGACTCCTAACACCTGTTATGAAATTGCCATCTAAAAACGGTGTTGGGTATAAGTGGCCATCACTCAAATCCGTAGCTATTGAATGTCTTGGAGAAGAGGAGGGGAGTAAACAGACCCATCATGCTGATGATGATGTTGAGATGTTGTGGAAATGTATTATGATTTTGAACGAAAATGACTGGATTTCGTTGTTTATGAAATTAGAACCTTGATTTATTTGTTTATAAACAAATAAATATGGGGTAACGGCTCTTGGTGTTCTTGTTCCGACTTCTTTATGTGTGTCGTTTCCAGAACGAATGGAGAAATTTCCCTTCCCTACCAAGAAAGTTTTCGCACCCCAACAAACTTCTGAACTGGCTATGAAACTTTTACATGATTTTCCATGTGGTAACATAACCACGATGAATAAGTGTGTCGTGGAGATAGACATTGACGGGCAACACACCGTTATTAGAAAAGAATTCCATACAATCCCTTCCAGCTATATCCCTCCACCAAAGTATCAATTGACCATTAATGATATTCACCGTCAGATATCTTTGGTAGAGTCAAGAACTATGTGGCAAAGAATTTCTGAAGGACCGACTGAAATCTTTTCTAATTGGAAACAAGCTCTCTATATGAATTATGCTAATCTCAAATAACCTTTTTATTAATTTAATAAAAGGATGAATACGGGAGAAATAATAGGAACAGTTTTGGGTTCTGTTATAGCGTTGGGACTAATTGTGTTCACAATAGTCTATTTCTTAGTCATTAAACCTGAACCAGAAATTCCTCTTGTTCCGTGTCAATGTATAAACAATACCACAGGACCTACAGGTTGTTCTGGAACTCCCATCGGGCCATGTCCCGTTCCAGCACCTACAGGAATTACTTCTTTACCTGTAGATTCCATTACTTTTTCTTCTGGATTGAAAGGCGAATATACTGGTCTTGTGGGAGGAGCCCCTTACCAAGAACCTCATCAATTTGTTATTTCAACAAACATAACGGTGTCTCACCCCGTCGTGGGGGTTGCTCTTTTTTATCCATATTCTGACAGTCGACTCCTTCCTGGTTATCAAGGAACAGAAACCAACTACAGTTATATCATAGACAGTGGAGTATTGAAGTTGGTCTTCCCGTCAGGTTCGAAACTTTTTAATGAAGAAACCAAATCCCTTCTATTCTCCGGAGAATGTCTGGTTTCAGAAGAGGCAAATCAACTAACAATAGATTCTGGTATCAAGGGAAAAATAGATTCTACAAAAGATAATGCCGTCGTTTATCTTCTTGCGTCTGTCAAAGATTTCGTTCCTTTGAACGTTTTAGTTCATTCAACTTCCGTCACTTATAACCAATGGGTTGGGTATGGTCTTCAACCCAATTTTCTGAATTTCACTACTTATATCGAGAACGATATTTTATATCTTTTAACCACAAGAGAAAGTAAATTCGCAACCGACACTCAAATCCTATCTGTCGGTGTTCAAATCATAGGAACCCCTAAAACCAGAATATCTTCTGTATCTTTGCCAAGTCATATCCGTTCTAACCCTTTAGAACCTCGTTTCCCTTATTTGTATTCTTATTATGACATAGAATTAACAAATATACTCCCTGTGGGTAGTAGGGTTCTGACGGTAATGACGGCCTATCCCGATTTCACCGGTTATTTGTCTTCAGGTTATTATTTTCGTCCAAACTTTGGCGTCTATCAAGGAAGTAATCACGTCTACATGATGGTTTCAGACGCGAGCAGAGAGACGATTTGGAACTACTATAACGCTCAGGCTCAAACTATTTACCCGACTGTGGTAGTCTACATTTGTAAATGATTTAATTTTATTAAATCATAGTAGCAACAGTTGTTAAATAAGCTACCAATTCATGGAATTGACTGCGTACATAAACGAAATAACCAGCCATTCTCGGTAGGCAGTATTTGACCGTCATCTTTTATTTATACAAATAAAAGGTTTTAAGAACTACACCAGACAACAACTGGAGTGTATCTCTCAGGTATTTTCTTCAGGTCTGCTATGGCAGCATCCAAATGAGGGTCAGAAATATCCAACTCTTGAATGAGACTTCTCAGATAGGCGTTTGTATCCACATGAACCACTTCCAATCCTTGAACCGTTAAAACTTTAGAAAAATTATCATACTCTGATGGATGTGCTACAATTACAACAGGAACAACAGGTTTGGCATTCAAAGCTTCATCTTTCATTTCTAAGAGAATATAGAGTAGAGCAGCTCGGTTACTCTCATCGTCTTCTTGATTCAAAACCAGTTTAATCTTTCCCATGGCCTTATCAGAAAGTTGTGCTATGGAAAAATTCAAAGTTGTAAAAGTCCATTCTTCAACAGAAGGATCAACAACACTTAGATCGAAAGAGACTTTATCCATTTTGAATATGGATAAAATTTACTTTATGGAGTTTGGTTTCAAATCCTCATCTTCGGAAGAAGATCGCTTGGCTTCCAAGATTCCATGATAGTGGTGATATCATTCGATTTTTGATAGGCTCCTCCTTCTTCGTAAGATTTAGAACAAGGACCAGTGGCAAGGAAAACGATTTGAGCCACACGCATACCGACCTTCAGATAAACAAGACGGGTCCCGTTGTTTGTAATACGCATCATCCAACGGTTGGTGTAACCGATATCACCATAACCACTATCGGAACAAACAGTTAGACAACAACGAGCCATACTACTACGTGCTTTCATAACCGTGGTTCCGCCGATCCACTGTCTAATCTTTGTTGATTTCGGGTATCTGTGGAAACCTTTGAAACCGATAAACTCTTGAGTATGAGCGAGGATAGATTCCCCTGGATTAACAATGATGTATTTGTCATTTTCAGACCCTTCTCCATCTTCATTAACCACAGCAATATGTTGGGCTTTTTGAACTTCTCCCCAGTAATCATGAACACTTGAAGCTTGCCATGGAACGAGAACTTTAGAAGAATCTGCTTCGGATGGAACGTGGCGGAAGAAATATTCTCCCAGAGTCACGTCATAGGAACAGTTTCCGAGTTGATTACGGTTGAAGGGCTCGATGACAATAGCTCCTTCCTCCATAGCCGCAAGAATTTCAGTGTCTGACAGAACCATTTGTTTATTTTAATTTATTTTATTTCTTTTTCAGTTGGTCCAACTTTTTCAACCCGATAATTGTCACACTGTTGGCAACAACAGTATAACCGTAAACGAAAAGTCTCACCTTATTCATTTTGAATTCTATAAACTTTAAATCAAATTCAAATACCATTTAAAATCTCATGGTTAAACAAAACATTGTTATAGATTACGATGAGACATGTGCCTACATGTCTGAAGATTTCACCAAACAATCTTATCTTGAATTTCTTAAAAATCCAAAATCTCTTCCTTACAGAGCCCAAACTTTCTATATGGAAGTGGATAATATTGAAGGAAATATAGGAAAGGGTGAGGTTGAAGTTTGGATTGGAATTCTTCGCCCAGGAGTCAAGGAATTTCTGGATTTCTGTTTTACCCGTTTTGACAAAGTCATACTATGGAGTGCTGGCATTCACAAGTATGTGATTCAGGCCAGTGAATTTATATTCAAGGACACTCAATATCCCCACTTTGTATTGACGAGGAACCAATGCGTACCCCACCCCTCCAAACCAGATAAACTTTGTAAACCTTTAACTTTTTTGAAGAAATACAATCCTTCCATACGGCTTGATAATACGTTCATTTTAGACAACACTCCTTATGTGGCTGATCCAAACCCACAAAATCTTATACATATTCCCGACTATAGAAGAGACCTGACGGTGGAAAGTGTTTCTGAACCCGATGACTATCTTTTGAAGTTGAAAAACTGGCTTAACCGTCCTGAAGTTATTAACAGTGGGGATGTAAGAAATTTAGATAAAAGGTATATTTTTGAAAATCCTCCAGACACATCAATGTGGAAAAATTTTCTTACACAACTGAATCTTAAATAAAGGCAGACCCCTAATTCAAAATATGTCAAACAGGAACAATCCATACGGAGATTACTCTCCAGCGAGTTCTCGACAGAACCAACCAAACCGACCTCCCTCTGCTGGAGGAAGTAGCAAATCTTCCAATTCAAATCCAAATCCATCTTCTGTAGGAACTCCTTACGGTGATGTTTACCGTCCCCGTCAAAATAACAACCAACAACAACAATCTTTCCAGAACCAGTTTTCGTATCAACAACAGCAACAGGCTCAGCAACCTCGGGGATATCCTCCTCCTGGATTCCAGAATGCTAATTTTTCACCTCCTCAACAGAGTAGTTATGGTTATGGAGGATATGGTTCTCCTCAGCCTCCACAGCCACCTCAACAAATGTCCCAGTCCCAACCCCAACAACCCCCCTATCCCCCTTTTGATCCACAACAACAGGCTCCTCCAATTTCCCCTTGGGCTATGTATGGTGTTCAAAACCAACCTCAATTTGGAGTCCAAGGACCTCCCCAACAAGTTCCACAGGCTCCACCCACACCTATTCCACAGCCTCAATACCAACAACAGATTCGAGTCCCGATTTTGCAGCAAGCTCAACAACCAATTCAACCAAAAGAACCCAAATCAGCAAAACTTTCATTCAATCGTGTTCGTGAAGATATGACTGTTATATGGGATGGACCGATGGAAAAATCAGCACCTTGGCTACAAGTAAAAGATAATGGTTCTTTTATTCTGGAAAATGGAATCTATACTTTTTATATCTCTGTTTACAACCTTCCAACATCAGGAAGCAAAGTTCTTCTCTATTATCTCAACGACCAATCCCGTCCGTTAGCTTGTATCCGTCCCCATCCAGAGGACGGAATGACCACCATTTCTATAACACGTAGTATTGAACAGAAAGAAATTGTTCTAACTGTTCACACAGATGCCAGTCAACTACCAAATGTTGTGATAGATACGTTCTTTACCCGTCTGGATTAATTTACAATAATAAGTTATTGTAAAGCTTACTTCCTCGTCGCCAAAACCATCAGATTTTCATAACCGCTAATTGGTTGAGTGTCATATCCCAATTCTCTGATAACTCTTTTCAGATTACCATTAACTTCTTGATATTGTGGTAATTCTTGATATTCGAAAATAATAGGAGGGAAATTGCTGCGAGCCAAAGTATTCTTCGCTCCTTCTAAAACGTAAGATTCGTTCCCTTCCACATCGATTTTAATAAATCCAATATCATCAATAGAAAAATCCTCATCTAAAGACTTGACATCCACAGTCTCTGAAGCCATGGGATTTTCGTGAGTGCTCAGTGGCAAAATGGAACTTCCACCTCCATCAGGGGAAATAACTTTCAATGTCATTTTACCTCTTTGAGAATTGGAGCCGATGGCAGTGTTGTAAGCCGTTACATTCTGATAATTACTCAGAGCTATACCTCCACAAAGACCGTAGTAAGTGAATTTCTGAGGTTCGAAAGCATACACATGCTTACAGTGGGGAGCCAGAGTTAAAGTGTAAGTTCCTGTATGAGCGCCGATATCCAGAAAGTTCTTATCTGTAGAACAGAATTCTTTGCTCCACATAATCAGAGATTCTTCACTGAGCTTCCCTTCCACCTGAAAATAATATCTCGACAAAGGGAAAAGATAAGTGGGAGAGGAAACGACCTGAGGAAAACGTTTGTTCAGCTCCCACAGAAACATTTTGTTATGGGATATCAATTTGTTTAAGAAAGTTGTTTGGGTCAGAATAATAAAGGCTTATTTCTTCGTCAGGTAAAAGTCCATAATCTATCAATTTGTTTTGAAGTTCTTTATTTGGTAACACATCGAGATAAATGTTTCCTACCACAATGTAGCTAATGGGTGGAAATTCAGTTTTTGTGTGACAACCTTCCAACCAACAATCACAATCATATAAGTTCCATAAATAGGTTTGGTCAGCAAAATGTCCTTGAGCCATGAGTTCTCGAGCTTTTTCAAGATTTTCATTAACACAAGCATCATAATACTCTCCTTCTTGATCTGAAAATAAGCAATCCACTATGTCAACCCACTCGTTATCAATGACAGCATCAATTAAGTCATCCATTTAATTTAATAAAATGTTATTAAATCATTCAGTTTCTTCGTAAGTAAAAAGTCTTTCCAAATCATCGGACCATTGAAATCCGTTCATACCATTTCTGATTATGTAAAAGTATGGTTTTACGCCTGGATCGTAATTTTCAGTTTTCCTTTAAAAGGTCAGCCATTGAATAAACAAAAATTGTCTATTTAAATTTCAGTTCTTTCAATAGTTCAGCCGGAATATCATCAACAGATAAGAGACCATAATCGAAAAGTTTTCTTGTGAGAAGTCTATCTGGTTTCTGAATCAAAAGAACGAAGATTGGTGGAGGATGTCGAGTATTCATTACATAACAGCCTTCCAATTTACAACATTGATACTGTGGAGAATTCCATAGATAAGTAGTATCAGCTGTATGTCCTTTTTTAATCAATTTTCTAACTAAATCTATATTTTCATCACTGCAAGCTTTGTAGTAAGGATTTTCGTGGTCTGAAAATAAATTCCATATTACATTTTGCCATTTGCGGGGATGGTGGTCGTATTTCAAACTGTTCGTTAAATGATAAACGGACATAGTGTAATTAACAAAACGCTTTATTAATTATTCAATTTTAGTCACTTCGGTTCCAGTTTTAATAAATTAATTCCTTGGCGATTTCACATTTCGCTTAGCAACATAATTTCAACTTTTGTTGTACGGAGGTGATGGCTCCAAGAACGGACAGACGGTTAACACGGCTTTTGATGTTGGAAGCAGTTCCAACTTCCTCATTCAGTAGTTTAGTAAATTGGGATATCTGGGTTCCTGGTGGTATAATAAGAGTTATAAGAGAGGTCCCGTTGCCTTGGACAGAGTCCAAAGCTTTGATAAGTTTTTTGATTTTCCAATCTTCAGACATGGGAGCAAAAAAAATCAACATTGCACCGTACCATAAGTTTTAAACAGTAATTTAACGTTTTTAAAGTTTTCAATTCAATTTTATTTTTTGGCTTCCTTAAAAACAACAACCATGTCATCTGACAATTCAACTTGCACTCGAGGCGTAACCATCAATGTAGACACGGAACCACTGGTCCGTTGCTCAAGCGAGCTTTACAAAACATTCCATGATGCTTCAGTTAGCATCAGCGTTGTACCTAAGTTTTCCATCGCCGTCATGCCAGCCCCACCGACCACCTCTCCATCAGGTCTTCCAGTAGCTCCTGGTTTTGGGGAAACAGTACTATTTCCACTTCTACCAGTGGTTACTTCAGGTTTCTTCCTTGAACGTGAAGGTTTCATCGTGGGTTCATCTGGTTTCCTCCAGACGGTTATCATCGCGATTTTCCTGTTCTACCTGTTTTATCTGTCTGCTTCAGTATCGGGAGTCGCTGGTACCCCTGTTGCCATCCCAACACTGGCCAGTCTAACTGCCGCTTTCCCTCTTGCTACATCAGCTCAAATTGCGGCCGTTGCCAGTCTGTACACACTTCCAGTTCCTGGAGTCCTTCCAACGATTGACACCGTTCTATCGATCATTTTCAACCCAACAGCCCCTCAGGGCCTCGCTGATTTCTTCGATATCTTCATCACAGTGTTCAACGTCAACGGATGTGGTCTTGCCTACGTATATCGTGGTTATATCGCCGGTGTCGACTTCGATACTGGTCTTGCCATTTACAAGATTGACAAGTGCGATCTGTGGAACAAGTGCAACCCAGTCATCAAGTCTCACCCCTTCCTGAAGTTTGCCACAAGCAAGTGCAGCACTCCAGGCTCACCAGCTCACATTCTGGCTTCATATATCAATCACAGCCCACAGTCATTCGCTTCAGGCTCAATCGCTCAAAACGTTGATATCATTTCCGACGGCACCATCACTTATGAGGCCATCAACACTGATATCGTTGTTCAACTGGGCGTCGAGGGTGCTCCCATTATGGATCAATGTGGTTTCGTTGTTGGTGTTGTCACCGGCATCAACTCAACAGCCCAAACAGCTTTCGGTGTCTCATCTTCATTCGCTCGTGAGATAGTATCAAAGCTCATCGAGGGTCACTGCAAGCCAAACTGCAGCGATTACGTTCTATACAACGACATTTTCGGTTTCAATATCTACCGTCATGGTGTTCTTGGCCTGTCCTACACCGTTCGCAACGGTACAGATATCGGTGTTCTGGCGGCTGATGTGGTTTACCCACCACCAATTGATCGCTTCTACAACGAGGCCTATTGTCGCATCAACCGTCAACTTGTTGGTCTGCTTGTCCGCGCTGTTACAGGTTCTCTTGCCTGCTCAGTTGAAGACTGTTCTCGTCAGAACTTCCCTGTTTTCACCACAACCAAAGTTGCTCCTCCAACTTTCCCAACCGAAATTGGCATTCAACCCCTTGATCTGATTACAGGTATTGCCGGCAATCAAGTCGGTGAGTTGCCTTTCCAACTCAATCCAGACACACTTCTCTACCAACTCGCCCCATGCTCAACCCTCAATATTGAGTTCATGAAGGCCAGCGAATCATATACCCAGTGTCATTGTCTCTGCACAGCCCTGGATGACAGCCTTGCGTGGCTCTTCAACATCCCTCCAGTCTATCAAATCCTTACTACAGGAGCTGTTCCACCGCCAGTGGCCGCTGGTACAGGTTTACCAGGAGTGGCAACCATTTCTGGTCAACTCCTCCTTTACTTCTTCAACGCCCTTCCTGAAGTTTACCGTGCCACTTTCATTAATCAGCTTCTGGCTATTTCAGGAGTGGCCCAGAACGGTGGAACAACTATCCCAGCACCTCTATCAACTGGTCTATCCCTGTTCGTTCTTGATTTCCTCAACCAAATCACCATCCAAGCCAACTCCCTCGTATCACCAGCTTCTGGTTTCGATCTGAAGTATCTGTCACTTGTGAACACGAATGTCAATGCTTTCCCTCTTGGCTTTAACACTCTCATTTCCCTTCTAACTCCTCTGACCATTGATACTGCTTATCCAGTATATGAAAATGGAGGAATCGGATTCCCAATTGGCCAAGGTTTTGCAGGAGCTGCTGGGCTAAATCCGAACGTTGCTACTCTTATTGCCAGCGGATTGACCTACTACGGAGGTCCTCAGGGAACCATCCCGATTCCTGGGTTCTAAATTGAACCTCTTTCATTAATTTAAAACCATCTTAAATTAATCATCATCACTTAATAAAATGAAAGAAATAATCTTTTTTGCTCCTGATTATGTTCAGTGGGAAAACGGTTCCTATGTCATCTTCATCCCCTCTCATATTCGTTTAAATGAGGAACAGTTCAAAGAAGTTAAAAATCTAAAGGCGAAACTCAACCGCCGTGCGCCAAAATTGAATAATTAATACTTCATTCTATCTAAAATGAACCCAACGATGAATATCCAGTTCAAGTTCCCACCCACTCAGGTTGACTCGGTGAGGCTTAACAGGCTAAAGACTATTTTAACTGATTGGATGGTTCTTGTCGTTAAGACTGCCAAAAGCCGACAGATTCACGTTCTGGAGGCTATCCACAGTTTTTTCGATATCAACCATTTTTACAGTTATTATAGTATCATCTTTCCCAAGCGTCAATTCTGTGTTGACCCAGTCGTACTTTCTCGTCTTTTCAAACTCTCCCAAGAGGAGGGGTCTGGTTTGGCTCGTGTAGTAACGAATATCGTTTATGAGATTCTTTATCGAATCAAGTCTGAACCAGTCGTTATTCTTGGGGACAAGCAAGTTCGACATGACTTAACTATTGAAGAGGCTTTGAAAGAACAACCGGACCTTCTTCTCGGAGTCTGGATTCCGCTTTTTGGAAACGAGGGTATCTATTATCCTCTGAAAAACGAAGGAAGACTCACGCGGGATGAGAAGCTCTTTCTCTGCCATCAATATTTGAACTTTTTGAAGGAAGAAATCGAGTTGGTGGATTCTGAGATTTACGACATCAAGAGTGAGTATGAAGAATTTATCCCTCCGCGAGTTCAAAAGGAAATTGATAATTTGATCGAGCACAGTAAGGTTCTTTGTAAGCAGATTGAGTTTGTTGAGAAAGACCTTGGAATAAACTGAATAAAACATAAAACATTTATGCAAATGTTTTACAGGTTTTGAAAACCCAAATAAAAGATTAGATGCGGTGTGTCGGATTTGTCGCCAATGTGTACAATTCTCTCAACTATGATATAGACTTGTTGGGAGTTTCCAAAGAGACTATATTTTCGAAATATGGATTCATCCTTCACAATACTTATACCCACAAATCTAATGGTAAAACGGAAACAGGGACCAGTTATCGTTGCCGACTGAGTGGAGTTCTCAAAAAACATGTTATCAACCAACAGTCCTATAATAACAGTATCAGAGAGATTGTCATGACTATCAACAGACTCAATGGTTGGGTTATAGTTTATATTCATGGAGTGGATAAATACCAACGTCTGGTGGTTTCACTTTCAGACCCTATCACGAGTGAGCCATTAGTTAACATTTTGAAGAAAAGCCCCGACGTTTATATGCCCTATATTGTCAATAAATCCAACAGATTACCACCTCCACCTGGATTCGAACCGATATATGGATAATGACTAAGGGTCATGCTAAAATTGAAATTTTAATAAACTTTTTTCTTAAAAATGAACTGCTCCATGGCTTCAGTGAAGAACACTCCGAAGGCAATTGTGCAGCAGATGAAGAATCGCAAGGCTCTTACCCAGCCTGAGTTTTTGGAGGACGACCAAGCCGATGTGGCAACCCAGCCTATGGCTGAGGCCACTCCCAAGGCTAAGAAGGCCTCCCCCAAGAAGACTCCTGCGAAGGAGATCCTTCCTGTCAAGAAGGCTTCTCCCAAGCCGAAGAAGGCTTCTGAGGTCAAGAAGCGCGGACCTAAGCGGGACCGTAAAATCCTTCGCGACAACGAGTATGGTATTACCAACAATGCTCTGAAGCGTCTTGCTCTTCGTGCCGGAATCACCACGGTTTCGGTGGACAGCTACGCCCAGATGAAGGAAGTGATCAAGGAATTCCTTGAGAACGTCATCGGTCGGGCTGTGTTGGTGATGGAACACCGTCGTGGCAAGACCATCATGTACAAGGATGTCAATTATGGACTGAAGTCTTCCGGATACCGTGAGCTATACGGTGTTCCAGGAGAGCTGAAGACTTGCCCAGTGAGTGAGCGGAAGACCATCAAATCACAAATCCAAGACTACCAGAACAATGGTCATGGATGTGTTTTCTTGTCTCAACTTCCCTTCTCTCGCTACGTGCGTCAGATCACTCAAGCCTTCAAACTTGATGTTCGTTTCAGCGACGACGCTATTGGTGCCATCCAAATTGCGATGGAGGATCATCTTAGCGAAATCCTTATTAAGGCTCAGCTAATGATGGTTCATGTGAAGCGCAACACGCTTTTCCCGAACGACATCCTTCTTGTTTCCAAGATCATGAAGCCTCTCGAGTATGATCCTCGTGTTTACGAGAAGGACAAGATGGAGAAGCAGGAAAAGGCCATCAAGCGTTCTGTGAACAAGCAGAAGAAGGCTCAGCCTGTCATTGAGGACAATGATGAGGACGATGAGGAGTACCAGCCCGACGAGGACACCACGACTTCCGATGGAGAGACGACCGAGATTGATGAGACCGATGTTGAGGAGGAATAAACGTGATTTGTTATTTGTTTAGAAAACAAATAAATCACTTGACCAACATAGATACAGTTTTCACAATCTGTCCCAACTCTGACTGAAGCATAACTATGCGTAGGATATGGTCTATTTTTTCTGGATTGGAAAGAAGAGATTCTATGGAAGGTTTCAAGTTACTCAAAGTATCGATATTTTTAAAAATATCATCCATGAGAATCTTTTTGGCTTCTGGGTTTTCAGTATACTGACGTTTCATAATATCGATTATTTGGTCGGCCATGACAATTTTTTAATAAGTATTGAATTTATTTAGGGTTCAAAATAAATTCAAATGTATTCTTCGTATTGAGGGAAATGTTCCAAAGCGAGGTTATAAGCCCGATGAAATCCATCACGAGGTAGAATGAGACAGTCTGTAGGAAAGCCATCAAGTGCATGTTCAGTCTTTTCCTCTTCAGAAGGAACGACAGCCTTGTCTCTGAAGACTCTTGCTGTAACGACTTTTGAAAAAGGTCGATTCTGTTTCATCCACTCTTGTGCGAATGTGAGTTCATTGAAGTTCCGCCAGTCTGTGACGCAAATAGGGCGTGGGTTGGAATCCCAGTTCTTGTTCTTCAGAGGTCCGAAAAAAGCCTGTTTACACCAAAGATAAGGGTCTTTTTGACGGGCGTTTTCTCCTTCAAGAACAAGAAGTTCTCGATAAGTGGAACAGCCGTTGACAAGGAATGGGAGAACTGCGTCTTTTGATGTAGTCGGAGGAAGACCATACAGTTCTTCGACATATTCCTTCAGAGCCTTGGCAAAAGAAATATGGTTCCAAGCGGCACATCCTTGCCAAGACAGAAAGGCCTTGTCTGGGTTTCGTTTGGTTAGGACTATCCAATTCTGGTGGAAGTGCTCATGAGTCAGGTCTTCCAAAACGGTGTCCTTCCCATGTGTGCGCCAACCAGTCAAAAGAAGGCAAGTCATGGTTGTATTACTAAGATTGGTTTATTTAATTTTCAGTTTTAGGTCTACCAAAACTGAAATTTTTATAGTTTTGGTTTTAATAATTGTAATGAATCTGTTGGAGAAACAAATCGACCAGTTCAACAGCTGGCAACGGAATCTCATTGCAAAAATGGAGGCTCTTGTAAAACCGAAGAAACCTCTACAGAACAAAACGGAGAACGATTTTGAGAAAGAGACTGATGACAAGATTGTGAAACTTCAAGACGAGGTATATTTCCTCAAACAGAGAGTTGAGTGTCTGGAAGACAAGATGTCCTCAATGAGTGATAAGATTTCGTCTATGAAGAAACATGAAAAGATTGACGAATATGAGATAATCGACACATCAGAAGATTGAAACTGAAAGTTAAATAAGACTTTTTATTTTTTCAATGGATGATTACTATACATCCGAGTATTTGTCGAAAGCTGTTTTGAAACAAAATTGGAAAGCTACGATAAACGCCCTATTTGGGGAAGACCCTCTTTTTCCGAGATATTATCGTGCTTGTATAAACAAAAACTTTAAGGATGCTAAGAAATTTCTGAGTGAAGGAGATTTTGCGGAAAACACTTACATGTGGGATATTTTTGCAGGTCATGACTGTTGTATGAACGGATGCTTAGACTTGTACAGAGCGGCACCTATTACTTGGTTGTCATATAACTCTAAATTGACTGATGACCTCGTCAAATTGGGTCTCGTTTTTGAAAATTAAATAAACTACTTTGTTTAATTTTCAATGGCTACTCCAATCCGAGTTCAAATGAAGCGTAAAAACGGTCAAGTGGTTAGTCCTTATGACGAATATATGGGAGGAAATTGTTCTCAAGGCGGTTGGAAGCTTCAGAAAAGCCCTTTCGCTAATCCTTTTCCTGTTGGGAAAGAATACACTCGCGAACAATCTTTGAACCTTTACCGAAATCACCTCATTAACGACCAGAACCTTATGAGACTTCTCCCAACGCTTAGTGGAAAATGTCTTGGTTGTTTTTGTCCTCTGAACGAAAAATGCCATGTGGATACTATTATCGATGAGGGAGCAAAAAGAGGTTTGTGGCCTGCTCCTTTCGTTCATTTCCAAATTTGAAAATTAAATAAATAACTTTTATTTAATAGATATGTCAGGTGATGATCTAATACATGCTGTTTTAAACAAAGATTGGTTCGAAACGGTTGAAATATTATTTGGAGACAATCCGCTGTTCCCTGATTATAAATACGCTTGTTTGACTAAAGATCTTGTGAAAGCTAAGGAACTTGTTAGACAAGGGAAGTTCGCAGAACATGATTATTTGTGGAATCCTGACATTTCAGAGAAATATCTATTTAGAAGTTTGAAACCTTTAGACATATTATTGATTAAAAATCTAAATCAAGAGGATTATATTAATCTTCTTGTGGATTATGGTCTTTTAGATATGAAAAAATGTAAACGTTTTTGTTGTGTTATGTAAAGGTGTTGATTTATTAAATTAATAAATCAGTTTTTCACAGCTTTCACCAAGTCTCCCATTATCATCTTTCTCAAATCTTTAATTGTCATTCCCTCGTTTAATCCGTTTATAATAACTTTAACTATATCCTTATAACTACAATCCTTTCTTCTTCTATGTTCATAAACCAATTCTGGGTGGAGATCGAAGAATTTGTTATAAGAGCAACCAAAGAGTTGATTTATTGGATTAGCTAAAACCTTTTCTAAATAATAAGTTATATCTATGGGTTCGTTTTTGTTATCTTCTAAATAAAGTTCATACAAACGCATCCTCTTACCAACCTTTTTCTCGTTATCTTTCTTCACAACAACAAAATCGATACGTGTTCCTGCTTCAACGTTTTGACCCAAACTTCTCAATTCGTCGCCAAATACCTTCATAATAGCAGTTTTACTTTTATAGTTGCTGTTGATGCTTTTGTTCATAGCGAGGTTCTTTAGCTCAACTTTATTATTCAATAAATTTTCAACGGATTTCAGAATGATATCTGCCGAATGGATGATGGATTTTTCTTCAGCAATACTTTCCATAACAGCGCCATAAGTATCTGTTAACCATTTACAATTATCTCTTCGTGACATGATTATACCCTTTGTTTCCAATATTAATTTGCCTTTTTTGTCATACTCCATATTACCATTTTCATCCATTTCTACATAAAAATACTTCTTCTTAGCTAACAGACAAATAAGCTTCGAAGCCTTTTCAAACTCCATTTTAATTGGTTTTCTGTCTTCGAATAGTTTGTTAACTTCAGTCTCCAACATTTTTCCAATACGATAAGCTTCTTTTTCGTCATCTATATGAGGATCTATATAAGCTGAATCTGTATCGTTGTATATGATTTCATAACCAAACTTAGTTTGGACAAATTCATTTACTTCCGTAATTAGTTGACGACCTAAGTAGGTTGTTAAAACGGCGCCTTGAATCAACGGCAGCAAGGCTTTTTTATAAGAAACACCCATAAATCCGTAAAGACTGTTGTTAGAAATCTTAAGAGCTAATTGACGTTTGTTTAATATATTATACAAAAGAGTTTCACCATTCTTACTTCTTTCTTCGTTCATTAATTTTTTCACTGCTTTTCTACTATTAGTCAATTTTGTTACCAACTGAGGTAAAAGTCCTTCCTTGATATGTTTTTTGTAAAACTTAAATTTGTAGTGAACTTTTATCATCTCCTTAACTTTCTTTTTCTTTTTTTTACCTTCTTCCGCTTCTTCAACTACTAAATCTTTACCGATTAGTCCACCCGTTTCGTCTTCATCTTTCTTTTCCAACTTACCTTTCTCAAATTCTTCTTCAAACTCATAACAATGACAATCCTCATCTGGAACTTCAGAGTATAATTTTTCTGGAACAAGAGTAGTGTAACAAATGTTATATGCTGCTATTATACTTGGATATAGGGAGGCAAAGTCAAGACAAGAACAATTCTTGTATATCCCAACATTAGGTTCTCGGACAAGAGCCCCTTTGTAAGGGAGGCTCTGCCCATTTATATTAATAACATATCCCATATGGTAAGCCAAGTCGTAAATTTGTGATTTACATCTTACTTGTTGACCTCTTGTGTATAAATCAGATATGCTTATACCAACGATATTACTCATTTCGACAGAAGCTACCCACACTTTCAGCTCTTCAAAAAGTTTCAGAACCAAGTCGGCGTCTTGGATACAATAAGCAGCCACACGGGTAGTTTCTTCAGTGGCTTTCTCTAATTCTTCTTCTGTTTTGGCAGCTTTGAGCCTATCGTAAATGGCGAACATTTCTTGAGCTTTGATATCATGTTTACTTTCGCCAATGAAGTAGTTGCTGACAAAGTCCAGAGTGTATTTTCTCAATTTGTAGTCTCGTTTAATCAGAGCCAAAACATCGATTGTTATTCTTCCGCCCATATTAACAATCAAAAAGTTATTCTGGTATCCATAAGCCTCAGAATACCAAGAATCATTTTTCACAAAAGGCCTTTCTCCTTTTAATCGGCTACAAGCGGACCATTGATCTCGAAGACGTCTTTTCCAGCGCATATCTATATATGGGATATCGAAATTCATAATGTTGTAACCCATCAAAATTTCGGGATCCAAGATTTTAATCAACTCGAAAAGTTTATCTATACATTCTATTTCATTCTTAACCACGTAAACTGTAGCATCTTTAATAGGATTACAAGCTTTCACGACAATCATATGTCTTTGTAAAGTTTCTGGACGTCCCGTTTGCATAAAATTACATGAAATCATAGTAATGACGTCGGTGCTGTTGGTCTTATTCGGGATTTTCCGATAATTAGAAGAGTGACATTCAATATCGAAAGAGAACAACCAAGGATTTGTGACCCAACAGGTTGTTAGTGAAGGGTCCAACCCGTTAACATTGTCAAAATTCGTCTCTATTTCTGATACTGTTGAAATAGCCTTTTCTTCTGGGGTTATCGTTCCTTCGACTTCTAACCACTGACAAAAAGTGCATTTCTTCTCTGTTAGAAATTTACGGATGATTGTGATATCATGTTCACAAATTTCTATTTTGGTTTGTTTTCCTGAAATCCAAAGACCCTTATTACAAGCCTTGGCTAATCGATCCAAAGCGGCCTTATTTCTCAAAGCTAACCAGATGAAAGTTTTTGGTTCTGAGTGATACAGACAAGGTTTTTTTACTAATTTGGATTTCAGAAGAAGTTTCTGTGGAACGACTTCTTCCTCTTCCATATTTCCATCGTCTTTTGGGAGGATGGCCTTCTTTATTGCATTAAAAAAAGCTTCTTTTTTTGAAGGATTGGAGAGAAATTGGGGTGGAACGGCTACATAGCAAGAATTGTAATAGTTCTGTATTCGTATTAGAAAGGGCTTATTACTTCTGTCCATGCTCCAACAGTGTATCTCATCGTAATCGTACAAGCCTCCATACTGAATTGACCAATCATAAGGTTGAATCTGGTATTTCATTTTTATTTTGATATTTGATTTAAATGAAAATCAAATCTTCCAGATTTACATCACACAACAACATTTGGTTTTAATTTTTTGAGCCTCGACACTGCTTTCATAACTATGAACACATTCCTGAAGATTGCTGTGCTCGTCATCTCTAACCAACTCGGAATTGAGTTTGTTCAACTTCTGATTGACTTTATGAAGATGATTTTCAGAACAAACTCCGGTTGTAATATCGCCTTTCAGTGTAGACATTTACTTTTTAAAAAAAGAGTAAAATAAGTAAATCAGTTGATAAAGTTCACACGAGGTTTCCAAAAATCATTGACTGGTTTGGGGATGACAGACATGGCGTTCTTGAAATAAGCATCTATTGCCGATAAAATTTCTGGTGTGAAAGTAGGAAGCTGCATAAGAATCTTCAGGTCTTCTTTCAGATTGCTTATCTTTTTTGCTACCTCGTTTTTATATGGTGATTTTTTGATATTTTCCACCTTATGAAGATAATTCTCATCAAGTTCTTTAAGAGTTTTCTCCAAATCAGCTTTTTTGGATTTATACTCACTTTCGCATGTTTTCAAATTTTGAGAAATTTCAATATCGAGAAGATTTTCTTTTGTGAGATAATCCATTTCATAAACCATTCGTAGAATTTCTTTCTTTTTATTTATGGTTTGTTGAACAGAATCTATCTTAAGTTCTTCATATACTTTCAGTTCTTGGCGACAATATGGACATTTGGATAAGTTTTCCAAACAATCAAAACATGTAAAGTTTCCACATCCATTACAAACGAATTTGATATCGTCAAAAGTAGATAAACATACAGCACATTCTTTTGATTCATTTGATGAGATATTGTAAGCCCTATGTAGATGACAGTATTTATCATATGGAGCTTTTCCTGTATGATATTTGCAAAATGTTTTACATTCGCCTGTATCGCATCGATATGAGAAATTGCAAACAGGTGATGAAAATGCTGGTGTATAACTGTCTATCGTTGGACAATCGGATAAAATTAATTTTTTTGGCAAATATGAGAGCAAGCTACAGCAAATCCCCAATTTCTTCAAACTAACTAACTTTTCAATTTCAGATGGAAAAGAAGTCAAATTGTTCATTGAAGTATTTAGTTCCTCCAAATTAACCAACTTCCCAATTTCAGAAGGAAGAGAAGTCAGTTGATTGTAAGAAACATCAAGTTCTTTCAAATTAACCAACTTCCCAATTTCAGAAGGAAGAGTAGTTATTTGATTGTAAGTAACAACAAGTTGTTCCAAATTAACCAACTTTCCAATGTCAGAAGGAAGAGAAGTTATTTGATTACCAGCAACATCAAGTTCTTTCAAATTAACCAAATTCCCAATCTCAGAAAGAAGAGAAGTCAGTTGATTATTATAAACATCAAGTTCTTTCAAATTAACCAACTTTCCAATTTCGGAAGGAAGAGAAGTCAGGTGATTGTAAGAAACAGAAAGTTCTGTCAAATTAACCAACTTCCCGATTTCAAAAGGAAGAGAAGTCAATTGATTACCAGCAGCATTAAATTTTTCTAAATTAACCAAATTCCCAATCTCAGAAAGAAGAGAAGTCAATTGATTACCAGCAACATCAAATTCTTTCAGATTAACCAACTTCCCAATCTCAGAAGGAAGAGAAGTCAGTTGATTATTATAAACATCAAGTTCTTTCAAATTAACCAACTTGCCAATATCAGAAGGAAGAGAAGTCAATTGATTGTTGAAAACAGAAAGTTTTTCCAAATTAACCAACTTCCCGATGGCGGAAGGAAGAGAAGTCAATTGATTGTCAGAAACAGAAAGTTCTGTCAAATTAACCAACTTCCCAATTTCAGAAGGAAGAAACGTCAGTTGATTAGAAGAAACCTGAAGTTCTCTCAAATTAACCAACTTCCCGATGGCGGAAGGAAGAGAAGTCAATTGATTGCGATAAACATGAAGTTTTTCCAAATTAACCAACTTCCCGATGGCGGAAGGAAGAGAAGTCAATTGATTGTTGAAAACAGAAAGTTTTTCCAAATTAACCAACTTCCCGATGGCGGAAGGAAGAGAAGTCAATTGATTGCGATAAACATGAAGTTTTTCCAAATTAACCAACTTCCCGATTTCAGAAGGAAGAGAAGTCAATTTGTTTCCGCCACATTGAAGTATTTTTAGGCTTACCAATTGACCTATCTTTTTTGGAAGACAGGTCAAACTATTTCCATTTACATTCAACTTTTCTATAAAAAAATCCAACACTTCTTTCGGTATCTCCTCTAAGTCTCTTTCAGACAAGTCAAGAGAACTTTTAACAATCATATTTTTAAGAATAGGTTCCGATGTCATTTTCTAACAAAAGTCAAACAATAAAATTTTCAAATTTATCTTACAAAGATAAATTTATCTTACAAACTCAACAAAGGCGAATAATGGTCTTTATCGAATTTAACAACATTCACAACCAGATTTTTCTTCGTTGGTTTAGCACCAGCTTCCAACAGAGAAAGAGTTCCTTTGATATTAACAGTGTAAACATTCACTGAAGGATTCAATTCCTCAGTCTCATTTTCCTCATATCTGCGTTCTTTCATCCAAACGAAAGATGTCTTCTTGGCTTCCTCTAAATTTTGAGAAGGTCCAAGGATGGCATAACGAGAACCTTCCTTATAAACAATAATAGTTTGTGGAGGGGTTGGTTTCAGCTGAGTGACAACTTTCCAACTTGCCAAAGAGGCCAAAAGCCTCCAGACGTCTATCATTTCATCACCAATCAAAGTTGAGGATTGGTTGAAAGAAGGGTTGGTAACCCAAGGGCCAAGTATGTAATTAGGAGCCAGCAACTCTTGAGCTCCATTCTGTTCTAAGAAATGATGGAGATGAGCTTTAATTTTTTCTCTGAAAGCTTTAGTCGGTATGACTATCTTATCTTCTTGAAAGAAAGTAGGAAGTCTTTCACTCAAAAAAATTCTGGCTTCTTTCCAAGATTTGAAAGTGGGTAAAACAGGAGACAACATCTCAGACCAATCAAATTCATGGGAATTCTCTACCACAACAGTATATTTTTTCAAAAAAGAATCCACATCCCTATCTACTTCTACAAAAAAACCTTTCTCTTGTTTTTGTGATGAAGTTATGAAAGCTATGTTGAGAAGTTGAAGTAAAATACTTACAGTTTGTCTTTTCTTATCAACTACTTCGGCCGGATTTACATCGGTTGTTGGCAATACAACAGGAGAAGTATCACTGGTTATTTTCATTGGGGATTTCTTCAGAGGTATAGCAGCATAGAGATGAGGGACGCTTTCAAAATAAAAAGTTGCCATATTCTCTGAAACTTGGTCTGCTTTTCTCTCCATAAACTTTTCGGCTTCTTTCAAACTCTCTGCCAAATGCCAAGTAGTGGTTGTTGGAAGATTCAAAGGCTGACTGGGAACAGAGAAAATAGTTAGCCCTGAAGGAAGATTTATTCCCCTGAGTTTTCCTGCCGAATCAAGAATTTGACTGACTGCCTCCGTTCTCTGGTGTAATAACCCGACGGAATAAATATTCGCAATGGCTTCTAATTTTCCTTCATTCATATACCAAGTTTTAACTGAATAAAGAGATTCCCAAAGACGGAACAGCCTTTCGTTTGTTTGTTCATCAAATTGTAACGTGCTTTCTTTTGTAGTTTGATTTTCATGTACTATCAAATCATATTGAATTCCCTCGTTATCTGATGAATGTTTATAGACCAACATACAAGGTCTGTCTTGGAAAATTCTTGCTGAGAAAAACCTGTATCTCGGCTGTTCCAGAGTTAGTTGTGATTCTGTTGAATCCATAACTACGTAAATGTTGAAATCAAAAATAATTTCCAAAGCTCTTATGAAGAGTTCAGAAGATAAAAAATAAGTTGGATCTTGAAGTCTTTTTATTCTCGTTGGTTCTTCAACATCCCACATTTCCTGAGCCAAACATCCGGGTTGAACAAAGAGAGTTTTTCTAAATTTATTTACATAATTCTCTCTTTGTTTATCTGTTCCTGTAGTCAGTTTCAAATATTGAGGATCTCCGGAAGCCAATAAAGCACAATGAAGCAAAGAAGATAAGCCTGAAGTCACACCCATTCTCTTGACTTGATCGCTTTGATTTTTCAATACGACCCATTCTCTGATAGACTCTGGCAAAGAACCAAACCGTTGGAATCCAATGATTTTATTTGATTTCAAAGTGTGTCTGGATTTTCCTGTTATTTCTGGTTTTTTGATACTTTTGTTATAAACTTGATTGTAAAGAGATTTTACTTTTGGATCCATTTCATTGATAGAACTACAACAAGGGAGATAAGGATAAATGTCTTTATTTGTTAGCTCGTTGTTTATGATTTTTGGAAATGGAGCTTCTTCGTCAGGGCATACAAAAAGATACTTGCTTTCATTGGCTGGAAAGGGTAGAACCGGATGACCTTTACTTTCCCAATCAGGAATTTCTTCCTGAGAAATGATGATGGGTTGATTGACTTGACACTTTCGGGCATAGTTGGTTACGATGAGATCAGGGGCCTGTTTTCTCAAAGCCATATTTCTTGAAATCTTTTTCCCAGATTTATTATCTTTCTTTGGTTCTCTGAGAAGTTTCCGAAGTTTATCCCCTATGAATTTCTCATATTCTTCCTCGATGGAATCTCTTCGTTGAAGATAATATCTCACTAAACGAGCGAATATAGCCATAAACTGTTGAACGGTTTTTAAATCTGCACCTTTAGAAATAGATACCTGAATACTCGGGACATTCGTTTCAAACTTCTTATGTTTCTTGTTTGATAATACAACTTCTTGCCCTTTCACAGAAACGATAGGATTTACTAAAACAGAAACAGCTGAAAAAGCGCTTTCTTCTTCTCCATCGGTTGAGTTTGTTTCTCTTTCTTCACCTCTGAAATGGAAAGCTAATCTCTTTTTCTCTCCAAACGAGTTGGTTGTTTCTTTGATGTAAAGATAGTTAGAGAACAATTCATCGTTCATAATCATATCAACAAAAGAAGTTTCTGCTATTTCAACATTAAACATTTGGTAAGAACCAGATATATTTTTTTGTGTGAATGAAAGGAAAGTTATTCCGGGAAGAGCTTCTGAAATTCTTGATAAAACTAAATCTTTTTGAGAAGTGTTTCCAACAGGAATATCCAAAACTAATTTGTTTGAACTCAGAGAAACTTTGATTCTGGCGAAAGACTCCCTTGTTCTTTTTGTTATATCTTCATCCGTTTGTAGCCAAACCGCCAGATAGAGGTCTTGTGGGCCCATTTCTGATAATTCTTCCGAATCTGGAACTAAATACCATAAATCATTGGGAATATCATTCATCAATTTCATTCTTGGAGGGGTGGTATTGAAAGCAATGACGGGAGCTATGGAACTTGCTTTGGACTCTGAGAAAGTCTGCCACAAGTTTTCTATTGAAAATACATATTCGTATCTTTCTGTATCCATGATTAATGAAGTGTACTCCATGGGTTCCCATGTGGCCAAGAATTCCTGAATTTGCAAGATTTCCTCCAACTTATTCTGTTCTTTTTGAAGTCGGGTTTTCCATTCCTTCTCCCAAAGATGAAATCTCAAATTTAAATCTTTCTTATCTTTGATGATTTCTCTCTTTTGAGTCGACAGAAACTCATTGAGTTCTTCAATCGTAGTTCCTTCTCTATTAGAGTAGACCAAGAAAACGAATTCATCCGGAGATAAATCAGACAAAATTTCTTCATAAAGTTGTTCGATGGTATCCGTGGGTCTGGCGTTGGAGACAATTTCATTGGCAGATCGGATATGTCTAACATTTATGTCCTCTTCTTCTTCGAAAAATAAGTAATTAGAGGGAACTCCTGACTCTACGGCAGTCTTAAGAAGTAGACTTTTATCATTATCAAACTCTGTAGCCATCTTTTGAAAGAATTAGAAAAATTGAAAACGGTTTAAACAAGTTTATTGAAATAAAACATGTTGTGGAATTTGTTTTCTTGGCTTCTAACTGTTGGTTTTGTGATGGCCTATCCGGTCGGTATTCAACAAGTCATTTCTATCAGACAAGGAAAGAGTAAAGTTCTAAACACTTATCCAAAACTTCTCATCGCTGCTTGGTTTTGGCCTGTTTATTGTCTTGTGTTTGCTTATAGAAGTATCCTCTTAGCCGTGGAAGACGCTAACGATATGGTTAATGGTTTAACTGTCAAAAAAGTAGATGAGAAACCTATGAATATTATGGAGATGTTCTGGAAGTGATTAATTATGTTATAAACATAATTAAATTAAGTCATCCATACCCAAATGTAAAAAGTTTTGGAATTAGAAGTATCTGTCCAAGTAGAAGCGGTGGTGCATGTTATTCCGCTGCTGCTTATAGTAATACTGTAAGCGTAGGTATTATTCGCCAACATATTCGGTGAAACAGCGACGGAACTGGTTCCATCGTACATGAGAGCATTTGCCATTCTCACATTAGTTATACTTTTACCGCTTGGGAAAGCTTGAAAGCCTATGTTTGAACTTGCAGCAAGAGTAGTTACGGTTACTACATACTCATACAATCCAATAGCATCAACACAATGACTGAGATTATAATTAATGGGTACATTGGTTCCAGTTGAGCCTACTATAATATTTGAGTTCGTTGCACTCACATTGAAAAGACCAGTTCCAGAAGTATTATTAACTGTAAGTCCTACAGTTGTAGTGCCAGAAGGACTCGCTACAAAAAATCCAGTTCCGGAAGTATTCTCTACCGTAAGTCCCGCAGAATACACGTTAGTCCATAAGTTATAAGGAGCTCCTAAGGACATTGAATTGGTTGAGGTTGGGTAGAAAGCATTTCCAGCAGCAGAGTTAATTCCACCGCCATTAAAGTTTCCATTTATACCATGAACTTGGAAACTGGTCGTATTGTTGGAATTGTAAACATTGAATGTGGGATCTGAAGAATTGGAAGATATATAATAGGTTCCTGTGTTTGAATTTGTTACTGTGGCTACATTAGTGTTCGTGTATCCATTGAGAATGGAAAACGAAGTTCCGTTTTGATAATACAATGTATTGAGAGCTGTATTGAGGTCAAATTGGCCAATAGTTGTTGATGTAGGAATAGTTGCCACTACTTGATAGTTGGAACAGTTAACTACGTATAAGTTTGTAGAAGCAGAGGCATACAATAGATTTGTTGATGGATTTACAACCAAAGCATTGGGTGATGTTACAGGTATTGTCGCTATAACAGAATTTGTGAAACAATTTAGCACGGAAATAGAAGCACCAGAAACAAAAAGTGTGTTTGTATTTGCGTTAATAGCCAAACCGTTTGAACTGCCTGATACTGGTATAGAAGCTACTAAAGTATTATATGTACCGTTTACAACGGCGATATTAGGGGTGTAAAAAGTAGGTTCAAGGGCTATAGCTATTCCTACCCAATAAACGCCGGTGCTGGTCACATTTCCTGACATTGTGATTGAACCAGAAGCATAACTGGTATTTTCTAATCCTAACACAGCAGTTATAGTACCCGCATTTGATTCCAATACAAGGGCTCCACTCGAAACTGTAAATCCTCCAGGATTAGAAATTCCACCTGTGGCCAATACTCCAACAGCACCTAAAACGAGCGAATTAGCTGTTGCAGTAACTGATATAGAAACCGATGAATTGTTTGAGCCCGTTGCTGCTGTACCAGGGACTATAGTGAAAGATGGTCCAACTATTTCTAAAACTCCGAAACTCAGATATCCTGCTACAGATGTATTTACTGTTACTGTTAGAGATACGGTGGTTGATAAGGGTGTTGGAGTATAAAATATTTGAACTTGCTCCCAATCTGCACCAGAAACAACTGTATGCAGAGCAGTGGCAGCCGAATAAGAATTGCCTGATGTATCACTCACTGTATAAGTTACTGATGAAGAAGCAGTAAAGGTTTGTATCATAACAAATATTCTACTACCAGCGTGTATCGTAATTGATGGAGATGTTAAAGTTGTAATATTAGAGTTTCCGTTGGCGCTTACAGTATTACCCACTGTTATGGAAGAACCTGAGAATCCAGCGACATAAACTGTATTCGTGACTGGATTAACCACGTTGTAATAAGCATTCTGACCTAACGGAACTGTTGCTGTAAGCGTATTGTAATACCCATTCACAACATACAAATTTTGGGTCGTGCCTCCGGATATATAAATATTATTTGTATTCCTATTAACAGAAATACCATAACCAGTAGAAGGTATAGCAAAACTACCAACTAAACTGTTACTTAGTGAATTAATCACCTGAACATTGGCGGAATTTTGTAAAACATAAACCAAATTTGTGTACGGATTAGCCGCGCTGTACCAAGGACCTGTCATAGAAATAGTTGTGACCAAAGCATTAGTGGCTGCAGAATAAACTGTCACGTTGTTACTCGTATTATTAGAACAATAGATGTAGTTTCCTTGTTGTATAAATCCTCCTGTTGGGACAGTTCCGCCACCACCTGTGGAAGTGATGGTTGGGATATTGGGATAATGAACACCTGCTTGAGAATCCAAATAAGCTGAACCTGTGCTTACAGAGGACATATCCACGGTTCTCTGAACGGAAGTATAAATGGATTGAGGAGGTGATACATTAAGAGAAGAGTTCAGGGTTGTTTGTTGAGAACCATCCACAGAAGCTTTGAATATTTGAGTTCCGTTTATATCATTGATTATATTAGAAGTTGTGTAATAATTGATGGCTAAGAATTTGGCAGTTAGAGGGGTAGAAAGCACTGTCGCAGCAGTGTTGTATTGACCGTTTATAAAAGCTATTTTTCCTGTTGGAGAACTCACTGTTGTAAATATATAATTTGTTATTGGATTAGCGACGATGCTTCCTGGTGTTCCTGTTGGGGAGACCACTGTGGAAGTGACAGTATTCGAATATCCATTGATACAACTCACCGTTGCCGAAGTGATGTTTGAAACATAGATGTAATTTGTAACCGGATTCAAGGCTATATATTCTGGTAATGTACCCACTGTAATAGTAGCCACTATAGTATTTGATAAACCGTTTACTACTGAAGTTGTTCCTGTGGCACTGTTTGTAACATATATCATATTCGTGTTGGAATTAACAGCTACTCCAAAGGGTGAATTAAAGCCTGTTATATTTGTTGTAACTGTGTTTGTATTACCGTTTATAACTGACAAAGAATTGGAACTGAAATTTGCCAAATATACAGTGTTTGTGTTGTAATTTACATCGCCATATCTTGGACTGTTTTGAACTGTTATTGGAGAACCGTTGATTAAAGTATTTGTGGCTCCATCCACGACTGCCACCGAACCGGCAGAACCAGTGTTACCCACGTATATAACGTTTGTAGTTGGATTTATCATAATGGAGAAGGCTCCAGATATCCCCAATGAAACCGTGGTAGTCAATACATTCGTATTGGCATTAATAACATAGAGACCTGTGCTTGAGATAGCATATAGAGTGTTGGTGTTTGAATTTATAGCTATTTGATTGGAACCATTCCCAACCGCGTAGGTGCTCATAATACCTGTGCCGGATACAGGATTGAACGAGAAAATAGGATTTCCTGCATCTGTGGAATCATTTGCGTAGATAACCCCATAAGTTTGAGTAACATTGGGATAATGAGAATTGAAGGTTTGGTCATAATAAGGAGCCCCGGGGCCATTTTGGGTTAAGTCTAAAGAAATATTGTCATAAGTATGACCGGTTCCTCCAGTAGTTTGGATTCTCAAGGTACCATTCACTTCTACTTGACGACTTCCATTGGCGTATACCTGTAATACTTCATTCCCGGTGACATCTTGGACTTGGAAGTAGGCATTTCCATAACAATTGACTATGCCTCGAGGGAAAGAAAATCCTGTTATGGTAGCTGTGATAGTATTAGTGTTTCCGTTGATAACTTGAACATCACTTGGTAAGTTATTTCCAACGTAAATAGTATTTGTAACTGTGTTTACGGCTATATCGACCGGATTGTTGTTTGTCGTTATCAAAGCTATGACCTCATAACTGATCGTGCTTATAACAGATACAGTAGTATTTCCATTGTTTGTCACATACAAACTGTCTGTGTATGGATTTACCGCCATAAATAGAGGTGAATTAATAGTAGAAGTTATAGTTGCTAACAATGACAATGATACGGTGTTGTAGACGAACACATTATTTGAAACATTATCACAAGTATACAATTTATTAGCGTATGGGTCTATTTCCAAACTGTACAAATTGGAACTTCCAGATGGAACGTTTATCACGTTTGTAACGGTATTTGTATAACAATTATAAACTATGATTTGTGTTGATGTAACACCATACAAAATATTGCTGATGGGGTCTACTTTTACACCCCAAAGAGAATATCCTATAGATACTGTAGAAGAAACAGTGTTTGTAGTTCCATTAATAACGCTTATAGATGTAGACGTGTAATTTCCTACATAGATGGTATTAGTGTTTGGATTACAGGTTATACCTATAGGGTTTGTTCCGACTGTTACTGTAGAGGTCGAGAAAGTGTTTCCATTAATAACAGTGATCGTATTAGCGGCAGAATTCACGCAATAAATAGTATTCGTGTTAGGATTTGCTGCTATCAATCCATAATAACCAGCTCCAGAATTTTGAGCTCCAATAGTTACAGTAGCGACTATAGTGTTAGTGTTCCCATTAACAACAGAAACTGTTCCAGTGCCTATACCATTATTAAGAACATAAATATAGTTGTTTACGTTTGGGTAATATAAGCTTAATTGAGAATCTGTGTAAGGAGAATTGTTCGATATAGCCGTTAGATCCAAAGTTCTGCCTGTGCTCGTGTTGTTGCTGGTGTAAGCAATAGCTCCTCCGACTAAAATGGTTCCTGTTGGTCCTGTATTTGTGACCACTTGGAACATAGCCGTTCCTGAAGTATTATATACTGTTAATGCTGTTCCATTTGTTCCAGGATTGATGATGAGTCCATTATTTCCTGTAACAGAAATAGTATTGTTGGCTACGTCTCTTATTAAATTGGGGCTTGTTGTGATAGTGCTCTGTGAGGTAGCATAAACGAAATCATTGGGTGTTAATCCCGAAAGTGTTGGCCCCGTAGGCCCTGTGTTTCCTGTGTATCCTGTGGAACCAGTGTTTCCTGTTGGTCCAGTCGGGCCTGTGGAACCGGTCGGGCCTGTATTGCCAGTGTAGCCAGTGGGTCCAGTGATTATAGATGCTGCTCCCGTTGGTCCAGTCGGACCTGTATTACCAGTGTATCCTGTGGGTCCAGTGGTTATCGAGGTTGCTCCAGTCGGGCCTGTGGTTCCGGTATAACCTGTTGGACCAGTCGAACCGGTATTACCTGTATTGCCTGTGTTGCCCGTGGGTCCTGTGATTATTGATGCTGCCCCTGTTGGGCCTGTGTTTCCAGTATTTCCGGTATAACCCGTTGGACCAGTCGGACCGGTATTACCTTTATTGCCCGTACTACCAACCCCTCCAGTGTTTCCAGTTGGGCCTGTAAATCCTGTGCTACCAACCCCTCCAGTGCTACCAGTTGGCCCCCCAATAGCAGCGTCTTCATCCAAATAGTTCCAATTGGTTCCGTCGAATTGAATAGTCACGCCATAGTAAGAAGATTCAACAAAACCAACCGGATTAGTTCCTGGTCCATAAGGAGATCTTCCGTTAGTCCAAGAAAAGGCTCCAGCAGTATCACTTCTTAATATCAATATCCTTCCGAACCAACCACCAGAAGTGTTTGGTAGAGGTAGAATGATAGTTTCTCCTGTAGCTGCTGGGAAAATAACAGAATAATCTGTGTCCAAAACGGTGTAGGAACTTCCCGTGGAACTGCTCAGTGTTATGTTCTGAGATGTGGCAGCATTTGATTGAAGAGAAGTATCGTTATTTCTATCTGAGTAATTTAAGATTGAAGATCCCAAGTTCTGTTGATAAGGTATAACAGTTTGTGGGTGAATATTTTGAGCAAAAGTGAATATATTACTTGAATCCGTTATGGGACCAGCTAAAACCATATATACTCCAGAACCTGTTGTACCAGTAGCTCCAACATTGAAAGTGTTTGTATTATTTGTGAATATAGCTGAGGCTGTAGTTGTGGTTCCATCGGAAGTATTGGCTCCATAAGCCAAACCAGTTATAGCCGTCTGGTAATAAGTAAAGTAACTTCCCGTATAACTACTTCCGGTTCCTGAAAAGTTGTTGTTGAAGACTGTAGTAATATGTCCTGGAACGGAACTTACTTCAGGTAGAACTACAAACCCTGGAACTGTTCCGGTCAAACTTATACTGAAGATATTACCAGAGATAACAGTGTTGTCCATACCAGAAGTGGCTCCAGAGTTGTCAAAGAAGAAAGCACTTTCAGCATAATTTCCTGTTCCTGTGTTGTTGTACATCAATTGGAATGTATTATTAGTCCAAGTGTTTTGAACAGGAACTCCTGATGCTGACGTAGTATAGCCTGCCACAACGTTTGTACCTCCTGATCCTGTTTTCGATAATGTTATAGTGGAATTCCTAACCACTAAAGAAGAAGCTGGATAATTTGAGTCCATTTCTATACATGGTCCCGTAGCTGAATTATTGACAATGTTACAGTTTTCAATGATAGCAGAATTTAGAAGTAAATAGAGAGGCATGTTTGTGGAGGATGAGGATATATAACAATTTCTAATTATAATGTTTGCTGTGGTGGTGTTATACTCAGCATCTATACCAGCTAAAAATTGTATTCCTTCAAATATCAAATTTCCACTGATGGAATTTGGAGTTTGTTGAACAGAAAACACTACGTCTCCATCATACCCTTTTACATATAGAGTCCCTGGAACTCCAGAGTAATTATCTTGATCTGTGTACACTCCAGGCATAATAACAATAGAATAATTGTTTAGATCTCTTCCTCCAGAAATGCGAATGGCATTCATAGCATTAGTTACACTGTCAAATGGAGCACTTCTCTCTTCTAATACTCCAGAAGGAGTTCCAAATTGAGCATCTACAAAGGCTGTTAAATTAGTATAGTTTGTTGGTCCAGTTGGTCCGGTTATAGAAGGTCCAGTAGGACCAGTGTAACCTGTTGGTCCAGTGGTTATTGATGCTGCTCCTGTAGGTCCAGTATTACCGGTATAACCTGTTGGTCCGGTTGGACCCGTATTTCCAGTGTTTCCTGTATTACCAGTATAACCGGTAGGGCCTGTGGTTATTGATGCTGCTCCTGTTGGTCCAGTATTACCGGTGTAACCCGTTGGTCCGGTTGGACCTGTATTTCCAGTATTTCCTGTATTACCAGTGTAGCCGGTAGGGCCAGTTGTTATTGATGCTGCTCCTGTTGGTCCGGTATTACCGGTATAACCTGTGGGTCCAGTCGGCCCCGTATTTCCAGTATTTCCTGTATTACCAGTATAGCCGGTAGGGCCTGTGGTTATTGATGCTGCTCCTGTTGGACCAGTGTTACCGGTGTAACCAGTTGGGCCAGTTGGGCCTGTATTCCCAGTATTTCCTGTATTCCCAGTATAGCCGGTAGGACCTGTGGTTATTGATGCTTCTCCTGTTGGTCCAGTATTACCTGTGTAACCAGTAGGACCGGTTGGGCCTGTATTTCCAGTGT